TCAGCCGCCGAGCGGGATCCCGTTGGCGGTGAGGCCCTTGGTGGGCAGTCCGCCGAGCAGGCCGGTGACCGGGGCGGCCGCGTCGGTGGCGTCGCCGCCGAGGACCTTGCCGACGGTCTCCTGGACCGGCGCGTTCTGCGCCGACTTGGCGACGGTGTCGAGCGCCATCGTCGAGACGGGAAGCGCCCCGGCCGCGGCGTCCAGCGGCAGCGCGGGGGCGGCGGAGGCGCTGCCGGCGGCGGCAGCGGCGAAAGCGGCGCCGAGAGCGGCGACACCGAGAGTCTTGGCAGCAGACTTCTTCATGGAGAATTCATCCTTGGGGAAGGGGATGTGAGCGGCTCTGCAAGCTAGCCATCCCACTGCCCCTATCGCAAACATCCCGACACGCGGAAAAGGGCCGGGATTTCGCTTCCCGGCCCTTTCACCCGTCGAGGACCTCAGCCCGCGGAGGCCGCGGAACCGCTGGTCACAGCGGTCTGGCGGAAGAGCCACTCGGACTTCAGCTCCGCATAGCCGGGCTTGACGACGTCGTTGATCATGGCGAGACGTTCGTCGAAAGGAATGAAAGCTGATTTCATCGCATTGACGAACCGTACCAGAACGCATTGGTTGTAGGATCATCATCCTGACCTGCGGGTTCTTCGCAGCGGCGCTGGTCAGGAAGCACCCGAAGGTGGGGCTTCCCGCGCTCCAGAAGCGCCCGGAGGCCCTCAGCGACCTCGTCATCCCGCCCCAGCAGCAGATCCCGGAGGTAGTCCTGCTGTCGCGGCGAGAGCCGCGCGTCGAGGCACTCCCCGTCCGTCTGAGCCAGCGCCAGGTTCGCCTCTTCGACGATCCGGTGCAGAGACTCCGTCAGGTGGTCCTGCGACGTCTGCTGCTGCTTCTTCCTCATGCCCCGCCCCCCTCGCGTGCTGTTCCAACAGCTCGCGATCATACCGTCGGACAGGTCACCGAGAAGGCCGAAGTCGTCGTTAGGGCCATGAACCCCACATTGATAGCCCGTCACTCGTATGGGTGGTGCGGGCCGCCTAGCGTCGGACGCGCACCTAGCCTGCTAGGCATGAGAATTGACGATGCGGTAGCCACGGTCACGGCCCTGGCCGGCGGGCCCGTGCGAGAACCAAATCCGAAAAAGCTCGACGCGCTATACCGCTCCCTCCCCCGCATGAAATGTGTCGGGGAATGCGCGTCAGCGTGCGGCCCCGTCCGGCTGAGCCCTCTGGAGCGCCGCCGCATTGAGGCCAGGGGCCACCAGTGGGTCGACGGGCGTGCAATTCCGTTGGGGGACGGCGAGGCAGCAGGGATTGCTTGTTCGGCGTTGGACCTCTCACGCCTGGTGTGCCGGGTGTACGAGGACCGGCCGATGGTCTGTCGTATCTGGGGGCTGATGGAGGCCCTGGCGTGCCCGTGGGGGTGCCGTCCGGAGGGTGGCTTCCTCGACGATATTGAAGGGCTGCGGCTGCTGAATTCTGCCCTGTGGTACGGCGGTGCGGCCGTGGCCATCGAGCCGAAACTGTATGCGATGCTCACCGCTGACCCGGAGCGTCGTGCGGTGCTCCTCGAATTTCTGGAGCGGAGCCGGCCTGTGCAAAAGGAGACTGTCATCCTCCAGGCGACCATTAAGCGGCGGCCGGGTCTGTGAGATCGAGAATCAGCAGGGCCCCCGTCTTGACACCGAAGACGGGGGCCCTGCTGGTTCTCGATGCTACGCGGCTGCGCTCTGCGGTGTTTCTGCTGCGTCCACGTTCGGTTCCCACGCCTTGGCTTTGATGATGTGGCAGCGAAGGCCAGCCTCATCCTTGAAGCCGAAGCCGCCGGCTTCGGCGCACACCTTGTGTTCGAAGCACTTCACGGGAAGGTCGAGCTGCTTCCCCTTCGTCGGGGCAGGAGGAAATTCGTACGCGATTTGAGGACCGAGCAACCCGTGACTGCTCTTTGCGTGGCTGCCCCTGTCGCGGACCTTGACCCAGTACGTCGCCGGGCTGCCGGCACGGTGTGGGAGGGGGCAGCGGACCTGGTCCTCATTTGCGAGCCAGCGCCCGTTCTTGCTTGCACGTGCAGGGGCGGATGCAGACGATCGTGCATCATTCTTTCCCTTCGAGGATTTTCCACCCGGCACCGACGGCACCGGCTCCGCTTGCGTGGCGTTCCCGTGAAGGGCGAGCTGCACGGGGACACGAGGATCGGCGTCTTTGGTACTCCGGGCGGAGCGCACCAGCATTTCGATGACCTCGGGCTTGAGCATCTGGTCGATCTCGTCCAGTCTCGGGAAGACGAAGTCCCAGATCAGCGCACAGAAACCACAGAGGTCGATTTCCTTGTCGAGAGCGGGCGTGCGTTGGGTGGTCGCCTCGACTTGCTGTGGTTCAGGGAGCGCCGCGTGCCAGTCGCAGGAGGTGGCTGCTGTCTGGATGAGTCGGCGGGCCATTACGCGGCCTTCCTGCTGAGCGCCTTCTTGGTGGCGCCGGCGGGGGCGAGGTGGACGCGACCGGCTCCGATGATGCGGCGGTACATGTTGTCGTTGCTGACCTCACGGCGGACGCTGATGCCCGTGGTGGAAATGCCGTAGGGGCTGGTGAGGTTTTCGTTGCGCTCGCTGTAGGTGAACTGGGTGCGGTTGTAGACGCGTTCGCCTGCAACGCTGAAGGAGTGGTGCCTTTTAAGGCCGCAGCCCCCGCCACCGCCGCAGACTTCGGTGACATCGAAGCTGGCGGCCTTCCTGGGGTCTTCGTTCGCCTTCAGCGGGGTGCCGCTGGCCTTGTAGCCCGTCCAGTCGTGGGGCTGCCAGTTGTGCTGGGCTGCGGCGCACCTGCGGAGCCGTGGGGGGATGGAGTCAATGTGCGCGTACACGTCGTCTTCGGAGGGGGGATCGAAGTCGGTAAGCTCTACTGCCACAGTTACTCCCTGTGCTGATCGAGTCACGATGGACTAAAGCTAGCGGGAAAGTCGGTGTGGCTGGAACGCGCTGGGACGAATTGTTTCACCGACACTCGAATGGGTGAATCGGTGTCTGGGGCCTTGCGGAACCCGGCACGTGGGGTCAGCGCCGGGTTCCTCGCTTTTGCCCCACGCTATTCGCCCAGGCTGTGGACGCTGTGGGCGTAGCGGCCGAACTCGGTGATCTTCCAGCCGTGCGGGGAGGTGGGGTCCTCGACGATGACCTCCAGGTTTTCCATTCGCTGGATTGATCCGGCGAGGTAGCTGATCTTGCCGCCCTTGTCGAGGTCGAGGATGCCGGCCAGCTTGCCCAGGAGGGTGATGTTCCGTGGCGTGAGGATGTTGATGCGCTCGGCGAGGGTCATGTTCTCGACCCGGTCGGTGCGCTCAAGGCCGCCTGCGGTCCGTCGTTCCCAGTACCCGTCGGCCGAGGCGCGGGCGCTGAGCACTCCGTCCTGCTTGAGGTTGCGGTAGTGCGTGCGGGCCTCGGCCTCTTTCGGGTCTTCGAAGGTGCTGTCGGTTTCGGCGGGCTGCTGTTCGTTGTCCTGCTGCGGTGCGGTGCTTTCGGGGGCCGGCTCCGTGGGGTTCTGCTCGTCGGCGTTGTCGGCAGGGGCCGGGAGGTCGAGGTTCAGGAGCATGCCTTCCGTTGCCTCGGTCCGCGTGTCGGGGACAGGTGTGACGGCGCCGGTGGGCTGCGTGCCGAGGAGGGCGTCGAGCCGGGTGCGGTCGCCGAATTTGGTGTGTGTGTTGTACGCGTCCTTGATGTCCTTGGGCACGCGGCCTCGCTTGGGGACGGGGACGTTGTGCTCGCGTGCCCATGCGCGCACCTTGGCTGGGTCGGTGCCGCCCTGGTGTCGGCTGCTCGTTGCACCACCGCCTGCGGGGGTCTGCATGGGCGCGGTGCTGGGCTTGGTGTTGCTGTTGTGTCCTGTTCGGATGATGCGGCCGGCCTGGATGAAGGGTGCGAGGGCGGAGCGCAGGGTGTCGGCGTTGGCGGAGGTGAGGTCGATCTCGTACTGGGTGCCGTCGAGGGCGAAGCGGATGGTCTCGTCGGCGAGGGTGCCGTCGTTGGCGAGGTCGTCGATGGTCGTAACGATGGTGCGCTGCATGGCTCTCTCCTTGGGTGTGCATGCAAAAGGCCCCGTGGTACGGGGCCTTGGAGGTACGGCGAAGCCCGTCAGTCGTCGGCAGGCTGACGGGCTTCTTCGGATGTGAAGTTGTGGTTCGAGGCTAGGCGGCCGGGCTGATGTTGTGGACTTCGAACCAGAGGCGGCCCGACAGGGTGATCTCGTAGACGTTCTCTTCGATCTCCTTCATGAGCCCTCGGTTGGCCAGAGCTTCGTAAGTCGTGGCGTTGCTGCGGCCGTCGGAGATTCCTAGGCCCTTGTCGTCTGCATATGCCTCACGGAGCCTGTTCAGTTGGGCTTTGCTGAGCTTGCCTGCCTGGCGCGCTGTGATGCGGGCACGGTCTTCCGGGGTGATTGCCGTGGGAGCGTCTGGCTCGGTGGAGATTGTCTCTGGGGCGGGCTCAGTGTTCGGGTCGAGATTGTTTACAGCGAGCAACTCTTTGAGAGGCTCAGTGTCGTTGCGCTGGCAGGCTTCGTAGGCTTCGCGGACCTTGCCGGCCACACGGCCTCGCTCGTTGACCGGGAGGCCGTACCGCTTGGCCCAGTTGCGGATCTGAGCGCTGTCGTCAGGCTGGGTCGGTAGGTGGGTGGCGCGGGAAACGTGCAGGCCCCTGGCTCGCAGGTTGGTTGTCCCGGCGCGTCGTCCTGCACGGCGGAAAGGCTCGATCGTCTCCCGCAGTTTCTGCGCGTTGAGTTGGTTGAGGTCGATCTCGTAGACACGACCGTCCAGAGCGAACGTGACTGTCTCGGCGGCTTCACCACCGTCGAGATCGTCGATGAGCAATACCTGGACTTTTTGCGCCATGGCTGTTCCTCCATGCGGTGCGGTAAGGGTAGGGCCGCACTCTAGCGGGGCCAAGCGTGTGAAGGCGTCAAAGCCGGGTAGGGGGAGTTGGTTTGATTGCGAAAGCTTGACTGGTTGGCGTCTTGCGATCGAACCTTTTCGTTACTAGATGGGGGCGCATACGCCGGGCGCATAAGCGCACGCTCGGCGTCATCTAGGCCCGCACAAAGCCCAGTTGAGCCTGGCGTGCGCCCCGCGTCTGTCTGCGTTTGTCTGCTTGAGAGCGGTCTGAGGTCTAGACCGTTCGGCTGACGAGAGCCGGTACTACGAATTCCCCCCGATGAATAGGGCTCGGCCGCCGATGGTGAGCGCTTCGTGGAATGTCAGCTCGATTGGCGCGTCGGTACTCACTCGGTCGGGGTACAGGGCTGGGTCGAGGCTTGGCTTACTGAAGTCGTCGGCTGCGTCCTCAGCCTCGGGGAGGCTCGTGAAGAGAAGTCCTCCTGCATCGATGGCTTCGCCGAGTTGCTGGTGCGTGGTGAGGCCGGCGGGTTCGACTGCGTCCTTGAAGCGGGGGTCTCCCTTGGCCGCGTACGCGGAGTGCTGCACCAGGGTCCAGCACTGGTTTCGCAGCTTGCTCATCAGGTGGCCTCTCCGGGACGGTTCTTCCTGGCGGGTCCTCGATCGGCACCGACGCTCACACGGCGGTTCCAGTCGTCGAGCACCTTGTGGCCCTTGTCGGTGAGCCCGGTGATGACCCAGCCGCCAACCCGCTCCTTGTCGCCCGGCTCTACCCACGTCACCTTCCAGAGGCCGCTGTCCTGGAAGTCCCGCACGTTCGTGACCCGCCAGGGCTCGGGGGTTTGCAGACGTCCAACGGGGGCGTTCTCGGCGACGTATGCGAGCTTCTCCGCACCGCTCTCCCAGAGCTTCTGGGCCTTGCCGTCCTCGTCCTTGTAGTTCATACCGACACGGGCACTCAATCCGCGCTCCCATTCTCTTTCTGCCGATGATCAGGTCGCCCGGCGGGCGGGGGTACTTTCGGCTGGCGAGCACTGCACCCCACCACCCGTTCGAGTGATGGGGTGCCGAAGCCGTCAGCAGGTTGCTCCGGGGTTGCTGCTGCGCCCTTGCCCGCGACGCTACTGCGTGCCGGATACGTGGGGAACATCGTCTGCGTCAGGTCGAGGGATAGCAAAGGCCCGGCCCCGCTCGGCGCGTAGGAGGCGCGAAGAAGGGCCGGGCCGGTCCCGTTGCTGTTCAGGTGCCGAGCGGCATCCTACGCTCGGGTGCCGGCGGGGCCTTTTGCTCGGGGTCGTCGGTGGCGACCAGGTCGACGGCGTTTCGATCCAGCAGGAGCCGCATCGTGCCGCCGAAGGCGGGGACCACCTGCTTGACCTCGTGATGCAGGTGTCCGTCCACCGGGGCCAGGGCGACGGCGGCGGCCTGGAGTGAAACTGCCCGCACGGTGACGGTCACCTTGGCGGGGAGGGTCAGCGTGTAGGAGTGGAGCGGCGGGAGGTTTTTCTGCGTCTGGTGCCACTCGGCCAGGCGCTTCTCGTGGTCGACCATGGCCTGGGTGTACACCTCGACGCGTGCCCGGTTCTCCTGGGAGGCGATGTCGTCGACGACCACCCACGTGCCTTCGATGCCCTTGTCCCGTTCGTGGGGAGCGACGGAGGTCTTGTAGATCGCGTTGACCGGGGCCTCTTCCGCTGCCGCCCGTTCGCACTCGCCGATGACGTACTCACGCGAGGTGGCGCCCAGGGAGATGCACCAGGCGACGATGCTGTGGTACCCCCTGTGATCCTTGGGGTTGATCACCACGCATTCAGCCCCGCCAAAGGGGGGCCGGAATCTGGGTGCTTCGTTGGATGCGGCCATGGCCTACTGCTCCTTCACAGGGTCGGTGTGGCGGCTGAACGCGGCGTCGATCGCCTCGGAGAGCAGGCCGCCGAATACGTCGGGCAGGCCCGCTTCGTACTCGGCCTCCGCGTTGTCGTAGTCGGACTGGTGGACATCGTCGAGGAGTTCGCCGTTCTCGTCGGTCAGGGAGGTGTTGCGCTGGCGCCAGGACTCCTCGTAGCGCAGCGCGGAGGCGAGGGCCGGCCTGATCGGTGTGCCGGGGACGCGCTCGTAGCGGCTGCCGCCGGTGGGGTACTGGACGGGGTCGACCTCACTGGGGAGGTAGAGGTAGGCGACACCGTCCCGCACGGCCGTGAGGAGGCCGGTGGTGGCCCTCATGTTGCAGAAGACGGTGAGGCTGGCGCCGATCAGGTCGGTCTGCTGCTCCTCGGTCAGGTCGATGAACCATCCGCTGGTCGGTGCGGGGGCGGGGGTGCTCATGCGGAGATGTCCTCCGGGTTGATGGTGGTGCCGTCCTCGAAGGTGTAGGTCGAGAACAGCAGCTTCGCGCCGAGTTGCTTGTGGAGCTTGATCACCAGTCGGGTGATCGTCTTGTCCGTCTCCACGGTGTTCTCGACCTGAGCGCTGCACGACTTGCAGGTGAGGGAGAACGCGGTGTCGTCCTGGAAGCCGTCCACCTCGATCCGGTGGGCTTCGGGTTCGCCGGAGAGGTCGAGGCTGAGCATGGCGGGCAGGGTGAGGTCGAAGCTCTCGTGGCCGCACTCGATCAGGCTGTCGCCGTCCCAAGCGGTGGAAATGCACTTCATGTGGGTCTCCTTCTGTTGCGGTGCCGGATGTTTCGGCTGTGTCCGGGCTGATCCCGGACGAGTCGGGGTTAGGCCAGGTAGTTGGCGTAGTCCCTGGTGTCGTCGTCGAGGATCGGGCTGCCGATGAATACGGCGCAGACCCGCAGCAGCGGGTCGGTGTCGCCCAGGCCGAACCAGTCGGCGCGGGTCAGGGTGTCCCGGTGCAGGGCCGCGACGTGGGGGCCGTAGCGGGCCTGGAGCATGTCGGATGCGGCCTCGATCGCCTCGTCGCTGCTGTGGGCGTGGACGGTGATGACGACCGGGAGCATGTCCGGGGAGATAGTGGAGCCCTGGTCGTCGGAGACGGTCTCCCAGTCGGCGACGACGGTGCGGATGGGCAGCGGGGCCGGGGCGGGTGGCGCCTCGGGTGCGGTCACGGTCACGGCTGGTTCCTCTCGGGTATTGGTCGGCAACGTTGACGTTTATGGCTCAACGAGCGCCGACGTAATTGGTCCGGTCACCCATTCGAGTGATGGGAATTGTTATTCCGGTGGGTTCTGGAGGTGCTGGGGGCGGAGGGAGTGCCGGGCTGCGTCGTCCGCACTGATGCGCACCCGCCAGCCGCCTGCCTGGTAGGAGCTGTCGCGGACCCACAGGTAGACGTGGTCGGCGGTCACCTGGTCGACCGTGCCGGTGCAGCTCACCGGCAGGATCAGGGGGTTGCCGTCGCGGTCGTGGTACCACTCGAATCGGCGAACCGCCCCTACCGCCATTCCGGTGAACGGTGATTCGACGTAGGTGCTGTAGCGGAAATGCGTGGTGAACCACGGCAGCTCGGTGATGGCACCGGTGGCGTAGTTGCGCAGCGACGTCGTCTCGGCTTCAGGTTTGAGCGCGACGAGCTGGCCCCCGACCTTGTCCTCCTCTCGTCCGAAGGGGTAGGCGACCAGGTGTTTTCCGATGTAGTCGAAAAACACGTCTGCGGACGCGGCGTTCTTGATCCAGACATCGGTCCGAATTTCACGCACGTAAAACCTCCTCGTTGTGTGGGCTCACCGAAGACCAGACCGCCTGGAATTCCAGCGGGCTGGTCATCAGTGAATCTGCACGACGCGGAATGCGATGCCGGCCATTCGAGGGCCGGCCGGCGGGCTACCGGATGGTGACGGGCATCTGCCAGATCAGCGGGCCCTCGGTGAAGGCGATCTGGACCGGCTTTCCGGGGCCGAAGAACTTGAGCTGCGCGGGGCCGGCGCCTGCGGGGAGCTTCAACTTGCCGAGGTGTCCGAGGAACACCGGGGAGAGCGCGACGCCGCCGATGTCGCGCGCCATGTCCTCCGAGGGCATGATCCCCCGCCACGCGGGGAACGCCGCCTGCTCGAAGGCCATGGTGATCTCGATACCTCCGGCCTGGACCTTCAGCCGGGTGTCCTCCACGGTGAGCGACACCTGGCCGAACCTGCCCGCGTCCTTGAGGACGCTCGCGAGTCGCTTCGCGTCGTCGTAGGTGATCAGGAAGGTGAGCTGCCCCTTCCAGCCCTCCATGGTGTTCTCGACGGTCTCGGTGAACAGCCGCTTGCGGTCGCTGGCCACAACCGTCAGGGTGCCGTCCAGGTCGCGCTCGAAGCGGACCGCTCGCAGCGCAGGCACGTACTCCTTGGCGCCGACGGTGAACAGCAGCGCGTTCGACACAGCCCGGTACAGGCTCTCGGGCTCGGGGAGGGTGATGACGGGGGTCGACGTCTCGACGGTGGGCTCAACGGTGGTGGCGGTCATGGCTGACTCCGGTTCTCTGATTTCGGGCATGAAAAAAGCGGCTGCCGAATGGCGAGCCGCGACAGGTTGCTGCTGTGTCCGTTTACTGGTGGCTGTACTTCTCGCGCACCATCGTCAGGAATTCGACGCTGAGCGTGTTGTGCACGCGACCCATGATCTGGTCGTCGTGCCGGTCGTGGATGGCCTCGAAGTTCGCGGGGGTGGACGGCAGGAGACGGAAGCGCGTGTTCCCGTACTCGGCAAACTGGCAGGGCCCGTTGGGGTAGGTCATGCAGTTGCAGAGCGGAATGACGTCCAGGAGCGCGATGTTGTCCGCCTCCGCCAGGCCCTGCGGCAGGTGCCGGATCGCGATCATCTTGCGCAGCAGTTCGTTGCGCTGCGCCGAGTCTCCGGGCCGGGACAGGTCGGCGGCGTTGATCAGGCACCTCGTGGTGCGGGAGATGTTCGCCCCCTGCTGCTGCCACGTGACGCGGTAGCTGATGAACTGGTCCTCGGTCGGGTCCTCCGACTCGGTGGCTTGCGTAGTTGCGGTCTCGCTCATTTCTTCCCCTTGCCATGTCAGATGGTCGAGTGCGTGGCGGGGCCGCGATGCCCCGGTAGCTATCAGGCGTACAGACGGCGGGTGACGTCCGGGTGCTCACGGTCCCAGTGCCGCAGCAGCCACTGCGCTGCTCCGTTGGCGTTGAGCGGTCGCACCGTGTGGCCGGCCTTGACCATCTCGTCCCACTGCCAGTGCTTGCCGGCCAGCCCGAACCGGAGCGCGAAGTCGGCGAACCACGGCTCGACGGAGCCGTTGTGGACCAGGTGGTACAGCTCCTGGTGCCGGGGCTCCGTCCAGCCCTCCACGTGGTCGGGGCGCTCCGTGACGATGGCGCCCCGGAATCCGTCGCGCGGGTGGGGGGCGTGGTCCACGACGGTGGTGCCCCAGATCGTGCGGACGTGACGGCTGGCCGCGATGGTGTGCAAGTTGCGGCCGTTGTCGAGCACGATCCGGTACTTCGGTGTGACCTCGACGATGTCCCCGTGGAGAGTGGCGTACTCCCACGGTTCGTTGAGTCGGCGGGTCGTCCGCTTCTCCCGATAGATGACAGAGGCCGGGCGGAAGGTCCGCTCCAGTTCCTCGATCACGCGGTGCACCAGCCGCTCGGGGGTGGCGAGCGGGAGCCTGCGGACGTAGAAGCCCCGGTGGTTGTCGTAGACGCCGAGCCGCCGGGGGGAGCCGTTCTCGTTCTTCAGCGGGCGGACTTCGTAGCGCGGTTCGGGCTGGTACCCAGCGGAGGCAGGCATCACTTCGTCTCCTTGCTGTCGACGAGGGACTCGACGAGGCGGCCGTAGGACCGGGTGGTGGTGTGCGCCCGGAGGACAGCCCACATGCCGACCTCCGGCGCCTCGACCGTCCCGAGGGATCTCTGCCCCACCAGCACGTCGTAGCGGCCGTTCTCCTGGTGCTGGAGGTAGCCGATGCCCGTTCCCATCCCTCGGGTGTTGAGGTCCACGAGGAAGTCGCCGTTGTCCATCGGCATCAGGGAGATCAGCACGCCGGGTGCCGGGATGAGGGAGGGGTGGATCTGGTAGGTCTGCTCGGTCTTGAACCGCTGGCTGTTGCGGTTGAGTCCCTCGCAGTCACAGCCGTTGGTGATGCAGCAGCCGCACTCGGACAGGTCGATGGTTCGCTCGTCCGAGACCGGCGTGGTCTGCCCGATCGGCCGGCTGCGTACCGACTGGGCGGGCGGGGCGAACCACCACAGCGCTTCGGCCGCGCTCTGCTTGGACCCGAAGCCGGGCATGGCGATCGAGGGGGCGCCGCCGTTGCGCTTGTGCCACTCGGCGACCCACTCACCCCCGGCGGTGAGGTACACGATGCCGAGGTAGGAGTCGTCCACGTCGGGGACCTTGTCGGCGTAGACCTGGAATTTGGTCGGCTTCTCGTCGGGCGGGGTGGTGGGGTGGAAGATGAACTTGGGCGTGGGCATGGGGTTCCTACTCGTAGATGCGGGTCTGGAGTTTGATGTCGCTGATGGGGCCGAAGGCGTCACAGATCGCGCCGGTGGTCTCCGCCCAGTCCCGCAGGCCGGGTACGCGCAGGATTTCGGTGATCTGGCCCTCGGGGGCGTAGAGGATGACGAGTTCACGGGCGGCGATGTCCCCGTAGCTGGGGGTCCAGGTGGCGAAAGACATGGACCCGGACTCGGTGGTGCGGCCGTGGAAGTAGAAGACCGCCTGGTTGTAGGGGTTGAGGTCGGCGTCGATGACGCGCGGCTCGGGCTTCCCACGGTTGGGCAGCTTCTCGGCCTGGAACCGGCCGGCGGGCAGGTCGTGCCGTACGCCGTACTCGCGGTCACGGAAGGTGAAGTAGGCGGCGTAGCGCGGGTTGTCGGTGACCACCCGCCAGTCCCCGACGAACGTGTGCAGGTAGTCGACGGCGTAGTCCCACCACAGCCGGGCGGTCTCCCGGGCGCGGACGTCCGGCTCCGCGCCGAGCATGTCGCGCGTGTGGCACAGCACGGTGATGGACTCCGGGCGTCCCGCGCATCCGTTCGTCTGGAACCGGAACCAGTTGGGGCTGCCGGTCTTGCCGCAGTCGAAGCACCTGGCCTCGTGCTCGTCGTCCTCGACCAGTCGGTGTCCCTCGGCGACCTCGATGAAGGCGCTCTCCGGCATGTGGACGTGGAGCGGGACGATGCGGCCCTTGAGTCGGGGCCTGCGGGTGAAGCCCTCACCGCACGGCTTGCAGACGGGCTCACGGACAGCGGTCTGCGTCTCGGGGTCGGGGTAGAGCAGCATGTGGGTGGCGGTGCCGGTGCAGTCCGGCGCCGTGCCCTTGAGGGTGCTACAGCGCATCGGTGGAGTCCTCTTCCTGGGCGAGCCAGTAGGTGTTGTAGCCCATCTCGAACCGGATCGGGCCGGTGGCCTCGCGGACGAGGGTGACGGCCTCGTGGCGGCTCATCGTGACGCCCTTGGTGAGGTGCACCTTGGCGCTGAGTCGCGTGGACCAGATGATGAACCAGAGCAGCTCGTACTTGGCCTCGTGGAACGGCATGGGGATCGTGGAGGAGGTCACCGGGATGCCGGACAGCACCTCGGTCTGCTTCCAGCCGGCCGAGAGCTTCGGCCGGCCGGCCTCCTCACCGCCGGCGAGGAAGCGGCACACGCTTTCGGTGGCGTCCTGGTGGAACATGCGGTCCCAGACGGCGGCCTTCATCGCGGCGTCGGGGTACGCGTCCAGCGCCGCGAGCAGGTTGTCGGTGCCGGTGTCCCCGTCGAAGTAGCGGGCGTGCCACCACTCCCCGTCCTCAGAGAAGCCGGTCGTCCCCTTCTTCCCGTCGTACTGCCGACCCACCATCCAGCGCTCCCCGCAGGTGGCGAGGAACACCCCCTGCATGTGGTCGGGCGACACCTGCTGCCGGGTCTGCGTGACGATCGTCCAGCCCTGCACAACTGCGTTCATTCGTCGTCCTCCTGGTTCATGGTGCGGAACTCGGCGGCTGCGGCCTCGGTCGACGGAGCGCTCACCAGCGCGACCCGGGACGTGAAATCGTCGGCCGCTTCGAAGGTGTTGTCCGGCAGGGGGAATGCGCCGTCGAGGATGGCGGAGACGAACCGCTCTCCGGAGAAGTCGGACTGCACACCGAAGACGGTGTACATCCGATTCCCCTCGTCGGTGGGGCCCGGTGCAGCGTCGAGTTGCAAGCTGTAGAGCAGCTTGACGAGGCGGTCGGCTTCCGCCGCCAGGTCGTGTCCGGCCTGGATCTCGGCGTCGTTGCTGTCGCCCTCGGCCGCCTCTTCGAGCCGGTGGCTCTCACGGGCGAGGGCTTCGAGGACCTCGCTGATCGCTTCCTGCTGCGCCCGTGTCACCGGGACCAGCCGGACATCGGGGATCTCGCTCATCGTTACCTCTTTCGCAGTTGTTCGACGGGGACGCGGACCGCCTGGCCGATGCCGTGCTCCGGGCGGCAGATCACGTAGCCCGTCAGCAGGTGGCTGTCGCCCTCGTAGGGCGTGTTCTCCAGGTCGAGCACTCGCCACGTCCGGTGAGACGCCCTTCGGTGGACGAGCTGGCCGACGCTCAGGTTGAAGACGCCGGTCCACAGGTCGGCCACGAATGCGCGCAGGACGGGGTCCGGGATCTCTCTCGGGTTCTCGAAAGCGCCGAGCATGTCCGGGGTGCCGGCGAAGTTCCACAGGTGGTCGATCGCGACCCAGCGGTTGCCGCTCGCGTTCTTCTCCTGGACTATCGCGACGATCGGCAGCTTTCGACCGGCGCGCATTTCTGCTGCGTCCTCGTCGCTGAAGTCGTCGAGTCGGTACCGGTTCTCCCGAAAGCGGTGCTGGACGGGCTGCCCCTCTTCGGGCCAGCCCTGGTCGGCGATCAGGACTCGGAGTCCACTGGGCGGCTTACGCTGCGACACGAACGTTCATCTCCTTCTTTTCCAGGTTCACGGTCGCCGGGTAATCCCGGGTCTCCGCCGGGCTGGGAAACCGCTCGCGCATCTTCTCGATCCGCTCGATGCGGCCGGCCCACGCACCCACGTGCCGGAGGCAGAACAGGTACCGGGTCAGCGAGTCCCAGGAGTGCGGGTCGACCGCAGCCCACGCGCACGCCCGCTCGTACAGGCGCCACAGCCGGGCCAGCTCCGGGCACTGGGCCCACCCGTGTGACAGGTGGATGTGGCCGCCGGGGAAGTGCACGTAGATCCGGCAGCCGCAATTCAGCACGTACGTGCCGGATTCCAGGCCGATCGTGTCGGCCTTGATGTCAGCCATGCTGAGCCTCCTCGGTGTGTGTGTCGGTGAACTGGGGCTCGTCCCCCTCGGGCTGGTAGCCGGCCCCGACGACGTTGGTCCAGGAGTAGCCGCCCGGTGCTCGATCCGTGTCGAGGGAGAGGCGGGCCGGGTCGAACGGGAGGCGCACGGTGCCGCGCACCTTCACGGTGTGACCCGACCCGTTCCAGGTGTCGAGCACCAGCAACTCGGGGTCGGTCCACTGCACGGTGATGGTCGGCTTCGCGTCGGGAAGCGCGCCCCGGATCTTGTTTACCGCGTCCCAGACCGCGCGCACGTCACCGCGCCACAGAATGTGCAGTCCGCCCCCGTAGCTGGCGTGCGCCACCAACTCCCGCAGCTCCGAGAAGTTGTCCGGGAAGTCGAGGCCGGCGCCCTCCGCCAGCATTTTTGCTGTGGCAGTCAGCTTCTCTTCGGAGGCCCGCCAAGGGTCTCCACCCACCTCCACATCGAGGCGGTAGCGGAACAGTTGCGGTCCGGTCCCGTCCATCAGGTCGCCGATCGGATCGGACTGGTCGCGCTCCTCGATCGCGTGGCGCACCTGGTCGAGCACGTCGTGCTTCTCCAGGAATTCCCTGGTGTCGTCATCCAGGAGTTCCCCGAGGACGTGCTGCGTGCCGTGGTAGCGGTTCTCGTCCAGCCAGTCGAAGTCGAGCACGCCTTCCGCGTGGTCGAGCCCGGATGCGTCCTCGTCCTCCGCGAACAGCCGGTGAAGCTGCTCCTCGGACAGGCGGTCCCCCTGGTCGATGTGCACCAGCTCGTACTTCTCGCCGAGACGGTTGATTACGAAATCAGCGGCAGCCTGCGCGAAATCGTCCGTCGAAATCTCCGCCATGGCTCACTCCCCCTTAACCGTGCGGATCTTGAGCTGACCCTCGACCCGGGGCTGATGGGTGTGGGGCACGATGGCCGAGATGTCGATCCCGCACGTGTCGCAGGTGAAGGTGTGCGCCTCCCACGGCTGACCGCAGAGCACGCACGCCTCGTTCTCCTTTTCCGGAGTGCGGACCTCCACGGTCTTGGTGGAGTCCGGGTAGAGCACGAAGCGCCAACTGAGCCACGCGTGCGGGTGCTGCGCGGCGGCTTCCTTGACGTTGTCCTCGTCGATGAACTCCGGGTGGGACAACCCCCACTCCCGCAGCGTGCCGGCCGTCAGCTTGGCCAGGGCACGGGGCAGCTCGTACGCCTCGCGTATCGTGCGCGCCAGACCCGCTTCGCTCGGCGACTTCTCCCCCAGCACGAGCCACTTGCCGCACTTGTCTCCGGTGCACCGCTCATCCGAGATGGCGTGCCGCACACCGGTCTCGCCTCCCGGCACCTCGGTCAGCTCGGTCTCGCACATCTGCTCCGTGATGCCCTTGGGGAACTCGCTCTGGTCGTAGGAGCGTTCGTCCTCGAAGTCGACCCCCAGCGTTGCGGCTGCGGCCCGGATCGCGTCCTCGTGCGCCTTACCGCGCTGCACCTTGATGCCGCTCGCCCGCATCGCCTTTACCGTGCAACTCGGGCACAGGTTCTCGGCCTGGTAGCTGTATCCGACGACACCCATGGTCAGCCCTCCTTCGGTCCCGTGATGGGGGACCACTCGTTGACGAACTTGATGTGGCCGTAGGAGTCCAGCTCGATGTATCCCGTGGTCCCGGCGAGCAGCCAGCCGATCCACTTCCGGCTGCGAGCCGTCTCGATCGACAGGCCCTTGAAGCCGATCGGCTCACCGCAGCGCGGGTGCGCGGCGTAGAGCGCGCGGGCCGTTGCCGGTTCCAGGAGCGGGATGATGCGCCAGCCGCGTTCCTGTGCGATCTGCTCCGCCAGGTCGACCCCGGCCGCGAAGATGCCGCCCTCGTAGGTGCGCGGGTTCGCGGTCGTCACATGCAGCTCGTTGAAGTTCTCGGTCAACGCGAACGGCCACGTCCATGCGATCCCGATGACCTCCTCGTCTTCGATCACGAGGACGTCACCATCGCGGACGTTCTCGTTGCACTGGCACGCGTCGTACGCGGCAGTAGTGCTGTGGAACGGCCACACGGCCGGGGTGCGCTTCTCTTCCGCGCTCACATTGCCCTCGATTCTTCGGTGCGGTATCGGCCGGCGAACAGGTTGTGGTGGGTGGGGAGGTCGACCCAGGTGTCCCGGGTGGTCCTGGTGACGTGCTCCCGGATCTCGGTGTCGAGAGGCACGTGTGCGGAGCGGGACCACCAGCTCCCCAGCGTCTGGCTGTTCTCCACGAAGCGGACCTCGGCGCTCGGGATGTCCCGCCCGTGCATCTCGCGGGCCGCATCGCGCATCTCCTCGAAGTGCAGCGACTGGACGCCGTAGGACTGGCGGCCGTTGACGTAGACGTAGAAGCGCCCGGCCGTGTGGGTCACCGAGTGGCTGACGCCGATTTCGAGGACGTCGGTGCCGTAGTAGCCCTCGGAGTCGCGGTAGAAGCCGCTGATCCAGCTCAGCGGGTTCGGCATCCCGTTGTCGCGGCCGTCGACCGGGTTCCGGAGCTGGCCGAAGCCGTTCTCCAGGATGCGGACGGGCAGACGCTTGTCGACCAGGCCGAGGTGCATCATGCACTCAGAGGCGTGGATCTTGACGACGACGGTTTCGCCGACCGTGGGGTAATACTTTTCGGGCCGCTTGTAGTGGGGCACCGCTATCCCTCCCTAGTTTCTACATGGCTGACAGTCGGAGGCCCGGGACGCGGCATTGCTGCTGCGTCCTGGACTGCCGTTAGCTCAGACACTTGTCTTTACGCTGGGGGTCCTGCTCTACGCGGGGTCAGAGTCGAAGAACACCGGCATTTCGTTGATGGTTTCACCGGTGATGCGAACCCCGTTTTCGAACTGGATTCCGCAGTGCTCCTCCTTGCCGAGGATTTCGCGCACCAGCCGGTCGGCCTCTTCGCGGCTGCTCGCCACGACTGTCACGACGCATTCCTTCTTGCCGTCGTACGCGTACTGCCGCTCAGGCATATTGCTCCCTCGATATCAGACACCGATAGGTGTGCGCGTGGCGTCGATGTGCACCACAAACGCCTCATAAAATGCGCCGCCCCGGTATTCGTGCACCCGCACACGGAGTTGGGGAAGGCCGTTCCTCATGCGTGCTCTCATGTGGCGCACGCAGTAGGACGCAACAGGATCGGGCTCGGTCTCATCTCGGCGTGGCTTGAGTTGCACGTACCGGGTCGCGGTATCGGTCCACGAGGGCGGCCGGCCGACCGCCGGGGGTTCGTAGACCTGGAGCATGAAGAACCAGAGCAATTCGACGGGGTCAGGCGTAGTCACCGGGAGTCAGTTCACGACCGACCGGAACCCTGTACGACGACCAGCGGACAACGGTGTCCTGGTCGCCGACGATGTTGTACAGGATCTGCTTGTCACGAGCGCCGCTCGGGTACTCGTGGTAATCCTCGGCGTACTCTCTTGCCGTTTCGATGGTGGGAAACGGGATTTCGGCCGGTTCGCTGTGGAAGTACCCCGAGGTGAGATTCCCTCTGATGGGCATGATGCGGAATCGTTCGCCCTCGGGCGGCATCGCACCCTCGAACAGGTACCCGTCCGTCGTGTACCAGCCACCGCCCGCGCGGCCCTGGTACTCCCTCTCGGCCGTCGCGCGGTCGTCGTAGACGGTGAGCGTCGCCTTACGCCGCTCCGACCGCTTGTGCTGGCACGTGTCCGACCATCCCGGCGTGCGCACGTAGAACGGCTTGGGCATGGGCGTGTATCCCGGCTCGGTTTTCTCGCAGCAGGGCTCCAGAATGCAGACCGTGAACATAAGCTTCCTTCCGCCATTCGATGGACGGGCTTTGATTTTGGGCAGCGGAAAGGGAGCCGTCCGGCACATACACGCGCCGTGGCTCCCTTTCAGCCGCATGGGTCAGTTGTCGTACCAGGCGCTCACGCCTTGGAGATCCAGTCGGAGTGCCAGCGCCCCTCGCGCGTCTGCCCGTCGGGGAACTTGACCTCGACGCGCCACTCCCACGTCCAGAGCGGGGGCAGTTGGTAGTGCGCCTGCATGGGGTGCACCTGCCACTCGACCGACGTCACCTCGGCCGTTCCGAGGCTGTACCCGTTCGGCATGGCCGAGACCGCGTCGCCGACCTTGACCGGCTGTCGCGTCGGCTTGGGCGTCTGGTAGTCGCCGCGCTCCAGCCAGTCGAAGTCGTGCACGGGTCCGCCGGTCGCGCGCTGCACGTAGACCTCCCGGACCACACGCGGGCCGTCGAGCCCCATGTTCCGTGTGTGCTGCGTCCGCGCCACCACTCGCAGCGACTCCCCCTTGAGATCGGGGACCTCGTACGTCCACAGTTCGTCGGCCATGGAGTTCACTACCAGGCCGCGAATGCGGATGTTCGCTTCCTCACCGGTCAGCGACTCGACCAGAGCCGCGCCGGGATGCGTCGGCTGCATGTGGTGCACGAGCACTTCGAAATCCACGTTCTGTTCCCTTCTATGAGAAATGGCCCGCACGGGTTGCCGTACGGACCTTTCGGTCAGCCCTTCCCCGGCCGCATAATTCGGTCCGGTTCGATGAGCTTCGCAATATGCGGTTGAAAGCCAGCGCTTGATGGTCCAGCGCTCCACGTCCTCCCACCAAACAGCAGACTCCCCGCAGGAATAAATCCAGCAGAAGATTTCGCCATCCGGCCCATAATTCGCGTGGACCACATGACTTTTCGAGCCGCGCGGCATTACTTCGTGAGCTTGAACGCCGCGTCGACCTGCCGGAGCACGTCCCACGACGCGAAACGCTGCTGCTGCTCCGGCTTCAGCGCGTCGTGCACCGCGATCACGTGCTGGGCGGAGAACGCGTCGACCAGAACGCCGTCGATCTCCTCGGCCTGGTGCAGCTCGACGATGCGCCGGAACGCCCCGATCCGACCTTCGGCCTCCCAGCGCTCCGCCGCCGCCTCGTGGGCGACCTCGGCCGTTTCCTCGGCGGTCAGCGGCCGGATCTCGAATTCCGACCGCCGGAAAACCAGGGACACGAGACCGCCTACCGCCGTGTCCTTGTGGCGGGCGTACTCGTCGTCGCTCACGTAGTTGTCCTCGGAGTGCCGCTGGCAGACGCCCTTCGGCGGAAGCGGGAACGTCCGGTGGTCGGCGCGCGGCAGACGCGTCACGGAATGCGTGACCGTCTCGGGGCAGATGCTCCCGGCCGCGCAACGACCCAGGACTTCAACTTCCATCCCACTGGGCAGAGTTCGACGAGCCATCAGTGACCTCGATTTCGATGAGCAGAGTTTCTGCTGCATCCCTGCCGGTACAGCGGCTGATCGGAATGCAGGGCGTGCACAGCGCACAGCCACGGCCGGCCTCGGCACCTCCTACGCGCCGAGGCCGGCGGAAGCCATCTACGCGGTGATCTCGAACTCGCCCCGGTCCGGGTTGTAGACCGCCCGGTCGGCGAAAGCCTCCAAGAGCGTGCGAACGTCCGGCGCGAAGTGCTCGGGGTCGATCGGCCAGACCTCGTGGGTGGGGAAGCGATCGTCACGCGGGTACCCAGGGCCGAGCACGAAGTGGGACCGGGCCGCGCCGCCCTGCGGGGTCCAGAGCACGATGCGGTGATCCTCGACCGCACCCTCCCGCACGTGCGCTTCCAGACGTCGATCGACGGCGAGCAGGCCCGGGTTGGAGAAGTTGCCGCTCTTGGTCTCGACGATCTGCTCCACCCACAGGCCGGGCACCAGCTCCGCTCGGGTGAGCGGCCGGTACGACCGCTGGATGATGGCCCGTCGCATCGCGCGCCGCGTCCGCTCGGAAAGGGCGGGGTCGGGCCGGTCGGCGATTTCGCCCGCCGGAATGGGCGGGCGGGTGCCCGGACGGCTACCGCCGTACACGTAGGGCTTGGACACCTCGACCGGCTCGAACCGTCCGGCGGGGCCGGTTGCCGGGCCGCGTACATGTGCCGCCTGCCGGGCTTCCTTGCGGTAAATGCCATCGCGCCGCGAGTTCATGCCTGTGCTCCGATCTTGTCGTCGAAGGTGCGCGCCTTGAACATGTCGGGCGCGGCGGCGTTGTAGGGGTGCTCGGCGATCTGTCGCCAGTCCAGGGCCGTGGAACGGCCGTGGTTCATGGCCACGAGCAATCCGGCGGCGAGACCCATCAGGTATTCGATGTCCGGGGCGGTGATCGGGTAGAACCCGACCGTTTCGGCCGTGAAGGTGTCGTAGACCTCCACCGTGAATACGGTCACCGTCGGGAACGGCGGGGGGTCGATCGGGAGCGTCATGCTGCTGTCCTCTATCCGTATTGGAAGATCACGGGGGCTACGCGTCGGTCGGTGCGGGGGTTCTCCGGCGGGATTTCGGAGGCGGAAAAGGTGGGGGGCTGAATCGGATCGACCGGAGCCGACTCGCGCGGGTACTCCTCCTGCACAATGCGGACCGGCCTGCGAAGAAACGCGGCGTTGCGGTCGCGTCCACGCTCGGCCTCGTCGCGGGAAAGCGCCCACGACTCACGCCCGGTCATCGGCTCGAATCCCTTGCCGTCGCCCCAGTCCATTTCCAGGCGGAACGTCGGTGCGGCAGCGATGGACCAGACGATGCGTCCGGCCATGTCGATCAGGCGGACCCCGCCAATCCACACGTGCGGGTAGGCGTTGTAGAACCGGCGGGCGTCCCGGATAGCGCGGGCCTTTTCGGCGTCCGTCGTGCCCCAGAGCTGACCGGAATACGTGCACCAGACGCGCCGCGCGTCGAAGTGCTCAAGACGCAGCGTCCCGCTCATCGGGTCGGCTCCCACAGGTAGCGGACGGAGTACGGGTTCGACGCGTCGTAGGCGTCGGTCCGGATCAGCACCCGCTCATATACCGACGTCGGGCCGATCCGGCGTCCGCGCACCTGTTCCGGGGTGCGGTTGACGCACTGCCGGATCACGCGACGGATACGGGTGCGCGCCTCGCACGCCTCGCGGTGCAGTTTGGCGACGGTCTCCGACGTCACCCTGTCGTCCATTCGCTGCAACTTCCGCAGTGCAGGCAGGGTGACTGCCGCGCTCGCGAGTCGGCACTGTCCGCCGAATCCGCCGCGCATTTCGTCGCGCACCAGGCGTTGAGCCGCTGCGCGCTTGAGCCGGTCACTCATGAACTGCCACCTCCTTTCGTTTTCGGGCATGAAAAAGGGCCGCGCCCGGGACGATTTCTCGCCCGGCCTGCGGCCCTCCGATGTGCCTAGCTTGCTGTTAGTCGCCCGTCGAGTAACGGACCGACGCACCGTGCTTTCGCGCGTAGATCGTGCGACGTCCGCCCTCGACGTTGATCACGCCGACCAAACGCCACCCGGGGTTGCCGTACTGGTGGTGCACGATGCGCATCGCTGCCGCCCGCATCTCCCTGTCCAGTTCGGCGGCCTTGATCGGCGTGTGCACGCGCGTGCGCAGTTCCGGGGCGGGCAGCACCTTGACCGGCTCCGCCGTCGCGTCCGGCGCGGGGGTGCCCGTGGCGGCCTGCCAGATGGAGCGCTTCGGCATGTCGGACGGCTTGGCCGCGTCCCGGGCGGGGGTGTTCGGGAGGACCGACGGGGAGCGCTTGGCCGCGAACGTGGCCGATACGGTCTCGCGCGTCCGGGTCATGTTGTCCGCCGCGAGCATCCCCAAGGACGAGTGCATGCCCGTGGCCTCGAACTCAGCGGCGCGCATGTGGTCCAGGAAACCGAGGGAGGTCCGGCGCGCGTTGGCGTTCCGCTTACGCTGCGCACGCTTGCGGGCGCGGGTGGTGGAACGACTCATAATTCTTTGATCTCCTTTTCCAAGTTGCGCACGGTTCGCCGAATGTCCTTGACCAAAACGGCGTAGGTGTCGCGGGCGATTCCGGTAGCGGCGCGCTGCTTTTCCAGCGCGTAGTCTCGCGCCGCGCGAGCGTCCGCCTTGACACGCATGTCATATACGGGCGACGTTGCGTCAACGCGCATGAGGAACTGATATCCGCTGTTGTCCGAATGCCCCATGCCCCGCGCGTACGATCCGGGCGCATAGGTGGGGGAGTTACCCAAGTCCGTAGGAGCATCCGAGACGATGTGACGCTTAGGGGTACGGAGGTTCTTACCCGTGTGGCGCTTGTGGGGCGCGTTGACCTTTGCGCCCGTCCGGTCACCGCGAAGATTGATCTTCCCCCGGTAGTCAACGCGGTGAGTCTTCGCCTTGTGGCTACGGGTGTCCGGGGTAACCGTGGTTCGGGGAAGCGGGGGGCCGAAAGAAACTGTCGGCGCTCCGTAGTAACTACCGGCCATGTCGTTTTCCTTTCCTGTGAGATTCAGCCGCTGTCAGATGAGTACGCGCCCTAGGTCTCGCACCTAGTCAGATCACCCAATGTTCCGGGCGTCAGAGCTATATTCACGCGTGCCATTTCCTCTTTGGGTTTGTGTCGCTCATGGCATCCACCCATGACCCCGCATCCACGGTCGGTCATTTGGGGGAGGGAATCCGAGCACGTGTGACACTCTCCCCCTGCCAAGGGGGGTGCCTACGCGGTAGTGGTTCTTTGGGGGGTGTCCGGCACTATTGACCCTTTCGAGCCGCCATTCACCCATGCGGCGAGTCTCCGCAGCATGGTTCAACGGGCATTGACGTCATCCGGGAGGACCCTAGCTATGTCCCCTGCCGATTTCTGCCGTAACCAGCCGCCTACTAGGGCACCCCTAGCGGTTCGGTTCTGTCGTCCCGTGTTACCGGTCCCCCTGCCGTTGCACGTATCCGCGCACAGCTCAAGATTCCGTTGTAATGTCTCGTGATTTCGAAAGTTCATGAGCACGGTAAACCGCGCGGTGAAATCACCGGTGAGACACTACGTCCCTACACAACTACCTTTCGTGTCCAGAAAGCGCCGCTCACGCTCCGACCCCACCACAGGGCTTTACCGATCCGTGGTCGGGCACCCACGCTTCACAGCGTTGGTACGCGACTGACGAAACGGCCGTCCGGAAGTGACGCGCCCGCAGAAATGTGTGTTCTGCTTTTGGCCTTGCGCAGGCCGCGCCACGATGGGACGGGAGAATGGCAACCGAGACCGTAAAGGCTTAAATGATGTCCCCTAAGAAACCAGGGACTTAGCCACGGTCACGCGCGGGGAGGAAATATCACCGCGAGTGCCAGGAACCGGGTTAGGACCGGCGTCACACCCGCTAAGCGCACGGGTGCCCAAGAGCACAGGGAGGGAATTTCCCTCCGCGTTAATCACCTTCCTTTCGCGCCCCCCGCGTCCGCCGGAGTGGCGGGCTGTCGTGGTGACAAGGAAGACACTACGGGTACAGAGAGCCCTTCTGTACCCCTTTACTGTAGCCGTGTGGGCACAGAGAGTATTTACGCAGGTCAGCGGCGGTGTATTGGCCTAAAGAATCTTGGAAACCTAGGGAGAATCTCAAATGTTGAGACGACTGGGCGGCCCGTTTCGCCCCATAAAGTCAGCACAAGACGCGTTATACCGCCTAGTTCCTTACTAGGTACGGCGTGACGGATAATAAGCAGGCAAACCGGACCCAAGATTCACAAGCGCGCATGATTATCACGACAACCCCAAAAAGGGCCCCTGACCTGCACTTTCGCCTTTTTCCTGACTGGCCGTCAGGTGTGCGAGCGGGCGACGACCGCGACAGCCGAAAACACGGAGAGTGGCGAATTCCGCCGAAAATCGGGGAAGAATTACGCTACGTGTCCGCGTCCCTGTATGCCTGCCTGCGGCCCTCTCCTCCCCCGGGGGTCCGTCGCTCCGGCCAGTCCCCCCGGGGGACTCACGCGTCCGGCCACGGGTCCGCGCGGCATCGCTCCGGCTGTACCGTCCGGCCGTACCGGGCCCGTGCGTCGCGCTGCCTGCCCGCGTGAGAGCCTGTCTCGGCGTGCGCGCCCGACGGTCCCCCCGTGCCGGACGGCACGGCAGAACGGCGCACAGCAGCCCGCCCCCACAAAGAGGGCATGACGGACACGCCCCAGAAAATGCCAGGGCGCAAAAATTCGGGGGGTCTGGGGCGTCTGCCTTCTATCTCCACGTATGGGAGAGAGGCGAGGTATACCGTGCTCGCCCTGGTACGGGGCTCATGCGCGGCATATGCGCTTAAGCGGCTTAGGTGGAGTGTGCGGGACTACGAGGTGGTAACTACCCCTTGCCCCGCTCTAGAGCGTATGCCAGGGGTGCAACATATGAGTCGGTACACACTATTTAGGCAGTACCTGCGGCCTTGCCCTGCTTAGTGCGCCTGTGCCCTGCTATGCGCGCGCTTCACCTTACGTCCGTATTTGCTGAGCAAAGAGGAATGCGCCCTCCGCTTGTGTCGCTGCGCGTGAGGGATCATTTACGCTGCGCTCACCATTGCGCATGGTAGCTGGAACTACCGTGCGTAAGAACGGGCATGTCCGTTCAAGCATGACTTAGCCGACATGGGGGGCCTTTGCGCCGTATCAGGGCGCACGCCACAATCACCCCTAACCCCCATGAAGCTGTCCTTACCCGTGGAAACGGACAAATAGGTGACGTATCCCTGCAAAGGGGACCCCCCACCATTAAACGGGCGAAACGGACAGCCGGGCCCCCTGACCCGTCTTGCGAATATCGACCCTAGACCAAAAGGCAGTGTCACGGCCGACGGCAGTGGCCGTGGGCGCAGAGCAGGTGGGGGACCGCCCTCAGTGAACCAAGGGCTCCACCACGCACGCGAGCCCGCCGGCTTCGAGGGCCTCGGGCAGCAGGTTGTCTTTCACGTACTCGTCCAGGTCGTCGTGGCCGCATTGGCGGACCCAGTCGGCCGGCAGCATGGTGTCGTGCCTGTACACGCTCCCGGCGAACGTGACATGCAGGCGTACCGGATGATCATGTCCAGCGCTCATGGCGGAATTCTACGTGCGCGCGGCAGACAACCGCCGACAGTGCGAATTCAGTTCGATAAATACTCGTCGCGGGTCGCCGGCCTCGCGGCCGGCTTGCATCTGCACAAGCCGACAACGTGCCATGGCAATTGCCAACTCTGCTGCGCGAACTACGCTCGCCTGAAATTCTGGTTGCATGGCTAGAACAACTCGAACGACGCACGTGGTAGCCGGTCCCCCGCCACCGGCTTTCGACGCAGTACCCGGTTGTCCCGGCTGCGCTGGCATCCTGTCCGTGGCCAGCTCCGCCTGGAGGCTCGGCTACACGCTCGCGTGGCTGGACTGGGGGTCGCGGGGCGACACGCACCTACTCCGAGAGCATCTCGACGACGACCGGCTCGACCCCGGTTTCCTGGCGACTGCACGTAGTCAGGGGTACTGAACTGCCTTGAGGAGCCGCGCTACTTCTGCCGGCGCGACCTCATGCCCCAGAGGGGGACCAGGGGCCACAGGAGCAGCATGGCGGGATACCCGACGGCGACGGCGACGGCCGCGAAGATGGGCATCAACGTGGTGCCGTCGGGTCCCGAGAGCGCTTCAGTGAAGATTTTCTGCGGGGTGAGGTGTTGCGTTGTCAGGTACGCCATGCCGACGCAGCCGTACGCGGTGAGGCCGAGGATCACGGACAGTGGATCGGTCATGACTGCACGGTAGCGGGTACGGCTGCGCGTGTGGCTCTACGTGGTGCTGGGTGCCGGTATGCCGAGTTGACGGGGCATCACCGGTGGTTCTCCTTGCGCGGGTCTTCCTTCCGGTTCCAGGGGTACATCCGGGGCCACAGCATCAACAAGCCGGAGTGGCCCAGGGCGGACGCGATGGACTCGAAGACGGCCGTCAGCGTGTCTGGGTGTTGGCCGTGCCGTTCCTCGTCCGGTCGGGGATTCATGACAGGCCGCCGATCGGTACGCGAGGTAGCGCTCCCTTGCGGATGCGTCGGCGGTGTCGTCGTTCTTCGCGCCGGTTTGCTTTGGGGTTGCCCCAGATTCGGTGGTAGTGCCATGGCTTGCGGACGTTGAGGCACTGTCCCGACGGGTAGTAGCGCGGCTCGCAGAAGAGTCGCCTGGGGCGCGGTCGGTGGCACAGGCAGCAGATGACGACGCCATCAGCGTCCAACTTGGCGTTCATGGTCGCTTTCAGGCGGTCTAGCGTGCGCTGGCAGCGGGCCTCTTCTTCCTCGGGGGTGAGCTGGGGCATTGAGGCTCGCCACAGGTCGCCGTAGGCGGTGAGCAACTCTTCGACGCCCAGGTTGGGTTGAGTCATGGCGGCAGCATAGTGATGCAATCGCACTTGCGCTTGCAGTTGCGATAGCACCCTTAAGATTCCGGCATGACTTCAACTGAGCGTCCCCCTATCCCTGTAGAGCGACTCGGCGCCGCCTTGGACGCCTTGGGCTGGAATCCCGCTCCCAGCTCGACTCGGCCGGCGACGCGAGCCGAGATGCTGGGGATGCTGCGCCTGATCGTCGAAGCAGAGGTGCATGGACTGGTCGGTAATCCGACCGAGGAGGCAGAGGAGGCTGTCGGTTACGGGATGGCGCTCGACACGCGGACGCTCGACGGCGCGATCGACCCCGAGGACTATGCGCGGCGGAACATCTATCTGCGACTGACGCTCGCCGGGAGTCGTCTGAACCGGGCGGGCACCGAGGTCTCCGTTCTCGTCACCGAGGCGGACAAAGTGGGCGACATGGCGGGCAAGGCCGTGTGGTCCCTGGTGGAGGCCGCGCTTCAGCTCATGCGGATTCCGGCCACGTTGAACAGCGAGACCGAGGAGTTTGGCGCCCCCGTGGTGGTGCGAGCTGCCGTCCTGGAGGCCGAACCCCGCCTTCGCGAGGCGCGGAAACACCTGGGTAACTGTCTGAAGCGGTTGAAGCAGCTCGGCTATTGACGCCTGGCTGCCTCCGTGGGCCGACTGGGGTGACCCGCATCTGCGGTCGCAAGTGCGGTCGCAGTTGCGTACGCAGGGCGTTTATCGATTGTTCATCGCCGTCGGTCACGGTCCTGCTCGTCAGTAACCGAGGGGAGTAGCATGAGTTCAAAGAGTGACAACGTCTTGCGGTTCGGGTTCCTGAACCTGGAGGTGGACGGGGGCCCCGACGAGAGTCCGGGCGTCGCCCCGGCGCGATGGCGAGAGGCCCACGACCTGCTGGCATCCCGCCAGTTCGACTGGTTGGGGCGTGCTGAGATGACGTACTCCCAGCCGGCCCCGGCCCCCCTGGAGGCGTCCGAGGAGGAGAAGGCCGCTGCGACGGCGAATCGGGCTGCGGCCGACCGGCGCTTCCATGATGCTCAGCGGGTGCTCGGCATGCGGGGATTCCGGTCGCCCGCCGCCCAGGGCAACAACCCGACCGGGATGTTTGTGCGTGAGTCCACCTTCGATGTGTTGTCGCGGCGCGACCAGCTCGCTGTGTGGCGTACTCCGCCGACAAGCGTGAAGCTCCGGCTGCGCGGCGGACCGCGCACTGAGATCGAAACGGTGGCCTGGCACAACTCCTTCTGCTCGCCAGCGTGCCGGGAAGCCGAGGCAGATGAGTTGTCGCATCTGGTCGACAAGGTGCAGGCGAAATGGGGCGCCGACCCCCAGCGTTCCTGGTCGGCCTTTCTCGGGGCTGGGGACTGCAACGAGTACCCGGTGCCTGCGGGAGAGAGCGTGCCGCCGATCGACTGGGCACACCCGGAGATCACGGACCGGGTGCACCGCCGGCACCGTGCCCGTCAGCAGGCGGATGGGTCGTGGAGGTCGTGCGACTACCTCGACAGCCTGATGCTGGATGCGGGTATGTGGGACCCAGCGCGGTTCGCTGCGCATCGGCTCGGTCGGTCCGACGCACTCCGCGCCACGGCCGGCCGTGAGACGGTCGGGCAGGGCGGGGATCAGCGGATCGACCGTTTCTACATGGACCCGTGGACCGTGCAGGCGGTGGTGGAGGTGAACGTCATCTCGATGGTCGGCCTCACCGATCACGAGCTCGTGGAGGTGCTGGTGTCGCGGTACGAGTATGCGGAGGGCCTGGGTCGGCTGTTCGATCCGCTGGAGCCGTGGGAGTTGGCCGCGCGCTTCGCAGTTTGATGGTTGCCGGTGCCGGGGGTCGACAGCTCTCGGCACCGGTTTCTGCGTGGCAGGCGAAGCTACACTTCTACGCGCGTAGGCGCTAGGGTGCGCAGATGACGAGCCAGACACTCATTTCGCCCACCCTGGACCAGATCCGGCGCGCTCCCAAGGTGCTGCTCCACGACCACCTCGACGGCGGCCTGCGGCCGGGCACGATCATCGAGCTGGCCCGCGCGCAGGGTTACGACTCCCTCCCCGAGACCGAGGCCGACAAGCTCGGCGTCTGGTTCCGCGAGGCCGCCGATTCCGGTTCGCTGGAGCGCTACCTGGAGACGTTCGCCCACACCTGCGCCGTCATGCAGACCCGTGACGCGCTGTTCCGGGTGGCCGCCGAGTGCGCCGAGGACCTCGCCGAGGACGGCGTCGTCTACGCCGAGATCCGCTACGCCCCCGAGCAGCACCTGGAGGGCGGCCTGTCCCTCGAAGAGGTCGTCGAGGCCGTCAACGAGGGCTTCCGCGAGGGCGAGCGCATCGCCCGCGCCAACGGCCACCGCATCCGCGTCGGCGCCCTCCTCACCGCGATGCGGCACGCCGCCCGCGCACTGGAGATCGCCGAACTCGCCAACAGCTACCGCGACCAGGGTGTCGTCGGCTTCGACATCGCGGGCGCCGAGGCCGGGTTCCCGCCCACCCGTCACCTCGACGCGTTCGAGTACCTCAAGCGCGAGAACAACCACTTCACGATCCACGCGGGCGAGGCGTTCGGCCTGCCGTCGATCTGGCAGGCGCTCCAGTGGTGCGGCGCCGACCGCCTCGGCCACGGCGTGCGGATCATCGACGACATCGAGGTCGCCGATGACGGCTCGGTCACCCTCGGCCGCCTCGCCTCCTACGTACGGGACAAGCGCATCCCGCTGGAGATGTGCCCGACCTCCAACCTCCAGACCGGCGCGGCCACCTCGTACGCCGAGCACCCGATCGGACTGCTGCGCAAGCTGCACTTCCGGGTCACCGTGAACACGGACAACCGGCTGATGAGCGGCACGAGCATGAGCCGGGAATTCGAGCTGCTGACCGAGGCATTCGGTTACACGCTGACGGATTTTGAGTGGTTTTCGGTGAATGCTTTGAAGTCTGCCTTCATCCCGTTCGATGAGCGGCTCGCGATGATCAACGAGGTCGTCAAGCCTGGGTATGCGGCCCTTCGTGCTGAGTGGCTTTTCTCTCGGTAGTGATGGAAATGCTGGCGGGGGCCGGGACGTAGCCAGTCCCGGCCCCCTGGGGGTTACTCGTTCCTAAAACGAGCCCTTTGCAGGGTTGTCCACCCATCAGCTCACGCCGACACATTTAAGGCTCCGAGTCGTATTGAAATCGTCGCGTCCTGCCATTGGACCATCCCGGCATGGAGCGCCAGGAGAGGGATTCGAACCCCCATCTCGATGATATTGCTCGGGCCGGTCGATTCGGCGCTTGGTGGTGTGCTGAAACTAGGAGCGAGAACTTTAGATACGGGTCGGCTTGCCTCTACCGCTGGGCTACCCCGGCGTGTGGTGCCGGGGGAAGGATTCGAACCTTCGCTGTGACCTGACCCGGATGCTGAACTTCAGTCCTGAGCTTCAGATTGCGCTCCTGCGCACCCGCCGCACACCGGCGGCGGGAGTCTGGGTGTTACGCGGCGGCGGCCTGTTCGGCGGCCGGCGGGATGAACGCGCCGAAGAGGTAGTCCAGGAGGGGCGCAGCGATGCGCTGCTGCTGGATTTCCGTGCCGTTGGCTTCTTCGCGTGCGTACTTCACCGCGTCGCGGAGGGCCTGGACCCGTACGGCGAGGGCCTTTACCTGGGCGGCGGGCATGGCTCCGGAGAACTTGACGGTCGTCCAGGTGCCTACGGGGACGTCCTCGTAGTACATCTCGACCTGTGCTTTGTGTTGCTGGGTGGCCTCGGCAAGGACGTGGTTGCGGGGGACCTTTTTCGTCTTGACGCTTTCGTACGGCGGGGTGCGCCAGACGCCCCTGTCCTGGTCCCAGAGCCATTCTTCGGCCGGGTCGAGGACGGGCAGCTTTTCGACGAAGGTGGCGAGGGTGGTGAGCTGCTTTTCGAGGAACAGCAGGTAGGGCACGGGGACGTCGCGCAGCAGGGTTTCGCCGTCCACCTTGATGTCTGCTCGGGCCTGGCAGTTGGCCCAGTCGCGGGTGGCGGTGACGTCGTAGAACCGGAGGAGGACTGCCTTCACCTCGGCGATGGCGTCCACTGCTCGGAGCTGCACGCGGGTTGCTTCGGCGGGCTGCTGTTCGCCTTCGTCGTCGCGAGGGCGGTAGGTGCGGGAGAGGCCGGTGAGCAGTGGAGCTTTCTGGACCTGGTGGTGCGCCTGGCTGAGCACGTTGTAGGCGTCGGTCTTGATCGGCTTTTCCACTGCGACTACCTGGCTGAGGCGCGTCGTCATGGGGCTGGACGTTATGGAGCGTCCATAGTGTCGCGCAAATCCTCTTTAGCCCATTCGTGTGTCGGGATTTGATATTCGGCTTCGGCATTCGGGTGTTTTGGGCGGCGGGACGGGTCTGGCTGTCGCTGTGTGACGCGGGACGCTTCTGACGGTGAACGGGCTGGCCGGAGCTGGTCGTTACGTCATGCTGGTCCTCATGATGCAATCGCACCTGCAACCGCACCTGGCCATCCTCGCGGACTTCCCTCTGACTGAGCGGACCGATCCGTGGTCTGCGGCCATGCGTGCGTCCGTGGACCGCGTGAGCGGCTTTCTGGCCGAGGGGGGCTGGGTGTGCGCGAACACCGTGGCGGGGTCGTCGGCGTCGATCGCGTCGGAGTGGGTGGGTGTTCGGGCGGTACACGAAGTGGACTGGCCTGGGACTGCTGGGCTGTGCGTGGAGCTGTGGTACTTCCTGCCGGCGGAGTTCCGGCATGAGGAGGGGGCGGAGCCTCTGGAGGCTGCGGAGCACCGGATAGAGCGGATGGCGGCGCTCGCGACGGCGCTGGTGAAGGGGGGGTTCGAGGTCGCGCTTGTGGATCGGGGTTGGCTCGGGGTGAATCTGCTTGTCACGTCGGCCTGATCACCCGTTCGAGGGATTAGAACTGTCGCGGGGGTGACTTAGCTTGAGGGCCGAGCCTGCTAGGGACGCCACTTCCGGTACCGGGGCGGGGCGTTGGGCATATGCCGGTTCGGTTGGTCTGCGGTCGCAGGTGCGGTCGCAGGGCGTAGCGTGCTCATCGGTGTACTCGACGGCCTGGTTGCGGCCGGTGGGACTGATTCTTGATGCCGCGTCTGTCGCGGAGGACGGAGGGGTCGTGGCGACGCTCTTTCAGGAGTTGTTGGCGGACGCGGCTCGTAGCGAGGAGCGCTACGAGCTGGTGGACACGAAGCACTGCTCCGTGCATCCGAATACGCCTCTACAGAAGAACTGGGCCGGCCTGTGGCTGTGCCCGAAGCCGGAGCACCAACCGAATCGAGGGGATGAGGGCGATGAGTAGCGCAGAGGGGATGTCGTGGCCGGAGGCCGAGGCGCGTCTGATGGTGGAGCCCGGCCTGGAGGTCAGTTCCTTGGGGTGGACCCAGCCGGGAAAGTATGTCTTCTGGGGGTCCGTGAAAGTGCAACTGCCTGACGGGACGCAGGCCGAGACGGAGCCCGGTCTGTGGTTCAAGGACGCTAAGGACAAGGTGTACCCGTGGGCGCCTTCGTGGGCCGGCAGGAACCGCGCTGACTGGATCGAGGGGCGTTCGCCCGGCGTTGAGTGAGTACGTCCGTGGGGTGGGCCCCGTAGCCGGCCGGTGGCTGGGTGCGGGGCTCTTGTGTTGTCGACGCGATGGGGAAGGGGCCGAGGTGGAGGGGCGTTCTGGGCGAACGCAGGCTGTGCTGGAGGTGGTCTGTGGTGGACATTGCTGTGCGACGTCTGGCCGGTGGGCAGGGGCGACCCGGAGCGCGGCGATGCGCGCGTCGCGGGCGGACGGGTGGGAGGGGTTGCGGGTCGATGGGGAGATGGTCGACCTGTGTCCGGCATGTGTGGCGGACACGGTGCCGACGTCAGGGTGCCCGTACCCGGAGCCGTGTGGCTACGAGGTCGCGGGCCTGCTCGGGCATGACATTCATGGGCACCGCATTGCGCGATATCTGGTTCGGCATTACGGGCTGAAATCCGTTTCTGAGGTTCGGGAGTGGCAGGAGAAGGGTTGGTTGCGGGAGCTGCCTGCCGGTACCCGACAGCGGTTGCTGGGCGCCCTCAAGACGTAACTGCTGGTGGTGGGTTGCTTGTGCTCTCTCACGATGCGGCTGCCGATCCGGGGCATCTTGGACATCGCCACCGGCGGGAGCCTGTGCGGAGCGTAATCGGGTGTCACCCATTCGAGTGACGCCATAAGAAATTCGCGGGGTTGGCGTGACTCATGTCCGCTGGTGTGGGTTGATGTGGGTGCGTGCCCACGGCGGGGTTCCGGAAGACACCCCCCCCCGTTTACCGGAATCCCGCTGGCCCGCACCCTAGAACGGTCCGGCGTAGCCGTCGGCGCGATACCACCCCCCTTGGCATCGTCCTCTTCATCGGCTACGCCGGGCCTTCCGTTGTACTGGGGAAGGAAACGGTGTGAAACAGACCGACGACCCTCTGAACAAGATCGAAATGGGGCCGGCAGGTCGCCCCTTCGCGTTCGGCCTGGACGCCGAGCCGCTCACCATGAGGGCTGCTGCGGACCTGTTCGAAGACATGACCGCCAGGACGGTTCACAAGTCCGACGTCGTACTGCCCGACGGCCGGCCGGCCAGCGTGAGGACCCTCTGCTTGGTGTTCGACGACTTGCTGGCCACCTGCGTTGCGAGCGAGCTGCCCGCCGACTACGTCCCGCAAATCTTCGGTTCGGCGCTGTACTCGGCCGACGACCCCGGGCACTTGCTGCGGACTCTGTGGACGTACGGGCTGCCGGCCGAGGCCAAGGCCGGCCACGCGGAAGCGGTAGAAGAGTTCGCGTCGGGGCGTGCCCGTGTGGCCGCGTAGCGGAGTGCGGCGGCGGTCGCGGGGGGCCTCGACCGGCCCGATACGCGGAGGAGTACCCCGATGGCTCACCTGACCTTCGAAGGCACGCTCCGGACACGCAAGCTGAACGAGATCCGGGGTCTTCCTCAATTCCAAGTTCGCCGCCAGGGGCAGCAGTTGGACGTGCTGGCCCTTTTCAGCGATCCGGAGACGGGGATCGCCTGGATCGAGTGCGAGCGAGGAACCTGGCGCCTGCCACCGAAACTCTTTCCGTGGGCAGAAGCGGTCGAGGACCGTGCGCGAGAAATCACGGGCCAGGACGAGGTGTTTCCATGCCGGACAGTATGGGAACAAGACGACGTCTCCGGCGAGTTGACGGTGGAGATATTCCCTCCCGGTTACCGCAGCCCGTTCTAGAAGTGAGGGCTCCACCCCATGCGCATGGGTGGGGCCCTCACTCCTGCGTGGACGTCCTGTCCGGAAAGAGCTTCACACGGGACGGGTGTTCCCGGCAGCCGCCATCGGAGGGAGCTGGTCGATATCCTCGGCCTGGTCGGACCAGCGCCAACGGCGCCCGTCCCACACGATCATCTGCCCATGCGTCCGGCACACGAAGTACCGGCCCGGCGCGGTCTCGGGATCGGGTGCCATCACTACCAGAGCCCTGACGACGCAGCAGCACGCCTCCGCGTCGCTCACAGGGCCGGCTTCCTCGGCAGCTCGTCGCACTCAGCGGCACGCCAGTGCCAGTACCCGCACGGGCAGTACCGCATCGCGTGCAGCAGAGCATCCTCGCTGAAAATGCACCGCACGACGGTGTCGGCCTCCCACGGAGCTGGGTGGTAGACCGCCCACGCCCGCAGTGAATGCCCGCAGCAGCGCATCCAGCCGCCCCCCATGATCTGCGGAGGGGTGTACTTGTCGGTGACGAGGTCGGCCTGCGCGGCGTGGAAGTCGCGGCACTGCTTGCAGTAGCCGTACTCCATTCGAGTGACGCCCATTTCAATTTCACACCGTGGACACAGGGTGCGCGTTTCCGGGACGTGAGTCATGGCGCGAGCGTAATGGTTAGCATGCTTCACATGGTGGATAAGCAGCCCGGCGACGACATGCGCCTCCTCGCAATCGCGTATCTCGAATTCTGGGCGAGGGGTGACAGGGCGAGCCTGCGTCTGCTGGAGCGAGACAGACGGCAGATCACCCAGGCGGTCGGAGCCTTCGCCTGGTTCCTGATGGACACGGTGGTCATCCCGGTCCAGCACGGTGTCGGATGGGCCGACGGGTGGGTGGAGGTCGACTTCCGGCGGCGGACCGACCCGGAATTCACCGCATCCCTTCTGCGGCGTCGCCGCTACCGCCGGCTGGCCCAGGGCCGGATGCTGCGCGCACGCCCCCACCTGCGGAAAGCGACCCGGGAGGTGGCCGGAATGCTATGCCTCGCGTACTCCGTCGAGGCCGAGCACAACGATGAAGTAAGCGCGAGAGAAGCGATTCTTCACGCGCTCAACCGGGTGCGTAATAGGTTCTGCCATACGGGTGACGGGAATAAGAATCCGTAACTGTAGCCCCGGTAGCCCGTTGTTACCTGCAAGGAAGGGGGCGGGGCATCCATGCGGCGCACTGTCGCTTCGTCGGTGAGGTGACGGACGCTCCACCCTTCCTTAGCGAGACCCCCCAACTGCTGTTCCCAGTAGGGGGGTTCTTGCTGTGTCGTCCCCCCGGGCGGCAGCCTGAGATGGAAAACTCTCGGGGTATGACCGAAAAAATGCAGGTGCTGCGATGGCTCCACGCTCAAGGTGAGTGCACGCTGCTCCAGGTGGTGGACGGCACGAATATTCCAGCAGGGCGCGCTATCGCCCACCTCAACGCGCTCACCCGGGCCCAGCACACCGCCAAAGCCCGCCGTGACCGGTTCGACCGCTACACCATCACCGAGGCCGGCCGAGAAGAAGTCGAAAGCTGGACCGAGCCGCTGGCCCCCGCCCCTGGAAAGGTCCGTCGTGCTGGCTGAACCCTTCGACGTGCGCCAGGCCGCCGAGCTGCTTCAGCGGCTGTCGCGGTACCTGTTCCTATCCGCCGCGTGCGCAGCCAGCGCTCACCACGAATGCCCCCTGGTCGACACGTACTCCGGACGCCCGTGCTGCTGCACAGGGTGCGACCACACCGGCTTCGTCGGCTCCCCTCCCCCGGTCGTCCTGCCGCTCCTGCATTACGCCGAGGATGGCCGGCGGCAGGGCTACACCTACGACGCACAGCAGATGGGTGTGCGCGACGACCTGGTGCGGGCCATGACCCACGTCCTGGAGAACCACGTCCACGAGCTGCGCCGGCCACGCATGGCGCACCAGCTCGCCGTCGCGGCGGCTCTCGTTTTCGCCCCGAGGAGCGGTGCCTGATGTACGCCCTGCGCCTGCCCGGCACCTTTGTGCCCGAGAAGCACGGCTGGACCGTGCGGAACCCCGTGGTGCCCCACCAGCAGCTCCAGATGGCCATGTACGAGCTGCACCGCTTCGGCTTCGTGTCCGCGAACTACGTCCGGCCCGAGCCCGGCTCCGAGGCCCCGGCCGGCCTCGTCCTCTCCGGATACGACCGGGAGACCGCCCAGTACCTGTGCCTGTACAACCCGCCATCCGAGTGTCGGGAAAGAAAAGTCACCGCCGCTGTCCTTCTCGCTGAAATCCGGGACGGTGTGGGCCACTCGGAGGTTTCCGCCTGAGCCCATTCGTGTCGTGCCCAAAGAAATTGCTAAGCCTTGCAGGATGACGTCAGCCCCCGTCCCGAAAGGACACCCATATGGCTGACGTCACGGCCCGGCCCACGTCGGTGGCCGGCCCGATCGCAGCGGTGGTGGCCGGCCTGCTGGCCACCCACCCGCAGGAACCCCCGCTGGTTGTCAGGCTCGGCTGGCAGGCATCCCCGAACGGCACGCTGCGGCCAATTTCACTGGTGGTGGTGCGCCGTGGCTGAGACGAAGAACCCTGACATCTACACCGAGCGCGCCCACCTCCTGGCCGTGGTCGTGGCGTTGTTCGGAGGCGTTCTGTCCTACAGCGACCCGCTCACCCCACGCTGGCCCGTCCTCTACGTGGAGTCACCAGCCGGACAGCTCTCCTGGCACATCCACCCCGGCGACCTCTGGCTATTCGAAGGTGTCCCCGTGGTCGAGAACTACCCCTGGGACCAGCACAGCACGACGGTGAAATACCGCCGCGTGAGGGCCCTCCTGCTCGACCTCCCGAAGATGACGTACGCGAGGCCGGAGTACGGTCACCCGTGAATTACCCCACCGGAATTCGGGGCGGGCACCGTTGAGGGACTTCCGCCCCGAATCGAGGTGACCGTCATGCCCCTCCTGCGACGCCCCAACCCATCGTGGGACGCGGTCCAGGCGCTGCCCGGGACACCCACGGGCGGTCCGAGGTCCCAGCTCGCCGCCGGCTGGCCCTCGGAACTGCTCGACCCTCACCCGGGCGGCACGCCGGCGCTCTCAGCGGCCACCCTGCCGCGTCTGAGCGCGCAACCCGGCACGTCCCCCGTCCGGGGCCGGCCTACGCGCCAGCAGCTCGGTCTCGGCTCCCCCGGCACCGCACCGACCGGGGCGCCGGCCACGGGCCAGGGGCGCAGCTCCATCTTCATGGCGCCCATGTACTGACCCGGACATAGAGAGGCCCGCTCCCCCCTGAGCGCGGGGAAGCGGGCCTTCTCATGCGCAGGCGTCTCAGACGCCCGGTGCGAACCCGCGCTGTCCGTCGAGGACGGCCTTCCCGAAGGCTTCCCACTCGGAATCCGTGAACGGAAGCAGCCTGTCGGGCATGTTGGAGTTCCGCACCAGCCATCCACCCTCGACCCGGGCGGTCTCCAGGCAGTCGCCGGTCCCGCCGGTGGAAGCCGCCGGGGTGTTCCACTGGAGGTCGGTCGGCACGTTGGACAGCATGGCGTTGAGCGCAGCCAGCTTGTCGGCCTGCGGGGTGTCAGTCACGTGACATCTCTTTCCTAATTGTGGTGATCATTTCGAGTGAGTCTGTCGGGGACACTGCGAGTACGCGCAGATCCTCCAGGAAGCCCTTCAGCCCCCGAATTTCCTTGAGACCCTTCCGGAAGGACATACCCGTCATCGCGTCGAACGCTGCGACGGGGGTCTCTGCCCCTCCGAAGCTGAGCATGTGGAACGTGTACGTGAGCGTCGCGTTTGCGCTGAAGGGGATGACGCGGAAGGACACCCCTCGCTCCGTGGCATCTCCCATGATCGCGTCGAGTTGGGCGAGCATGACGTCCCGACCGCCGACCTGCTGGCGCAACGCCGCTTCGCCCATGATTACTTCGACAGCCGGCCGGGGTTCCTTCGCCAGGATGCCTCTGCGATGCATGCGCAGTTCGACCGAGCGCTCTACCGATGACGGGTTGAACGAGGACTTCGCGAGTTCGCTCGTGAGCGCCCGTCCGTACTCCGGCGTCTGGAGCAGCCCTGGGATGATGTTCGGGTTGCAGGTAGTGATCTCGTGGGCGCTGTCTTCGTAGGCCACGAACTCGATGAGCGATTCCGGGAACTCGTCCTGAAAGTCCTGCCACCAGACTTCGGTGATGGCGGTGCCAGCCTCCAGCATGGTTTCCAGGCGGACACTGGTCGGGACGTCGGCGCCGTAGAGCTTGAGCAGGGTTCGCAGCTCCGACAGGTCCGGCCAGGCGGCGCCGCGTTCGAAGCGGCTGACGCGGTCGATCGTTTTGCGCTTGATCGCGCGGGCGGCGTCGATCTGCTTGATCTGTGCGCCCTTCGAGGTCCGAGCGTCGAGGCGCACCTTCTTCAGGGCTTCCCCGAATCGCTGCCGGGCGACCATGCCTGCGGTACTGACCGCCACGGTGCTTCCCCTTCTCTCGCGGCTTGTGGACAACGCGAAGAGTAGCGCGAGGGCGTACTTCCGGGCACGTGTGGGGGTTTTTCGTCCCTAGGGCTTGCAACCGCAGGTGCAATCGCACCACACTCAGTCTCACGTACCGAAGGTCCGTCGTCGCGGTGCGTCACCTACGCGGTTTCCCCATGCCCGCGTGATGGAGGGCTTCATGCACACCCAACAGCATGCAAGTACAGACGCAGTGCGGGAGAGAACGTTCCCTTGCACTCCCGACCAGGTCAGAGCAGCTCGTCGATGGGCAGCCGCAGTTTACTCCGAGGCCGGAGCCGACTCGGACATGTCGGAGGCATGCTGCCTGCTGGTCAGCGAGGTGGCCACCAACTCGGTTTTACATGCCGGCGGCGACTCGTTTCGCGTTCGGATTCACCGTGCGGATCTGCGAGTTGAGGTGTGGGACAGCTCCCGCCGGATGCCTCAGCGCCGTGTGACCGGCGCAGATTCGGAGAGCGGCCGGGGGCTGGAGCTGCTGGATCTTCTCGCTCCGGGTTTCGCCGTGGTGTGTGAAGAGGGCGGCAAGAGCGTCTGCTTCCGGCCAAAGGTCAGCTTCTAGCGCGGGGAAGGGAGGGGCTGGCGATGGATGCGAGGCCGCGTCTCGTTCTGATCAGCGAAGCCGAGCTGGAGGGAGATCCGCACGCGGATCAGCCGTTCCGGCTGGAGTTGGACGGTTGGTGGGAGGGCTCGCCCGGGGATGGGTACAGCTCGACGCGCTTATGCGTTCGCTTCGACTCCGCCGACCTCACTGCCCTTCTGGCGCAGGGTCGCTCGTCACAGCTTGCGCTCGTGAGCCGGATCGGTCGTACCGGCGTGGACCCCCGGTCGTTCGCGGTGCTGAAGGAGCAGGCGATCATCGCCGCCCGTCAGGCGCCCCGCCCGGATGTTGAACTGCTCAACCGGGTCCTCGTGAAGCTGCACGACATCTAGACCACGGCCTGGCCTGCCCCTCGCGGAGGGCCAGGCCGTGACAGACACCCGCCCGTGAACCCGGGCGGGTGGGCGCCATGGGCCCCCTGTACCCAGGCGTCCGATCCGGTCGGCACCGACTGTTCCTCCTCGGTGCCGGCCGGGTGCACTGAGTTTCTGCCTCGACCCCCTATATGCGGGGGCGGTCAAGAGGCAGAAAAGGGCGCCCGCCCACGCCTAGGAAGCGGGCGCCCACCCCGAGCAGGTTTACCGGATTCGATATTGGCAGGTGGTTCATAGAGGTCGCCTAATACGTCACGTGCGTTACCTGGGTCGTCCTGCGTTCTTGCTCCCTACACAGGACAGGCCCGGGTTTCAGTTTGCCTTTTTCCGGGCTGCTTTTCGACGCATCCCGGCCTTTTCCATGCCCGCCACACAAATGCAAGATTTGGCATATTCCTTTTCTAAGAATCTTGGCTTCACCGGTTTCCGGACCCCAGGGATATAGGTAACTTCTCTCTCGGCAGGACGTCGATGGAAAGTGACGGCGACGTTCAGCCGTAGGTAAATCCATTCCTGACAGAAGGGGGAACCTCATGGTTCCGACGATCGAGACCCAGGCCGTGGACCGTTCCGTGCTGGCCGGCGCTCTGGACAGCGTCCGGAACGACAGCGACGCGCAGAAGGCGGCCGTCGTGGGCAACGTGGAGGCGGCGCTGTCCGACTCCAACTCCTGCATGATGGGCGGCTGGACCTCCTGACCGCGTCACCCCTGACGCGCTGAAGCGCTGATGCCCTAGTGCGCCCGGAGCCGGGTTTCCCGCTCCGGGCGCATCCAGTAGCACCCACTACTTCGAGGAGTTTCCATGCACTGCCTGAACAACGGCCACCTGGCCGCGTCTCTCGCCCGCCAGGCCCGCGCCCTGGGCGGCACGGTCCCGGACGTCGACTCCCTGCCGGGGGCGTACCGGGAGATGGCCGCCGGCCTGCGCCCGGTGGGCCTCGGCATCCAGGGCGAGGGCATCACCATCAGCTACGAGGACGGTGACTGGGCTCGCTACTGCCGGCAGGAGGGCATCTTCGAGCACATCTTCGCCGGGGCCAGCCCGACGGACGGCCCCACACGCCAGGCATGGGATGAGAAGGTCAGGGACGCGCTCCAGCTCATCGAGGACATCCACCCCGGCCTGCGGTACATGGTGGACCTTCTCGTCACCGACCTGGTCATCCTCGACTCGGGCGCGGACGGCGGCGGCAGCGCCTCGCACATGCCTGGTGTCGTGGTCATGAGCCCCCGGAAGGCAGGTCCCACGGTCGATGTGGCCACGCGCGAGGAGGGTACGCAGAGCGCGTGGGAGGTGCTCGACTATGCGATGTGCCTGGTGCATGAGGCGCTGCATCTGGCCCTTTTTGTGCTGGACATGGTCCACGGCACGTTCACCAGGACGTCCGCCGAGCTGGAGGGCGACGAGTACCGCGCCCTGTCGGCGGTCAAGATCGGGCAGATGAGGCCGCTGGACAAGGCGTTCCACGCGGCGGTTGTCACGGTGCCCTTGATGTACATGGAGCACCGCGTCGGCAGGACGGCACTGGTCGATCTCTACACGCAGTCGCTGGGCGACGCGTGCGTGTCGCTTCAGGAGCGGCGCGAGTTCTTCACGCCGTATGGGCAGATGCTGCTCGACGAGCTGTGCCGCTTCGGCGAGACGATCGACTTCGGTCTCGTCGAGGACAGCATCTCCAATCCGGCCATGGCGCGCTACGCGCCTGTGGCGGTCTGAGCGTTCACATCTCGATCAGGATTCCCGCATCGCGTGCGAGGCTCAGGGCCAGTTCGGTGGCTCCCGGGCCTCGCACGGTCGCTCCCTTGAGGCCGGCGGTCCCGCCGATGTCGAGCATGGTGCAGTTGGTGAACTCGGCTTTGGACATCTTGCAGTTGGCGAACTGCGCGCCGGTCAGGTTGCAGCCTTCGAAGGTCACGTGGGCGAGTTCGGCTCCTTGGAAGTCGGCCTGCTGGAGGTTCACGTCCTGGAAGACGACGCGGCGCAGCTTCGAGCCCCGGAAGTGGGCCATGTCTGCGCGTCCGCCCTCGACGGTGACGTCCGTGAAGTGGCTGGACTGCCAGTGCGATCCGGTGAGGCGGCTCATGGCGACCCTGCACTTGAGCAGGGAGACGTCCAGGGCGCGGAAGCCGGCGAAGTCGACGGTGTCGAATTCCGAGTCGCTGAGTACGGACTGGCGCAGTGACGCGTTGATGAAGCGGGCGTTGGAGAGTCGGGAGTTTTCCATTTCCAGGATCTCGGCTGCACCGGTCAGCAGCGTTCCATCGAAATGCACTGCCCGCAGCACGGCGTCGTCCGTGAATTCCTCGGCCTCGGCCAGCCGGGGGTTGGTGTGCACCTTGGGCTTGGCTGGTTTTTGAACCGGGGGCTTGTACACGTCGCGCTGGCTGCCGACCGGTGTCATTTCGCGTCTCCTTCGTCACGTTCGGAGGGCGCAGCTTAGCAGCGATGAGAGCAGCACAGATGTTCGCAACAGAAAGGCACCCGAAGCAGTTTCCGACTGCCGGGTGCCTTACCGGTTGCTGAATGCAGTGAAATGGTTCTACGCCATGCGTTCGCGTACGGCCTGAAGCACGGCGAGGGCCATGTCCCACTCCGCCAGGTCGTCCTCCGGGTGCTCGCCGGGATTCTCGGCGATGCGCCATCCGTAGGCCCAGACCGTGGCGCTGTACTCCCGAGCCGCCTGGGGGGACATCTTCGCGATGCGGCGGCGGGCGTCGTTCAGGAGCTTGGTGTCGGCGGTCCGTCGGGTGAACACGAGGGGCGCTCCATCGAGTTGCGGCGGTAGTTGGGCAGAAGGTGGCCCTCTGAGCTGAGAACGGCTGCGGGGCGGGCGCTCAGGGCGTCGGCGAGGGCCTGGTGCTCGTCGTCGGCCTGGGACGTCCAGCGGCCGACGACGATGCCGAGGGTGCCGATGCGGTAGACGGTCGCGGGCTCGGCCCTGCGGTAGGGCGGGGCGGTCTCCTGGTAGTAGGTGCGGTAGCGCCAGGGCCAGGTCCGCTGGCAGCGGGTGGTGGTGACCAGGGGCATCGGATCAATCACCAGGCCGCGCGGGTGTAGGGCTTGCCGTTGAAGACTTGGTTGATCATCCGCCCGGGGCTGCCGGCTGCGCGGAATCTGTTCCACTCGCGGCGGGTCACGCCGTAATACTCGTAGCCGACGCCGTCCTGGTAGATACCAGGGGCGACCTTTTCGCCACGGAATCTCACGAACATGGTCTTCGACTTGTAGTCGTAGCCGGCCGCCACGGTTCGGGGCCTGGGCGGGTTGCTGGTGTTGGTCGGGCGCTCGGTGAGTAGCGTCTGGTCGTCGCCGAGGTGGAAGGCCCGCAGAAGGGCTGCTGTCTTGCGGGGGCCCAGGTCTTCGCGTGATTGCAGGATGTATTCGCGGATCTCTTCGGGCGTGTAGCCACCGCCCGGCGGCATTCCTCGGGGCATCGAAAACCCTCCCGTTCCAGTCGGTTCTCCGACCGTAGAAGGGGAGGGTTTTCTGGCAATATTCCTACTACGCCCTACGGTAGGACTCGGACCAGGAGTTCAGTGGCAGATACGGGGTCGATCCGGAGATCGCTGGTGCACTCGATACGGAGGGCATGATCGTCAGTGACCTGGACATCGAAGGAGTCCGGGTATGCCGCCCTGCGGCCGGGGACACGAAATTCAATCCCTACGTTGCGGCCCAGGGGACGCCCTTCATCGTCGGGGTCATCGCCAGCGGTGTCACAAAGAAAGGTATTGCTGTCGGCGGGGCCACCGTTGACTTGGGCCCGAAGTTCCTCGACCTCTCTCCGGAGCCGAAGCACCTCGCGGTTCAGATTGGTGACACCGTTTTGCACCCAAGCGGGCTGCTTGGGAAGCCTTGGGTCGTCGAAGGGCAGAGAGGTGTGGGTCACGGCGCCTGTGTCTTCCAGTTGATGCCGATGGGGTTGCGGTGGTGGCCGGCAGGGAGTCGAGAAGCGTGCCGGTAGATCATAGTGGTGCTGAAGTCTTTGTGTCCGTAGTAGGTCATGACGCGGTCGTAGCTGGGCTTGTCGGGGTCGACCAGCGCGAGCGTGATGGTGGTTGCGCGGCCGTCGTGGGGACCGATGGTAAAGCCGCATGCTCGTCCGGCTTCCTGGACCATGCGGTAGATGCCGGATGCGTCGAGCCGGGTGTGTTCGAGTTGCCCGGTCTCTTTGTTCCGTGTGCGGCGCCCGGTGGACATGATGAGAGGGCCTGCGGTTCGGCCGTCGAGGAATTCGTCTGTCAGTTCGGCGAGGCGGTGGGGGATGTCGATGTCTACCCAGGCACCGCCCTTGCGTTTGAACCGGAGCATGCGACCTCGGGGGACCTGGTAGAAGTTCTCCGCGCTGACGTTCTCGATTTCCTCGCACCGTAGTCCGGGTCCGAAGGCGTAGCCGTTGGCGATCTGAGAACGGATCGACCTTTTTCGGGCAGCCGTCAGGACGTCGTTGATTTCCCAGGGGAGCAGCACGGAGCGTTGCTTCCGGGTGCGCGTTTCGAGCTTTACCGCCTTGATCGGGTTGGTGCCTCGGAGTTGGTGGACGATGGAGTAGGAGAAGGCGGAGCTGAGCGCGTCGTACTTTGCTTTGAGGCTGGGGGTTCCGTACGGCAAGCTCGCGCATTCCGTGGTGCAGTCGCCGGGGTGGTCGTCCCAGTGAGGGCTTTCGAGGTAGGTGAAATAGTCCTCGACTTCTTCGACGCCAGCTTGTTTGAGTGCGTCGATTCCTGCGTAGTCGCTGTATCGCTCCATCCAGCCGAGGAAGAGTTCGAAATATGGCAGGTACTTGCGGCGGGTCTCGGGGCTCGTGAGCTGGTTGCCCCATCGGCGGATGAACGTCTCCAGGTCCATCTCGGTGTTGCGGGCGCGGCGGGTGCGGTCGGCCCATGCGGGCGGTGCGGTGCTGGCGGGCATAGGCGCACCCTAGCGAGACAACGCATAGGTAGTCATGGGCTTCCATGCATTGACGGCAGGAGCGCGATTATTTGACCTTATTTGTCCGGCTTTAGCTTCGCCGGATGGGGACCCCACTTGATGCTACGGAGCGCGAGCTGACCCTTGGCATGCCCGAGGAGCCGGAGCCGACCGATGCTGCCGACGGAGACCAGGCCGTCATCGAGGACATCATCGACAAGATCATCTTGGTCATCGACGAACTGTCCGGTCACCCCCTGCGCCCGTACCAGCTCCCCCTGGCCCGTCGCATTCTGGAGTCACTCATCATCGAGGACTCCGCCAAGATCACCGCGCTGTGGAGCCGGCAGTCCGGAAAATCCGAGACCGTCGCCGACACTGTGGCCGGCGCGGCAATCATGCTCCCCCGGCTCGCCAAGGTGTTTCCCACACTTCTGGGGAAGTTCAAAGAGGGTCTGTGGGTCGGTGTTTTCGCCCCGACCGACGAGATGTCCGAGACTCTCTTTTCCCGCATCGTTGGCCGGCTCACATCCGAGCGCGCCCAGGACATCATGGCGGACCCGGAGATCGACGAGAAGTTGGTGGCCCGGGGAAAGGTTCTCCACCTCAAGCGCTGCGGGAGCCTCATTCGAAAGCAGACGGCACATCCGAAGGCCATGATCGAGGGGCAGACCTACCACCTGGTCGTGATCGACGAGGCGCAGGCTGCCGACGACAAGGTACTCAACAAGAGCATCACGCCGATGCTGGCTTCCACCGCTGGGACGATCTGTCTGACAGGCACCCCCACGTACACGAAGTCGGGTTTCTACGAACAGATACAGAAGAATAAGAGAGAATCCACTCGCAAGGGCAGAAAGAGCAACCACTTCCAGGTCGACTGGAAGGAAGTCTCCAAAAGTGTTCCGCGCTACAAGAAGTTCGTGCAGAGCGAGATGGACCGCCTCGGCGAGGACAGCGACGAATTCAAACTGTCTTACCGGCTGATTTGGCTGCTCGACAAGGGCATGCTCTGCACCTCCGACCGTTTCGATTCGCTCGGCGACGTCTCCATGCGTGCAGTGCAGGAGTGGCACCGCTCCCCCGTGATCGTCGGAATCGACCCCGCCCGGAAAACGGACTCCACGATCGTCACTGTCTGCTGGGTGAACTGGGATTACCCCGACGAGTACGGAAACTACGAGCACCGCGTGCTCAACTGGTTGGATCTCCAGGGCCTGGACTGGGAGACGCAGTATTACCGCATCGTCGAATTCCTCTCCCATTACAACGTTTTCGCTATCGGCATCGACGCCGGCGGCCTCGGCGACGTGGTGGCCAGCAGGCTGCGAGTGCTCATGCCCTACTCCCAGATGATCGACCTGAAAAGCGACCGCACGAATCAGACCAAGCGTTGGGCCCACATGATGGACCTCATGTCCAAGGGCCTCGTGATCTGGCCGGCGCACGCCAAGACGCGGTCCACAAAGACCTGGCGGAGATTCAGGCAGCAGATGGAAGACGCTGAGCTGACCTACCAGGGCCCCCACATCATCGTCGCGGCGCCCGAGGTGGATGCCGCGCACGACGACTACGTGGACTCCCTGGCCAACGCCCTCTTTCTCACCGCAGAAATGAGCATGCCCGAGGTCGAGATGCAGAATGCACCCTGGTAGCCATTACCGGTAGCAAAAAGCCCCGACCTAGCGTCCTGGTGAGACGTCTCAAAAAATGGGAGGCACACCATGGCGCAGAGCCCCCTCGCCCCTGACCCGAATTTCCACGAGTCCGCTGACCGCCACTACGAGCGGAAGACCGCCAGCAACCCTGCTCGGCGCGGCCCCCTGCGTTTCCAGGAAGGCATCGCCTCCGACAGTGACGTGCCCGCCGAGTTCAGCGAGGGCGTCATGCAGGGCTACCGCACGCCGCCTGGCCGCTCGAACCACAACGTCAACGTGTTCACGAAGTCCGCCGAGGAAACCACGCGGGAGCGGGCGCACGTGGGGAGCGCAAGCTGGCCGGAGGCCCCCACCTTCATCTCGGCCATGGCCGAGGGGGCGAGCGAGCGTGAGCTGAGCTACTCCAGCGTCGACCGGGGCGAGCGCCCCCACATCCGCCGGAACTACGCCCGGGTGGACTGACGTGACCCAGCCCGGACAGTCGACCCCGTGGGCGAAGTTCCCCATCCCCTCGTCAGGGAAGGTGCCGGACGTCCCGGTCGACCTGGCGGCGGTCGTCGACCCGATCGACACGCTCCTCAAGAACGTGATCGGCGGGGCGACGGCCCCTACGGGCCCGCTCAGTCCCACCATCACCGAGGCGTCCGCCAGTATCGGGTCTCTCAATGCCACTCAGAGCAGCCAGCAGACGGACATCGCCCAGATCAAGGACCAGATCGCCAGGCTTTCGGCGGTGCCGTGGGCGTCGGCGACAGCTCGCACCACGACGCTGAGTATCACCGGCACCACCCGTACGCCCACCCAGGTCCACTCGATGACCATTCCGTCCGCCCCGCAGCGGCGCCTGCTCATGGTGCACACGACGATGAGTGTGGGGTGGACGGATAACGCCACCACCACTCAGGCGCGAGCCCGTCTCCAGCTCCGGGCGGACGGCTCGGCCACCTACGTCGACCGCAACATCAGCATCACCAGCGGGGTGGACCAGACGGCGACCTTGAGCTTCGTCGAGACCGTCGAAGCGGGAAAGAGCCCCTCGGTGCGCCTGACCTTGGAGGTCTATGGCCAGTCCGCCTCTTCGTCTCGCATCCTCGCGACGCAGCCGCCGGACCCTCGCATCTATGCCGTTGCGCTCCCCTGGAGTGGCCTGACCGTGCCGTACCTGCCCGTGTAGCGGCGGAGCTTACGTCAAGTACAGACCAGCATTCGTTTCATATTCATCATCGCTGGCGGAGTTGAAAGGAGGTGATGTCCTATGTCCGTTGCTTTTGTCTCACCGTCCATGCGCGCAGCCGCCAGCGACCTGACCATCTCTGTCAGTCCGCTCGGATTGGTCGAGTTGGCGGACGAGTTAAGAGGAATTTGAGGTACATGGCCCGCGTCTTACCCGGTACGCGAATCACTGGGCCTGGTATCTGGGGCATCACTGGGGGTACAAACGGGAGGCCGGCGAACCGAGCCTCACCATCAATTACGTCGGCGCCTTGAGCCGGTACATCACGAATTTCACATTCGGTCGTGGCGTGCACTTCCAGTCTGACAAGAAGTACGAGCACGTGGTGCCCGCGCTGCTGGAACGCGCCTGGGCGATCGACAACGACCGGAAGACCGTCCTGTGGCAGATGGGCGAAAACGGTTCAGTCAGTGGCGACTGTTTCGTGAAGGTCGCGTATGAACCGGCGTGGGCCGATGCTGCGGGAAACGCACACCCCGGTCGTGTTCGCATTCTTCCGCTCAACGGGGCGCAGTGCTTCCCCGAGTATCACCCCCACGATCGTGACCGCCTTCTCAGAATGAAGATCAAATACAAGTTCTGGGGCACTTCTCTCGAAGGCACTCGCGCGGTGTACACGTACACCGAGATCATCACGGACCACACCATCGAGGAGTACGTCAACGACGAGCTGCTCGACGCCCGGGAGAACCCACTCGGCACGATCCCCATCGTCCACATCCGGAACATCGCCGTATCCGGCTCCCCCTGGGGCCTCGCCGACATCGTTGACGTCATCCCCCTCAACCGGGAGTACAACGAAAAGGCGACAGAAGTCTCGGACATCATCAACTACCACTCGGCCCCGGTCACCATCATCACCGGCGCCAAGGCCAGCAACCTGGAAAAGGGGCCGCGAAAAATCTGGGGCGGCCTTCCGAAGGACGCGCAGGTTTTCAACCTGGAGAACGGCGTCGACCTGAGCGGGCCGCTGGCCTACATGGACCTGATCAAGCGGTCCATGCACGAACTGACCGGCGTACCGGAGACAGCCCTCGGGCAAGCCCAGGCGATCTCCAACACCAGCGGGGTCGCGCTCAGCATTCAGTTCCTCCCCCTTATGCAGCGGTACGCGCTCAAGCAGACGAACTACACCCTCGGCCTCAAGCAGATCAACGAACTGGTCCTCCGGACCCTGTTCTTGTACGAGCCCGACACCCTCGTCTACAACCCCGACACTCAGGGAATCCGCACTGCGGACGCCCAGCCCTTGATCATCGACCCCCGTGACCCCCAGGTCTACGACACGAAATGCGAGTGGCCGCCCCCCCTTCCGGTCGACGTTCTGGTGAAACTCAACGAGGTGCAGGCGAAGCTGGCTCTCGGGTTGGAGTCCAAGCGGGGAGCCCTGCGCGACCTCGGCGAGACCTTCGTCGACGAGAAGATGCAGGAAATCTTCGACGAGCAGCTCCGGGAATCCCGTGAGGAAGGTGCGCTCGAACTTATTAAGGCTCAAATAGCTAGCGCTATCTTGCGTTCAACGGGATTGCCGCCCACGGGCGTGGAAAGCCCGCCCCCTGCTCCGGCAAGCGGCTCCTCTACCTCGGCAGCCAAATCCGGGGCGACAAGTGCCGGCCCCTTGCCGGGACTCCCCGGAACGGGCAGTGGCAAGGACATCGAATCGGTTCTCAGTGAACTCGTGACGCTCTCCAAGGGCACAAAGCTCGCCCAGCGGAGAAACCCGGAAAACGACTAGACCGCCCGCCTTTCATTCCTACTCATTCCGGCGGCTACCCAGCCTGGAGTGTAGAAGTGCCCGAAAACCCGAACCCCGCTGATTCCCCGGCCCCGCCGGCATCCCACCCTGGCAGCGGCGCCCCCACGAATCCGGACGGCACCATCACCGTCCGCCCCGCCGCTCAGCCGGCAGCACCCGCCGCCGAAGGTCGCAGCTTCACGCAGGCCGATGTGGAGCGTGCGCGCCAGGAGGAGAAGGACAAGCTGTACAGCCGTCTCCAGAAGGGCGACGAGAGGCTCCAGGGCCTCGAAGCCGAACTCGCCCGACTCCGTGAGGAGCGGGAGGCTCGCGAGAAGGCCGAGGCGGAGCGCCAGGCCGCCGAGGAGAAGGCCGCCAAGGAACAGGCGGAGGCGGACATGTCCGCCCGGAAGTTGGTCGACGAGCGCTCCACCGAGTGGGAGCGGCGGTTCGAGGAGCTACAGCAGGAGCGGGAGCAGGAGCGGGCGACTCTCGCGAAGGAAGCTGAATTCAATCGGCTGCGTGCGTACATTCAGGAGCGAATCAATGCAGAGAGCAGCAGCATTGCTCCCGAGCTGCGTGACCTCGTGGCGGGTAACACCCCGGAAGAGGTGGACCAGTCCATCGAGATGCTGAAGGCCAAGACGGACGCCATTTTCACCTCGTTGCAGTCCGCACAGCAGGCAGCGCGGTCGCAGATGCGTGGAGTGGCGTCGACCGGTTACACCGGAAACGGCCCCACGGACGGTGACGCGGGCAACCGCCAGCTTTCCGTCGAAGACATCAAGAACATGCCGATGAGCGAGTTCGCGAAGTACCGCAACCAGCTCCTCGGGGCGGCAGCCAACAACACCAGCCAGCGCGGACTCTTCGACTAGTCCGGCGCCTGCCCATCCGCCTCTCATTCCTACTCATTCCGGCGGCCCCTTCACGGAATGAGAGGTTCCCGTGGCAAGCGGAATCACCGGGACTCCGGTCCTGTCCCCCACACCGACCGCCTATACGGCGGCCAACTCCACGATGCTCACCCCGGCCATCCAGACCATCTGGTCGAAGGAAATTCTTTTCCAGGCGATGCCCGTGCTCAGGTTCGAGCAATTCATGGTCAAGAAGACCGAGCTGGGTACCGCTCCCGGTCTGACTGTGAATTTCATGCGGTACCGGAGTCTCGACGGAGCCCAGCAGCTCGTCGAGGGCGTCCGCATGGAGACCCACGCACTCTCGGCCGAGCAGATCACCATCACTGTGGCGGAGCACGGTTTCGCCATCGCCGTCACGGAACTCCTGCTCAACGCGTCTTTCGATGACGTTATGGCAAGCGGTGCCCGGCTTCTCGGCCGAAACATGGCGACCTATCTGGACGCGCTCTGCCGGGACACCCTCCTTGGCGCTCCGTCGGTCCTTTACGGATACGACAAGCTGGCCTCCTGGTCGGCGGGTGCCGCGCGTACTCCGCTTTCGCCGTACGACCGGGGCATGTTCGCCGACTCCGAGGCGACCATGGCCGCGAACGGGGGCTTCTACTTCACGTCTGCCCTGGTGAAGGACGCGGTCGAGACCCTCGCGACGAAGAACGTGCCTCGCCTCGGCGAGACGTATGTCGCTTTTGTCCACCCGCATCAGAGCCGTCGGCTTCGCGACGATCCGGAATTCATCGAGGTGACGAAGTATGCCGCCCCGGGGAACTTCATGCTCGGGGAAATCGGCAGGCTGAATGACGTGGTATTCATCGAGACCACGCAGGTCTTCCAGGGCAACACGACTCAGCCGCCCACCCGGCAGATCGGGACCAACATTCCCACCAACACTGCCCAGAAGTGGGGCGGCCAGCCCTCCCGCAGCGCCTCGGGAGCAACGCCGGCGATCCCGGCCGTCACGTCGACTCCGTCCAACCCGAATGCGCCGACGAACCCGATCTACCGCGCGCTGGTAATCGGTGACAATGCCGCCGGTCACGCCATCTCCCTGCCCGTCGAACTGAGGGACGGGGGCGTGCTCGACTTCGGAAGGGAGCACGCCTTGGCCTGGTATTCGGTGTTCGGTCTCGGGCTCATCACGGATTATGCCGTGGTGCAGTGCGCAACGAACTGACCGGCTCACCCAGCGGGGCCTAGGGCCCCTTATTCCGGGGCGGTGGTAACCGACTCTCGCCGCCCCGGAACTCCTCACCCGATTCGATAGGAGACCACCCGTGCCTGCGAACCCGCGCACCAAGCCGAACCCCAAGGATTTCACCGGTAACAAGAAGCGTCAGCTCGCCGAGGAGCACGCCGAGGAACTCACTCGACGCAAGGGCGAGCTGGCTATGCACCACGCCGAGCAGGCTGCGAATCTCGACAAGCCCATCGAGCTTGACGAGAAGGGCCGCACGCTCGAATCCGTGGGCGAGGAAGCCACGCCGGACGGGCCGGTCGAGCTTCCCCCCGAGACGGTGGATATCCGCATTGCGTGCGACCTGGAGAAGGTGACGATCGGCCAGGGTACGGAATTCGATTTCAAGGAGGGACAGGTCTACACCGTCCCCCTCAACGTCGCTCTGCACCTGGACCGGCTCGGATACGTCTGGCAGTGGCTCTGACCGGAGGGAACGGCGCGTAATGGCTGCGATCAAGCCTCTCAAGTCGACCGGAGCAACACCCTCGAAGGGGAAGTGGTACACGCTGCTCACCGATTTCGGTGAGGGCGTCGGCATGCTCGCCCGGAAGCGCCGCTACCGGGCCGGCGATCAGCAGACGGCCGAAGAAGAGGACCGACAGCTCCTGGTGCTGGACATCCTGGAGCCGGCCACGTACGGCGTCGGCTACAGCTCGGAGAAGACCGTGCTGTGCATGTGGCTCGAAGCGAGCGCGCCGGGCCGCCTCTCCCAGCACCACATCAGCTTCCCCCTCACTCAGTTCATCGAGCTGGTCGGCCAGGGCAAGGAGCCGCCCGAGTGGGCGGACTGGCAGGCACAGCAGAGTCCCGTCGGTGATGCCTGATGCCCGGGTTCATCGCGGTACAGGGGGCCGTGTCGGCGCTGGACTACCTCACCGGCCGCTCCACGGGACTGGAGGCCGAATGGCAGGCCAAGATCGCCGGGGGGAATCCGCAGCCGAAGACGACGTACCTGATGCTGCTGACCCAGACCGTCACCGACGCCCAGACCGACATGGCGACGCTGCTGGGCATCGAGGCCGCCGGGACCGGCTACGCCCGCCAGCCGGTCCCATGGGGCGCGGCCTCCACGGACACCCGGCGGTCCGCCAACGTCGACCTCGTCCAGTTCGGGCCCTTCAGCGACCCCACCGGTCTCGCGGCGCCCGTGGCCGGCGCGGCGCTGGTGACGCGCATGACGTCCTCGGCCGGCCAGCCCACCGGCCTGTGCCTGATGGCCTGGAACTTGGACTCGGCCATCACGACCCAGCAGAACCAGGCGCTCCAGCTCGCGGTCGGCGCGCTGTCGATGACGCTGGCGGTGACCTGAGATGGCGACGCTCGCGGGCGTTCTCCGGCGCGTGCGTTCGGAGATCGGTGACCTTCCGGCCCCCTTCGTCGACACCTTCATCGGTGGCGATGAGCTTTCGAGCTACGACCTGTCCGAGGTCAACGTCACCAGCGTGGTGGCAAAGGTGGTCACTACCGAACCCGCGAGCTCCATCGAGCTGGAGCCCGACGCCGACTACGTCCTCAATCCGGCCGAGGGCTCGATTCTGCTGATCAACACGGACTACTCGCCCCTGCGGCATGGCCAGACGCTGATCGTGCGGGGCAGGTCGGAGGGCATGTTCGCCGACGCGGAGCTGGAGACTTACGTCAGCGACGCGATGACCCAGCAGACGTACGGCCGCACGATCAAGACCCGATACCGCGACGGCCACGGCCATATCCGGTACGACCTGGAACCCATCGGCCTGGAGAACCTGCCGGCGGTGGAGGAACCCCTGGTCGCCTACCTGGCCACGATCAACGCGCTGTGGACGCTCGCGACGGACGCAGCCACGGACATCGACGTGAATACAGCGGAGGGGACCTTCGTTCCGCGCAGCCAGCGCTACCGGCAGCTCATGGAACACCTCGCCGAACTTCAAGCCAGGTACAACGCGCTGGCGCAGCAGCTCAACGTCGGCCTCGCGCGTATCGAGCAGTTCCAACTCCGTCGGGTCTCGCGGTCCACCAACCGCCTCGTCCCGATTTTCCAGCCGCGTGAGTACGACGACACCGGGAAGCCCGAGCGGCTGCTGCCTCCGATCGATGGCGATGCCTATGACGACGAGTCGGGCGTGACCTCGCCGCTCTACCCGGGCACGTGGGGGTGATTCACGGTGTGGTCGCGGCTGGACTGGAAGCGGGGTCGTTTTGGTGTGAATACCGAGACGACTCTGATTCACCGTGCTTTGCGCGGCTGGCAGAACCGGACCGGTGACAGTGTCACCTACTGGCGCTTCCGGCGCGATGAGTCGGACATGCACGACGTCTACGACGAAGCCACAGGCGTCGGCCGGGTGTTCTACGGGAAGTGGCAGATCCCCGCGCTGCACGTCACTCACGTGGAGTCCGCGAACGAAATCCCCGGTGACGCGGGTCTGTACATCACCGACACTCTGCGGGTCGTCCTCGAATTCGATCAGCTCACGAAATTCGGCCTCACCGAGATGGACGTCAAGCACGGCTCGTTCCAGCGCGACCGGATCGCCTACGACAACGCCCTCTACGCGGTGCAACGCGTGATCGTCCTCGGCCAGATCCGCCGACGGGACGTGGTCGTCGTGATCGAGGCGCAGCAGATCAAATCCGACGAGCTGGTCAACGACCCGGTATTCGCGGATTACCTCGTCGACCCCTCGCAGCACCCCGTACCTGCCGAGCTGATGGCCCGGACGGTGATCCACCCCCCGGAGGAAGGCGCAGGCGATGACCCTGACTTCTGACCTGTCCGCTTCCGAGATGCCCGCCGGGATTCCTTCGACCAGGCTGACCGGCCGCTACATAGCCCCCAACGGCACCCCGTTGGTCGGGAGCGTGTCCTTTGCCCCGCCGTCGGTTCTGACGCTGCCGGGGTCAGACGTCATCGCTGCCACGCCCGCGCAGGTGACCCTCGACGCGCAGGGCTCATTCGAGGTGACGCTGATCGCCACGGACGCGCCGGGCATGTCCCCCTCCCACTGGGCCTATCAGGTCACGGAGAAGCTCAAGGGGTTGCCCCGGCGCGTCTTCCACATCGCGCTGCCGGCGTCGGCGACGACGGTCGACCTGGCGGACATCGCACCCATCAACCCGTACACAGGCAACTACCTGCCCGTCACCGGCCCGCGTGGCGCCAAAGGCGAGAAGGGCGAGCCCGGTGACGTCAGCCTCGCGCAGCTCCATGCGCTGGAGGCCCGGACCGCCCCCCGTCCCCAGGAGTGGACCCAGTCGGCCGGCAGCAACGAGTGGACCATCACCCACTCGCTGCCATACCGGCCCCTGGTGACGGTCTACGACACCTCCGGCCGTGAGATCGGCGGCTCGGTCGACTACCCAAACCCCACCACCGTCCGGGTGCGCTTCGCCGTGGCGGAGACCGGCTCGGCCGTACTTCACTAGGAGCGCCCGATGGCTGTGACGGACTTCCGCTTTCCGGTCAAGCTGAACAAATTGCCTGTCCAGGGCCTGGTGCCCGAGTCCTCAAGTTCCGCACCTTCGTCCCCCGTTGAGGGACAGCTTTGGACTGACACCGTCAGCCACACGCTCAAGGTCTGGACCGGCAGTGTGTGGAAGGACGTGCTGGCCCGAGGGGACCAGACCGGCACCCAGAACGCGAATACCATCAGTGACCTCGCGACGGTCGTGAAGGGGTACCGGCTCGACGAATTCGCGACCCCGAGTGCGCCGGTGAACTTCGCCGGACAGAGGGCAACGAACGGGGCCGACCCGACCGCCGCGACGGATCTGGCCACGAAGCAGTACGTGGACAATGCCCGCGCGGGCATCGCCGTCAAGGACCCGGTGCGCGTGATCGCGAGCGCCGCCATCGACCTCTCGACGCTTCCGGCGGCGATCGACGGCATCACCATGGCCGCCGGCAACTCATTCCTGGCAGTGGCGCAGACCACCGCTACCCAGAACGGGATCTACGTCTACACCGGCGCCGGGCAGGCGGCCACCCGCCGGTCGGACGCGGACACCGCCGGCGAAGTCCTCGACGGGACACTGGTGGCAGTGGCCGAAGGCACCAGGGCCGGTACCCAGTACATGCAGACGGCCACCCCCTCCGGGGCGCCCGGGTCCTGGACGCAGGTCTGGACGCAGTTCAGCAGCGGAGGGCAGACGTACACCGCAGACGGTCTCGGCATCGAGCTGTCCGGCACCACCATCAGTCTGGAGCTGGCAGACGCCACCCTCACGAAGTCGGGCTCGGGCCTGACGGTCGGGCTGGTCACCGTCGCCAAGGGCGGCACCGGCGCGACCTCCGTGGCGGGCGCCCGCGCAGCTCTGGGGGCAGTCGGCAAGTACACCGCGAACGTCGGAGCGCTCACGGGCGGGGTGCCGCTGACCATCACCCACAACCTCAACAGCGTCGACATCCTGGAACCGTCGCTGCGAGAGATCAGCAGCGGCGAGCTGGTCGGCGCGAAGTGGGTCGTGGTGGATGCGAATTCGGTGAGCCTCACCACGGCTACGAGCTACGCCGCCGACAGTTTCCGCGTGACGGTGGTGGGCTGATGGCCGGTCGGCAGCTCGCACCGCAGACAGTGCCTGTGAGCGCATCGAGCAACGTGGTCACTTCCAGTGCCGTCGGCGCTGCCAACGGTGTTGCGGGGCTGGGTGCGGACGCCAAGGTGGTGCAGGCGCAGCTTCCCACCCCGAAGATCACCGTCGGGATCACAGCTCCCGCGAGCCCCGCTCTCGGGGACGTCTGGATCGATACGAACTGATGGCGACCCGCTTCTGGCTGACATCATCGGCGGCCCCGTACACCCCTGCCGCAGCGCGCGGCACCTGGACCGACGCTACGTCGAGTACGGCTGCGCTGCTGGGACGGCAGCCCGCAGGAACTGCGTCGAGCGTGAGCGTGGCTGAGACCTCGGCCGTGACCACCAACGTGCTCCTGGGCAGGTGGATTAGCCCACCGGCGCGCAAGGCCGGCACGTTGTCGGGGACCGTAGCCTGGATCTACGGCAGGGCCCAGTCGTCATCGTCTTCGGCCATGGTGGTCCGTGCCCACATATACGTCACGGTCGGCAGCACCGACGCTGTGCGCGGCGTCCTGCTGAACAACTACACGGGAGGTACCACTTTCCCGGTCACTGCGGCAGGAGGGGGAACGGCCGGTATCCCGCTGTCCGGCTCCGTCGACCTCCAGGTGGGCGATCGGCTCGTATGTGAGTTCGGGTATCAGTCCCAGAACGCGAGCACCACCACCGAGTCGGCCATCCTGCACTACGGCGGTACGGGGAGCACCGACCTGGTTACTGGGAACACGGCCGTAACGACGAATCCGGGGTGGATCGAGTTCTCGGGCGCGGATGCGCTGTTCACGACGCCCACGAGCGAGATCGCCGATAAGTTCACCACGGGCATCGGTTCCAGATTCGTGTACTACTCGGGCACTTTCTGGAATGCCGCCTGGAAACGTGTTGCCGTTCCGGCGACCAGTTCCTACCCGGGTCTCATGTCCACAGATACGGGTTACGAAATCACCGGGTCCGCGCATTTTGCGGAGATCGTCAAGATGCCGGCGGGTGGGGCCAACACGACGTTCTCAGCGATGGTTCTTGGCCCAGCCGATAACGGCACCTACATGGCCATCAGGTACGCGGTATCTACGGGCCTGCTTTCCTTCGTGAACGCCGTTTCCTACTCCGACGCAACCCCGACGACCGTGGCTTACAGTCCTGCTGCTCACCGTTGGCTCCGGTTTCGTGAAACCGCCGGAACCTTCTACTGGGAGACCAGCCCCGACGCTGCTACGTGGACGGTTCGCCGGAGCATGACCACTCCGCAGTGGCTGAAGTTCGGGACGCTGCGGATCAGCTTTCAGGGGTACGCGGACGCTGGCAGTACCGCGACTGTCGGGGAGGTCGACAACGTCAACAGCCCCCCCACGACGGTGGTCAAGGTGTGGGACGGCGCCGCGTGGGTTCCGAAGCCGCTGAAGGTGTGGAATGGCGGCTCCTGGGTCACCCGGGTACCTAAGTCGTGGTCTGAAACTGCCTGGTTCTGACGCGTATCCGTTAGCACCGTGGATTACCTCGCGGATATCCCTGCGTGCGATTCTCTGCCGAGAACCGCCCTGGCCATATCTCACACAGGAGCAGTACATGCGATTTGTCACCGTCAGCACCGAGGACTTCGACAAGACGATCAAGTTCGGTCCGCTGGAGCTGGACGATCCGTCTGACCACGTTCCGGCCGAGGGCACGCGTCTGATGCCCGAAGAGGAGGCTCTCGCGGCCGGTTACCGCTACGCCGAGGGCGGTGCCGCTTTCGCGCCGGAGGACGAGTCCCACGGCAATCGCGCGGCGCACGGGCAGGACGCGGACGAGGTCCACGAGAACCGCGACCATCGCGACCACCGCGCGCACGACGAGCAGTAGAACCCGGGGCAGTAGCCGCCTGTCAAGAACGGAGTCCGTCATGACCATCGCGCAGATCGTCGGCCTGGTCCTCATTGTCCTCCTCGTGCTGGTCGTCCTGAAGATCACCGGCATCTTCTGACCGGCTTTCATTAACCTGCGCCAAATAGGCGCACGCATTCTGGTGGGGCGATCCACAACCGCCCATACCGGAGTGCCCCCGTGCCGTTTCTTCTGAACGAGGACAAGGCGCTGAAGTCGAAACTTCAGGGCCTGACGGTGCATGACGCCACTTCCGGTGCCGGCCGCAGTGTGACCGTTCGCTACAAGAACCCGGAATACGAGCTGGCGGACGCCACTTACCCGCTCGCCCTCATCACCCACTCGCGAATCTCTCGCGACGAGGAACGGGAACACAGGGGCGTAGTGAATCTGCACTACGCCCCCGAGGGATACGAGCCGTGGGCAGACATGGCAGACCCCGCATTGTCTCCGTACACGGCGGAGATGCCCATCCCGCTGAACGTCGACTATCAGATCGACGCGTACGCCCGTAAAGAGACGCATCTCATCGAGATTACCGGCGCGCTGATGGGCTTCGACTATTTCCCGCACCGATTCGGTTACCTCTCGGTGCCCGAGGACGGAACAGTCCGCCGGCTCGACCTGATGGGCGGCCCGGAATATTCGGAGACCAAGGACGACAAGGGTAAGCGCCTTTTCATCGCATCCTGGGCGATCCGCGTCTCCAGCGAAATCTTCCTCAGCGAGATCCGCACGCTGACGCCTGCGCAGCGCGTCCTTATCGGTTGGCTCGACAAGGCCGCCTGGGACGAAGGCCACTCGGTGCCCGTCAGCACGCCCCAGGTGGTTACCAAGGACCGGCTCGCCGTGGTCTCCGCGCCGTTGGCCATCGCCCTGGTCGGACAGCCGTACCGGCAGCACCTGGAGGCCCTCGGGGGGTCAGGCCAGGTGACCTGGTCGCTCTCCGAGGGCTCGCGTCTGCCGGAGGGCCTTCACCTGACGGCTACCGGGGTTCTGCACGGGCTGCCGGTAGCCGCCACGACCTCACCGGCTCAGTTCCAGGTCTCCGCCCGGGACTCGGACGTCACTCCGCAGGTGGCGCAGGCCGCTTTCTCGCTCACCGTACTGCCCTCACCTCCCGGAGGCTGATTCCTGATGACGACGCCCACGACATTCCCTTACAAGAGGCCCGGGGTGTACATCTCGGAAAGCCTGAAGCCGCTTCCGCAGCAGGTATCGCCGCCCGGTGTTTCGATCGCGACGTTCGTCGGCACTCACGACGCGGGGCCCTCGACCCCGGTCAAGGTGACGTCCTGGGAGCAGTTCATGTCCCTTTACGGGGGCTTCGGAAACGGCATGAACTACTTGCCGTTCCAGGTCTACTCGTTCTTCGCGAACGGTGGCCGGACCGCATGGATTCTTCGCGCGACCCCGTCGGATTCGGTATCGGCCCGGCTCATGGTGCGCAACCGGCCGCTGCCGCCGACCGAGACGATTACCGGGAGCCCTGATGGTGTTCCGCCCACAGGCAGTGGCACCAAGCCCACCGCGAAGGTGACAGGGGTCTCGCTGGTAAGTCCGTCAGGACCGGTAACAGCCAACCCCGAGCAGACCGCGTTCGCGATCGAGTGGACCGCCATCACACCGCTGGCGAATGTGGACGCCTACCTGGTGGAGGTCACGCAGCCGGACGAGGGATCTTTCAGCAAGGTGGTCTGGGTCAGCCAGCCGTCCGAGGGCAAGCCCACAGCGGCGTTCACGAACCTTGCGCCCGGCACCACCTATGAGGTGCAGATCACGCCCTACAAGGGCGAGACGGCCGGAGACCCCATGGACTCCCCTGCGGTCTTCGACACAACGGCCGGACACACCCCGGTCGATGCCCTCCAGGTCACTGCCCGGGGGCGGGGGGCATACGGAAACCGCCTCTTCGTCACCACCACCCCCTCCTGGAACTCGGGGCGCTTCCACCTGTACGTCAAATACGGGGGCACCAACCAGGGCGCCCTGGTCGAGACCTGGCAGGATCTCTCGCTCAACCCCGGCGACCCGCGCTACGCCGTCAGCCTCATCAACAGCGCCACTTCGGGGTCCAGCTACATCGAGATCGCGAATCTCCTGCCCCCGGACTCGGCCACCCCGGGCACCGGCGCCGCCCCTGACGGCTCCTGGCAGCCCGAGTACGTTGCCGACGCCCCTCTGGAGTCGGGGGTGGACGGCGTCCAGGCCGTCAACCTCTCTCAACAGCTCAGCGACCACTTCGCCTCCATCGAAGACGTCCTACTGGTGAACCTGTGCGGCAACACCCAGCTCACCGACCACGTACCGCCGGCCACCCAGATCAACTCCGCGCTGGTATGGGCAGAGGCCCGGCGCAGCGCGTTCGTCGTCCTCGACGCACCCCGACAGCCAGCGCCGATCGCGGCGGACGCCGCTGCGACGAAGTACATCGAATCCGCCTCCAGCTATGCCCCCGCGACGTCGTACGCGGCGCTGTACGGGCCGTGGGTCCAGGTCGCAGACCCGGCCGGCGCCTCGGTGTCCTCGACGCGGATGCTGCCGCCGAGCGGGGCGGTCATGGGCCAGTTCTCTCAAGCGGATGCGGCAGTCGGTCCCAACCGAAGCCCTGCCGGCATCGCGTACAGCCTGGTCGGCGCCGTAGGTGTCGAGCACCTCTTCACCCTCGACCAGCTCGACGCGCTCAACGAGAGGGGGGTCAACGTCATTCGGCCCGTACCCCAGAGCGGCTATTGCGTGATGGGGGCGCGCACCCTCAAGGCCGGAATGCCGGACCGCTACATCAGCGTGCGGCGCATGCTGATGTACATCGAGAACCTGCTGGAGAACGTCACACGGTTCGCGATTTTCGAGCCGAACGGACCGGAGTTGTGGCAGACCCTCTCGGCGCTGGTGAGCCAACAGCTCATGACGCTCACCCAGTCCGGACAACTTCAGTCCGGAGTCCCCGACGAAGCGTTCTTCGTGGTGTGTGACGACACCAACAACACGCCTCGAACGGTATCGCTGGGAGAGATCCACATCACGATCGGCGTGGCACTTTCCAGCCCGGCCGAGTTCATCGTGATCGAGATCAGCCAGTACCAGGGCGGAGTCTCTTCGGCGACAGACTCCATGGAGCAGACAGCCATCGGCTGACAAGCAGTGTCCAACCGCCTCTCGTCTCTGATCATTTCGGCGGTCCCCGAGATCGGGAATTGAGAGGTGAAGCATGGCGACCGTAAGCACGACGCAGAAGCCGAGTCTGGCGCAGCTCCAGACCGACCCGCTGCGGAACTTCAAGTTTCAGGTGCAGATCCACCTGGCAAACTCCACGCTGGACTCCAGCAAGCGCTCGAATCAGCTCGGATTCATGTCCGTCAGCGGGCTGAGCATCACCACCGACGTCGTGGTCTACCGCCAGGGCGGCATGAACACCACGACGCAGAAGATGCCTGGTCAGAGCGACTTTGCGCCCATCACGCTGTCCCGGGGACTCATCTGCGGCGACTCGGACATCTATAAGTGGCTGAAGCAGCTTTTCATGGTCATGCAGGGAAGCGGCGGCAACGACGGCGCCTACAACTTCCGGGCCACGATGGACATTTACCTGCTGGACCACCCCGTGACCACGAAGACCGTCTACTACAAGGCTGGCTGGCGCATCTATAACTGCTGGCCCACCAGCATCGCCTTCGGCGACCTGGACAGCGGGGCGAACGGTGTGGAACTCCAGCAGATCACCCTCGCGCACGAAGGCTGGGACTTCAAGATCGCCAGCAAGTACGGGCCCGGCGTCGGCGTCTCGATGCCGTAAATCGAAGAAAACTCGAAGGACGACACATGACAGAGCCCATTGTGCTCCCCGAATTCGACAACTTCGGCGACCAGACCATCAGCGGTCTGGAGGCACCGGAGGAAGCTACCGCCGCCAGCCAGTCCGTCCTCCGAGAGGCCCGGAACTCCGGCAGGCCGCGCATTGACGACCCCGGGGACAATCAGCTCACCCTCGAACGCGGGATCTGCCGAGAAGGCACGTGGTACCGCAATGCGGAGGTACGCGAACTCACTGGCGCCGATGAGGAGGCCATCGCCGCCGCCGGCGTCGGCACGAGCGCATACAGGGTCTTCGAGACTCTCCTGCTGCGCGCCACGGTCCATGTCGGCGGCGAGCCGATGTCCCCCAAGGTTGCCGCCGAGCTGCTCATCGGCGACCGGGAGGCCCTCGTCGTGGCGATCCGGCGGGCGAGCTTCGGCGAGAACCTCGAATTCGAGAGGCTGCCCTGCCCCCGGTGCGGTGAGCTTGTCGACATCACCGTGCCGCTCGCGGCTCTGCCGAGCGTCACTCTCGACGAACCCGAACGCGTCAACTTCGAGGTACCGCTTCGTCACGGGGCCACGGCCACCGTGCGCCTACCCACCGGCGAGGACCAGGAAGCCGTCTTCGCCATCAAGAACAACAAGGCGCGGCAGGACAGCGAGATCCTCGGTCGTTGTGTTCTGAGTGTCGCCCAGCCGGACGGCACCGAGATCCGCAAGCCGCCTGCCCAGACACTAAGAATGGCTGACCGCCAGGCCATTCTGGGATTCCTCGGGGAGACCCAGCCGGGCCCCCGCCTCGCCGACTTCTCCTTCACGCACGAAACGTGCGGAGAGGAGGTAGCCCTGCCGATCAGCCTGGCCATGCTCTTTCGCGGACTGTGACTACCAGCGCGCCTTCTCGGAATTCGAAATTCTCGCGCAGTTTCACCCTGGGTGGTCCTTGCGAGACATCAGGTCCCTCTCCATCCGTGAGCGCCATCACTGGATTCGCCACGCTGCCTGGGAAGTAGAAAGGAGGCAGTAGATGACCACTCCCCCGCCCCCGACCGGCCCTCCGAACCCGGGGCAGGGCGGGCTGTTCGGCTCGAACCAGCTCGGCGGACAGATGGACGCCTTGACGCGGGCCTTCACGGCGTTCACCAACAGGTTCGCCAGTACCTCCGGCATGTCGAACATGGGGCTGTCCGCCTCCAACTTCGGCCAGGGGCAGCGACTGGGAGAGCAGTCGGCCCGTCTTCAGCAGCGGTACCAGCAGAACTACGACGCGCACAACGCTGCCCGGCTGCGCCAGCAGGAGGAACTGGAGCGCCAGCAGCTTCAGTGGGACCGTCAGCAGCGCGTGGGCACTCGCACGATGAACAACGGCAGGTTGCCGCAGTGGCGTCGGCAGGAGGCCAGCGACCGGCTCGACGAGCAGGGCATCCTGTTCGCCAACGCGCAGGCCCGTACGCGCCGTGACTGGGGTGTGCAGGACAATCAGCACACCGCCGCGATGTCCCAGATGTACTCCGACATGGACCGGCTCCGGCGTCAGCAGTCCACGCAGATGACGATGAACCGCCTGGCGCTCGGCGGGCAGGCTGTCGGGGCAGTGGTCGGCGCGGCCCGTGCTCACTATGCGGGCAACGAGGAGGAGAGTCTCGGGCAGTTCGAGCGTCGGTTCTCTCTCATGCGTCCGACCTGGGGGGGCACGGCCGGCAGACGGGCCCGCTCCTATGGGCGCGAGATGCAGAGGTACGGCTCCATCATGTGGGGCACCTCGAACGAGGACGTCTTCGGAGGTGCCGGTTCGATCCTCCAGCAGTCGCCGCTCAACCAGTACGGCGCACAGATGCGGCGGGCCAGCTCCGCCGCGTTCGTCACTCCCGGGCTCGGAATCCAGGGCGCGGCGCAGATGCAGCAGGAGCTGGGAACCGCCCAGGCATTTTACGCCTCCCAGATGTTCGGGCTCTCCCCCACCCGATTCGCCGGAGGGGAGCAGAACTCCTCTGCGGCAATGGCTCTTTCGCTCGCGCAGCGTGTGAACAACGAGGGGTTCGGCCGTCTTTCCGGGACTCAGCTCCAGGCGCAGCTAGCGCAAGGCGGGTCGTTGTCCATGTCGATGGCCAATTACGGCCGCACGGCGGGCCTTTCCGGGCAGTCGATGGAGGCCATGCGGAACCAGACGGAACTCCTGCGGGATTTGATGAACCCCAGCAAGGAGGGATTGGAGAAGCTCTCCTCGGACCAGGCGCTTCAGACGATCGAGGCTGCCGGCCGCCGTGACGGTGCAGGAGACAAGGCACGCGACAAGATCAAGAAGTACGCGCCGAGCGTCGGGGATTCCTACCAGGATTCCCAGCGCTATCTTCAGGGCCTGGACCGTGAGGGCCATCTCCCGGCAAGTGCCTCCTACTTGGATGCGGCGAAGGCGTCGGCCAACTCGCTGGCGGACATTCACTCACTTCTCCAGAAGACACTGGAGCCCATGGCCGACGCCATCGGCACGGTTGCGGGTAGTGCTAAGGGTGGTGGTTTCTGGGGCTCTCTCAAGGCTGGTCTCGAAGGCGGGTGGAACTCCGGCCCCAACGTCCTGTTCGGGGATTCGGGGGAAGGTACCGACCAGTCGTCGTGGGCGAAGGGTGCGTGGAAGGGCATCAGCGGCTTCCTCGGCGGGGATTCCGGTACGCCCGAGTCCAAGCAGGGCAAGTCGAAGAAGAAGAAGGCGGATTCGGCCGGCGTCACGGGGGGCGGCATCCAAGGCGCGATCGGCTTCGCGCGTAAACAGCTCGGTGACCGGTACATCCTGGGTGCCGAGGGCCCGGACGCATGGGATTGCTCCAGCCTCATGAGGGCCGCCTTCGAGAAGGCCGGCGTGTCGCTACCGCGCGTCACCTATGACCAGATCAAGAAGGGTGTGGAAGTACCTATCGACGAGGTCAAGACGGGCGACCTTGTTTTCTACAAGGACCTTTCACACGTCGGTCTGTACACAGGGAACGGGCGGGTTCTCGAAGCTGCGAATCCAGGCAAGGGCGTCATCGAGGGCCCGATGTACTCCAAGTTCACCCGTGCCCGCCGCGTGCTGTCCGGAAGTGTGGCTGCGACGGAGAGCCTGTCCGGAAAGAACGAGGACCCCACTGCGAGCCAGAGCGGAAGTGGCGGCGGATTCACGGTTGCCGGGGCGTACGGCTCCACCGAAGAAGTCGACGCGCTCGCCGCTGCGCTGGCCGGAGGAGGTGGCGGAGGCAGTGCCCAGAGCGTGAGCCGCACCCCGAGCGCCACCCAGAACGAAGAAGCTGACACTGAGGACAGTGACGCCGGGGCGGAGGCGCCCCGAAACGTCAAGGCGAACGTCGCGCTGGGAAAGAAGATGGCCGCCTCGTACGGATGGCACGGCAGCCAGTGGACATCCCTCTACAAATTGTGGATGGGAGAGTCCGGTTGGAGGCATTGGGCGGACAACCCGACCAGTGATGCGTACGGAATTCCCCAGGCCATGAGCAACCTCCATACGGAGACCGCGACTTCGGCGTGGCGGAACTCTCCGGAGAAGCAAATTGCTTGGGGGCTGAAGTACATCAAGGGGCGCTACGGCACCCCCTCCAAGGCGTGGAGTTTCTGGAACTCGAAGAACCCCCACTGGTACAAGGATGGCGCTTGGGAGGTGCCGGGCCAGCAGGGGCAGGGAGTTGACGCGCGACTGCACGGCGGAGAGATGGTCCTGGAGGCCAACGCGGCGCACACCGTGCGCCAGGCCCTGCTCAACCAGGGCCTGAATGCCTCATCCGACCAGGGGTCCAATGCCACCAGCAGCGGGGCGGTCTCCCTCCAGTTCAGCCCCGGCTCCGTGGTCATCCAGATGCCCGCCGCATCCGCCGAAGGCGCCCGGACGGCAGCCCAAGCCTTCGTCACGCATATTGCGGCTGACGATCGCATCAGGTCGCTGATGGGGGGCTGGTGATGACGGAGAAGAAGAAGTCCGACGGAGCTGTCAACATGCCCGGCAAGGGCATCTGGGAGAACAACTTCGACCCCCGCATCCGGGCGATTCCGTCGTACTTGCCGGGTGAGTCCTCCGGATCGTCCTACGGGCTGAAGCACGGATACATGGTGACGGCGTACCCCAAGGGCAAGTCCGGCCAAATCTACATGCTGAATTTCTTGTACAACCCGTCCACGGTGACGCTCAGCCATTCCATCGACGCAGCAAACCAGGTCATGCCCGCGTACACCAGGAGCGACCAGGACTCAGGCACCCCTCTCGTTGCGGCCGGTGGCACGCTGTCTTTCAACCTTCTTTTCGACCGCAGCTACGAGATGAGCGACAAGACTAAATTCAGCACTATCGAGGGCACGTACGGCGTCATGGCAGACATCCACGTGCTGTACAACCTGATCGGCATCAACTCGCCCCAGGTGGTGTGGAATCAAGGAGATGGAGACTCTGCCGATGCCTCGGTTGATGCGAACAACGTGATCGGGATTATGCAGATGAATCCCGTGTGGGTGCGGTTCGGGCAGGCGCGGCATTCATTTCGCGACAAGCTGCCCGGTCTCAGCCGGATGGAGTATTTCGGCTACGTCGCCAACGTGGAAATTACTTACACCCATTTCTCGCAGCGTATGACTCCAGTGCGCTGTGCGGTCGGCATCAGCATGCAGCTCATGTCGACGGCCGGCTGGGTTTAAGGAGCTATCGTGTCTATTTCTCTCACCTCGCGATACCAGCGCCACGCAACTGCTCTGGTCAAGGACCGCCACGGCCGTCTTCAGCTCGCGATCATGCATCGCGGCCCGGAGAGCCGGTCCCTGCGCGTGTCCGACTTCCGCTGGCGCGGCGATGAGCGGGTCGACGACGTGTCCACCCGGTACTACGGCAGCGAGTCGAGCTGGTGGATGGTCGCCGAGGCCAACCCGCAGATCCTGGACTGGACGCAGGTACCGGCCGGCATGCAGATCATGGTGCCCCGTGGCCTGGCGTAGGGCATTTCGGCCGCATCTGTACGCGAAGCGCCCGGTGCTGGAGAAGGGGGCGTGGCTGTCGGGTTGCGAGGTTTTCCAGGCCGAGGGCGCGCACCAAGTTGTCGAGCTGACGGTCATGCACACGTACAACCCGGCGCTACCCGTGCAGCAGTGGCGTACGCCTGCCGGGGCGGTGTGGCAGGAGAACAGCCCTGCGCACCTGCGCTGGGGTTGGTACGCGGACGATTCCGTCGACTGGTACGGCTACGTCGCCAGCTCCCGGGTCCTGGCCAACGAGTCCGACCCCCGCTACGGGCACGCGGTGCAGGTGCCCGTCGTCTACACCCTCGTCGGCGCCTCGATGCTCATGCAGACGCACCGCGCCCGCACGTGGCGGGGCACCACCGCCTCCGCCACAGCGCGCCAGATCGCCCAAGAATACGCCCTCCAGCCCCGAGTCGACCCGACCGCCGTGGTGAGTGAGCAGAGCACCCAGGCAGGCAGCGACTGGCAGTACCTGTGCGACCTGGCCGACCGCAGTGGGTACCGGCTCTACTGCGACAACACCAGCGTGTGGTTCGTGAACCGGCGCACCGTCATGCCGGCCCCGGACGGAAGCACCCCGACCTTCTGGCAGCAGAAGTCTCCCGGGGTGATCGACTCGTTGCGCGAGTTCAGTGCTGTCGTCGGCGACACCGACCCGGCCGGGGGCCTGAGAGCCCGGTACGAGGCTGTGGCGTTCAACCGCAGCTCCAACGTCCTGACCCAGGCCACCTATACCCAGAAGCGCACGACGGTCCAGGGAGCACCTGTTCCTGCGCTGCTGAGCAGCCAGTACGCTGCCCTGCCTGCTGACAGCTATGCGCAGGCCGGACGTCTCCTGGACGCCGAGGCCGACGTGTTGTGGGTGGAAGCTCGTGCCGTCGTGAACGGCGACCCCCGATTGAAACCGGGCGCACTCGTCGAGCTGCGTGGGGCAGGCATCGGCGATGCGAATGAAGGACTTTGGATGGTGCGCAGCGCCATCCACAAGCTGGGGATAAACCACCTCTACCCGCAGAAGAGTTCCTACACGACGACCCTCGTAGTGGGCCGGAATGGTGCGCGCTCCCTCAATCTCGGGGTGCAGGGCCGGCCGGTGAAACCTGCTCCGACTGTGCTGGTCTCCGGCAGGTGGAGGGCCGCGTACACCGGGGGGACGTCATGAACCCGCTGTACGGAACCTACAGTGCCGTCGTGGTGTCCACACAGGACCCGCAGCAGCGCGGGCGTGCACGGCTGCGCATCCCCCAGCTCATGGGCATGGCTGTCAGCGGCTGGGCCGATCCCGTGGCGCTGGGGGCGACGCTTCCCGGGGACCAGGTCTACGCCGCCTTCGACGGTGGTGACCGTAACCGCCCCGTGTACTGGCCCAAGGTGCGCGACGGTGTGCAGTCCTGGGTGCCTCTGACGCTCGACTCCGGCTGGTCGGCCGGCACGAAGGGAGTCCCGGCGGTACGGCTCGGAGCGGACGGGATGCTGGAGCTGGACGGCTCTGTTTCCAGCTCGGCCGTCGGGGTGGGTAGTGCGGTGAAGTTCAGCCGACTGCCATCGGGGCTGTTTCCTCTGCACCGGGTGATGCAGCCGGTGGCGACGGACTACAGGGCTGCTTTCAGCTCGCGGGTGTCCTACGCCGAGTACCGGGCGACAAGCACCACCGCCTCGGTTGCTTACGTGACCGATCCCAACGGGCCCGTCGTTACGTTCATCGCGCCCGGGAGCGGGGCAGTGGTCATCACCTTCGGTGCACTGGCGCAGAATTCGACCGCGTCCGGTCGAGCGCTGATGGGCATCCAGATCAAGGACGGCTCGACGGTGGTCACCGGGCCCGACGACAATCGGAGTTCCGAGAATCAGAGCCAGAACAACTCGTCGGCCTCTAATTCGCTCACCTACGCGTCACTGACCGCAGGCCGGACGTACACCGCGACGGCAATGTACCGGAGCGAGGGGGCCAGCAATACTGCATCCTTCGACAATAAATGGGTCTGTGTCACCCCGACTGTTATCGACACCTCTCCCCTGGCCCGTGTTTCCATCGAGGTGAACGGGGATCTGAACCTCCTATTTCCCCTGGGGCATTACACCCCGTACGAAGCATCACTCACCGGAGTACGAGCACGAGTCGTGTAAGGAGAGGCAGTGGCCTACCCGAATTATCGCTACCTGGCCGTGGACAACACACTCGGCATCGACTACGACATCAAGAATCGGTACGGGTCCGGCGAGTACCTCGTCCACGTCGCCGTCCACGGTGGCGCCATCGAGCCGCCCACATCCCAGCTTGCGGCGTACTGCGCCGGCACGGGGGCGTACTACGTCTTCGAGGCCCTCAGCGATCTCACCGCCGCCAACTTGTCCCTGCCGCCGGAGACGTTCGACGAGCCGTTCGCCGTCGTCAACGTCGGCAACAGCTCGCGCACCGTGTCCTGGCGCGGTGTCGAGGACCAGCGGGAGGCCGAAGCGGTGGCGTACATCAGCGGGCTGGACGAGGTCCTGGTCTCGCTGATCACTCAGGAACTGACCGCTGCCGGCTTCGTCACGGACACTCCTCCGCTGCGGTTCGGCGGCAGCGATGCGTCGAACATAGCCAACAAGAACCGCATCCATGCTGGAGTCCAGCTCGACCTCACCCGGTCCCTGCGTCAGAGCTTCTATGCCGACGGCGACCTGACCTCGGCGGCCGTGACGAATCCCGCTGCCCGGCTGCCCCGGTTCTTCGCCTTCGGCGACGCAGTAGCGCGAGCCTGCGCACTCGTGCCCCTGGAGGCCGAGGTCGCCGACTCGCAGCCCGTTGTCCGGGCCGCCGGAATCGTTGACACCAGCGTGTCGACGGCGATGCGCACCCCGTTCAGCATTGACCACACCGGAGCAGTGGCCGCGACCACCGATCCCCGCGAGCAGCTCCTGGACCGCGTTCACGCCCTGGTGGGCACACTGCCGGGGGAGCGCGTCATGCGCAGCACGTACGGGGTGCCCACGAGCGCAGCGCTTTTCGATGTGAGCGCGGACGCGGCGAACGATCAGCTCCAGCGTGCCGTCCTCGACGCGGTGCAGACGTGGGAGCCGTCCGCCACGGTGTCGGCCATCGTCGCCACGGTGAACCGGGATCTGGGAATGGTCGACATCAACGTGCAGGTCAGCCGGTCGGACGTGCCCGGGGCAGAGCAGGACGTCACGCGCACCGTGGGTGTTCTCGTCGGAGGCACCGTGGTGTCCACCCCTGAGTAGTAATTAACGGCGGCCCGCCCGGAACCGTAGAATCCCATTATCAGGCCGGCTCACATTTCTCACTCGATCCCGCTGGCGGGAACCGAGAGGAAGTGTGCGCAGTGGCAGGTACCGCGTCGGCGGCACAGATCGACTACACGTCGCGCGATTTCACTGGCTACCGCGACGCCCTTCTGGCCTACGCCGGCGAGGTTCTCCCGGAGTGGACTTCGCGGAGCCCTGCGGATTTCGGCGTCGTCATGGTCGAGCTTTTCTCGTACCTCGGCGACATCGTCAGTTTCTACCAGGATCGAATTCAGGATGAGGCGTATCTGACGACCGCCACCCAGCGGTCCAGCGTCATCGCCATCGCCCAGCAGCTCGGATACCAGCCGCACACCGCGATCCCGGCCACGGGCCAGGTCGCGTTCTCTCCCGCCCCCGGTCTGACCTCCCCCGTCGTACTGCCCGCCGGGACACAGGTCATCACCACGTACATTGCTGCACTGGACCGTGCCATCACGTACGAGACGACCGCCGACGTTGTCGTCCCGGCCTACACGACGCCTGTTCCGCAGGTAGTCGGCCTGGTCGCGGAGGGCGCCACCCAGGGCAACCGAACGCTGGCCCTGTACGCCTCCACGGCGGGCCAGCCGGCCTCCACCATCCGTGTCGAGGATGTGGGTACTTCGGACGGGACCCAGGCGCAGGCTTTCACCCTGGCCCAGGCCCCCGTCCTCCTGGACACGGTCCGCGTCTTCGTGGACGACGGCCTCGGCGGCACCGAGTGGACGCGGGTTTCGGACTTCCTTCTTTCCAGGCCCTCCGACCTGATTGTCACGGCACACACCGACGACCAAGGCATTACGCGCCTGATCTTCGGCGATGGCACCAACGGATCGATTCCGTCCACGGGTCTCAAGATCGCGGTTGCCTACCGTACGGGGGGCGGTTCCTACGGGAACATCCCGCAGGGCAGCATCGTCGATTTGGCGGAGGGACTCCCCGGCGTCGTCGTCGCCGGTTCCTCCCCCATGGCCGGTGGTGCGGACGAGGAGTCCATCGATCAGATTCGCGTCAACGCGCCCAGAGTCTTCCGCACCCAGGGCCGCGCGGTAAGCGGCCAGGACTACGCCGATCTGGCGCTCTCCGTCGCGGGCGTCGCCGGCGCGAGCGCCGTGGTGCGGTCCGCCTCGGCAGTGACCATCTTCATCGTGGGGCCCGCCAACATCCTGCCGTCCGAGGGCCAGCGGGATGCGGTCGCACAGTACGTGCAGGACCGGGCTTTGACAGGCGTCATCGTCAACGTGGTCAACGGGACGTTGATCCCGACGAACGTCGGCTCCAGCACACTGCCCGTCCTGATCTCCGTGCAGGCCCGCTACCGCAGGGACACGGTCAAGCTGGCGGTACAGCAGGCCATTCAGCGGGTTTTCACCCCGCCGCAGACCACATTCGGATCGCGCATTTCCATTTCCCAGGTCTACCGCGCCATCCAGGAAGTGCCGGGCGTGGAATGGGCCGTGATTCAAATGATGGCCCGCTCCGATCTCCCGCAGAGCGGTACCGCAGACATCATCTGCCGCGACAACGAGATTCCCATCGTCGGCAACATCGTCGTCACCGCCAGCGGCGGAGTGTAGGAGCCCAGCATGCCTGCCGTGTATCCCGTGTCGGTCCGCAGTTTCACGCCGAGGACAGACAATGTCGACGTCATCTGGGCTGCCCACGTCAACGACCTTCAGCACGAGGTGAGTGCTGTCGAGCGCACCGTCGGGACCAGCCCTCATGTGTGGTCCGGGTGGTCGCCTTCCGGCATGAATCCCCTTGTATGGCCGCCACGTCCGGGCGCGATGACGATCAAGACCCCTGCGCCAGTGTCGAACTTCGGAGCCGCAAAGACGTACGCGTCAGTGGCCGACCGGCTCAAGGCGATTCAGCAGCAGGAGGCGTGGCTGACGCTCATGGTGCAACTACTCGTCGGCCAGTCCGGTACGAACCAGCCCGCGCCTACGCCTGCGAAGCCGCTCAAGCCGGCCGCTGCGGTGATCCGGGCACCCGGCATGAAAGTACCTTCCGGTGAGGGAAAATGGGTTCCCTTCAAGTGGGGTGCGGCGGATTACGACCCGAACAAGATGTACCAGGGTGGCAGCAACATCGTGGCACCTGTCACCGGATTCTGGGACATCAGCGTCAGCGTCTGGGCGGACTCAACCACTCGTCGCCCCAACGATTTGCACTTCGTGCACGTGCGGCTGATGCGCGGGACCACGGAAATCGCCGGACAGGATTCGCTTATCGAGACGCAGACCTGGATCAGGCACCGCATCAACGTGTCATGGCAGGGACGATGGAATGCGGGTGTACCCGTCCAGGTCCAGGTGAGCCAGCACGGAGCGAGCGACAACACCGTGGACGCCAACGCCACCATCTCCATGTCGTTCGTTCGCGACCTTACGTGAGGCTGTAATGGGCGTCTACGAACTCGACATCTACGCCAAAACCCGCTACGGCGCACCCCTTTTCGTCTCTTTCGAATCCACCATGCATGCCGAGCAGCGGGGCTACGGCGCGCTGGAGGTGTCCTGGGAAACACCCGCCCAGGCGGGCTCCTCCCAGATCCTTGCCGGCGTCAAAGCGTGGACGCGACTACGGCTGGTACGCAACCGCTACGGCATCCCCGAAACGGAGAGCGACGGTTGGGTCATCCTTGAGGCCACCGCCGCCAGCGGAGACACAGCCAACCGCTATCTGGACAGCACCGTCGCGGAAGGCCAGGTCTACTACTACGCGGTGTTCGTCTCCACGTCACCCAACGCCTACGACCCGACGAACACCTACTACCCCGGCGACCTGGCCACTTACGGCACCACCGTGTACGCAGCCACACAGACGACTACCGGCCTCCAGCCCGACACGAACCCCGCCGCCTGGGGCGCCACCGGCATCGTCGATGAGTGGTACCGCTGCGGCGGATGTGTGGGCCTGGGCGTGCGCGACTTCCGGCACTCCGAGCTGCTGTACGACCACATCCCCCGCCCATACAAGGTGGAGGTCGTCGAAAGCACTGCATCCGCAATACCCGTCAACGAGCAACTCAGCCGATTCTGCTCACTGTTCGGCTACTTCTTCGACGTAATGAAGTGCGAGCACGCACAACTGCTGCGCATGAACGACGTACTGAAGTGCACCGACCAGCAAATCACGCTGCTGGCCCAGAGTATGGGGATCGCGCACGAGCTGCCCGCGTTGCCAGAGCTGCGCCGCTCATACGTGAAGGACGCAGCACTCATCCAACGCGACCGAGGCACGGTCGAATCCACAGCACGCCTCATCAAGGCGGTCACCGGCTGGGACGCGGATGTCCTGACCGGGTACAACGCTCTGCACGACCTGGACGAGGCCGCGTTCGCTTCCCCCGACTATCCGGAGTGGCGGCGTGACACGGTCTACTACACCACGGCGGGAAGCCCGCTCCACTCGGACATCGTGCGGTACGACGGGGTGCTGTACGCGGCGGTCGGCGTGCCCCACCGGAATTCCCTCTATCTCTCCTACACCGGCTCGAACCCCGTGCGCACCGGCAGCGGAACGATCGTGCGAGACCCTGACCGTGTCGCCGATCCGTACCCGGGCTATGTCCGGCTCAACAATGCCTCCCCCGGCGACACACTGACCTTCACGTTCAACGCCCCTATGGGCGGGGCGGGCACTTTCAACGTGATGCTCGTGGGCATCTCCGATCCTGCCGGCGGCATCGTCACTGCCAAGGTGAACGGTGTGGACGGGGTCCTGCCCGCCTTGGATCTGTACAGCTCCTCTCGGCAGCAGATCCCGATCGCCATGGTGGGCAGTTTCAACCTCACCACCGCGAACAACACCCTGACGCTGACCGTAACCGGAAAGAACGCACTGTCGAGCGGCTATGCCATCGCCGCTTCCTACATCCTGATCCAGGGCTACGAACTCAACCTCAATGTCCGGCCTTTCGGCGATCCCCAGTCGATCGCCAACTGGGCTTCCATCACGCCGAATTCACTCAAGGACACATCCGCCGAGTGGAACCCGTTGACGGGGGGCTACGGCTCGTGGAACCTCGCCATACCCAGCGGAACCGTCAACCCTGACGTCACATCCACGTCCAACCCCGACTGGTGGGTCTCCCCCCAGGGTGCATCCGTGGGCTCCGCCAGCCCTGGAACCGGCAACTCACTGAACTACGCCGCACTCACGGCCGGTACGCGCGAGGTGTTCCTCGCCGGCCTGGTCCGCGCGGCGACGTGGGACTCGGCGAATACGTACGCCCCAGGGCAGGCAGTCACCTGGAATCCGCTCGGCTGGGCAACCGCACCCGTGTACGTCGCCAAGACACAGAGCGTAGGACGCCAGCCCAATCTCAATCCTGACAAGTGGGAACTCCGCCCCTACCGAGCGAATTACGTGCCCGAGCCGAGCCGTATCCTCACCGATACAATCCACACTCCGAGAGTCAGCTCCTGGTCCGCGACGCGGGGGTACCGGAAGGGCGCAAGAATCGCGTGGCGCGGTCACCTCTACGAAGCCGCGCGTGCATCTCTCGGGGTCTACCCGACCGGGTACAGCACAGATAATCTCTGGTGGCGCTGGTGCGGCCTGAACACACAGCGTTGGACATTCTCGGTCTACCACGCCCGCTCCGCGACCGCGACGGGCGCCGACGTACGGCCGTTCGTGAACTGGTATAACGCCAACGGCACTTACGGAGGCAACGCCTCACTCGCCAGCGACGCGCAGGTTCTGTTCGACCGCTTCGAGACCACGCCGATCTACCCGGCCTCCACGGGCAGCGCCCCGGCCGACTACACAATGCCGGCAGCGGGCCAGCAGGGTGTGCCCCTCCCCTGGAATTTCTCATGGGGATCGTGGGCCACTACGCGAGGAGTTGTCCGGCCTACCGCCTGGAACTCCGCCAGTGCGCTGGAGCGGCGAGCCGGCCGGGTTCTGTTCTTCATGCGGAATTGGGTCTACGCCGCTGTCCCCACGGGCCAGACCGGAGAACAGGTCTACGCCACCTTCATGTCACCGCCGGACACGTCGGAGGCGGCTATGGAGCACGGCATCGTCGTGCGGTACAGCCCCGCCGCCTACTGGCTGGCCTCTCGCGACCGCCTGACCTACACCACGGTCACCGTCTCCGGCGGAACGATCACCGCCGTCAACGTGGCTGTCGTCGCCACATGGACGCCCATCGCCTACGGCGAACGCGTCCGAGTGCGGACCAGGGCGGCGGACATCCTCGTCGAGGCACGAGGCTGGTCGGGCTGGCGAACCCTGGCCACCGTGAGCGACACCCGGAATAACTCCGCCGTGGGAACTGGCCTGCTCGAAAGGGTCCGCACATGACTACGCCCATCCCCTTTGCTTTGCCCGGCATTTCGGGAAGCACCGGCGTCTTCAATCCCGCGCTCCGGCTCATCACTCAGCTCTCCGGAGTGGCCGGGAGCAGCAAAGGCGCCGGAGCTATTGAGCTGCTGCAATCCAATGTGCCCGGTTCGTTCACTGATTTCGCGCTGGTGCCCTACGGGCCGGCTGTCTACTCCGACCCCGCTTTCAGCTACGTCACGTCGGGCACGATTCGTCTGGGCGGAACTGACCCCGTTAATACCTGGAGGCGCCTCTCTCTCACCGCCCAAGCTCCGGACCATACCTACAGCCCTGGTCCTATCGGATCGATCTACGGCGTATTCGACTACGCACGCCTCGGCGTCACCTCGTCGGCGATGGCACTCAACGAGACACACCGGATTGCTTACGCCCAGTTCGAGCGCACTCCGCCGGGACTGGACGCGGACAGCAGCCAGTTCGGCTCCAACCTGTTCGATCTGGAGCAGTCGTCCTACGAGGGGCGCCTGATGTACTCGCCCGTCGGAGGCGGCGGCGAGAGCGCGCACATGACCTTCGCGCGCACCAACGAGCACGTCTCGTGCGGCGAGTTCAGCGGGAAGTTCGTCTACCAATCCCCGCCAGCAGAGAACAGCTACGCGTCGGTCCAGCAGTTCGGGACATACCCGAATCTGCTTACCCACCGACAGACGTACGCCGACGTGAAATACCGGGCTTTCCTCCCCGGGGAAGGCCCCCCGGAGAACCCGGACGGCACCGGAACAGTCGGCGGTACCCCGATCGCCGCTCCTGCGGTGCTGACGCTCAGCCCTCTCCAGACCGCATTGGTACGTGTCGAGCCCGGTGTCACGTACCAGGCGCAGGTGTCGGTTGCCACCGAGGTTCCCGGCCAGCAGGTCTCCTGCGCGGTCCTGCGCTACGACAGTGCCTTCAACTTGATCGGCACCTACCAGGCCGGCCCCGCGTCCACAACGTTGGGCAGCAATCGCTGGCAGCAGGTCGGCGTCGCCTGCACCATGGACTCCAATGCTGCTTATGCGGCGGTCGTCCCCCGTCTCACCTCCGGTGGCGCTTCACGCGTCGTGTGGTACGTGGACGAGCACCGGATCTGGGTTCCCTCCACGCTCGCGACGAAGGCCGGCGGCGTCTCGCCCGCCCGGCCCTGGCAGCCGCCCCGGCAGCTCATCATCAAGTTGCGTGCGTCCCGGGTGAACTACGCCAAGAACCCCAGCTTCCAGAACTCCCTGTGGGGTTGGGCGCCGGAGAAGGACGCTTCCCTGCCCACGTCGCTCACGCTCGTTCCCGGAGGCGGGATCGTAGGCAACGCGGCTCAGTACAGCATCTCCACCGCCCCCACCACGACGCTGATCAACGGGACGTCACCGCGCACCGGTGTGGCCTCGGTGACCGCGCAGCCGGCCCTTGTGGACCGGCTCAGGCCGAGCACCGTCTACACGGCGTCCCTGTACGTGCAGCCTCTCGCCTCCCCCGTCCCCGTGACGCTGTGGGCACACGACGGCACGAGCCTGGTCCGGGGCACGAGCACAGCCATCGCGGACCCCACGGGCAACACCACCTGGACGCGGCTCGCGGTGACCTTCACGACCTCCAGCACCTTCGGGGGGTCCCTGCGGATGAGCCTCGGCTACGCGGCCGACGACGTCGCCAGCGTCTACGCCTCGGTCACCCCCGGCACAAGCGACGCGGTGTGGGAGCAGCTCGGCGACCCCCCGGGGGGAGTCCCTGACTGGAGCCAGACAGCCACCTACTCCCTCGGCGATCAGGTCGTGCACGCCGACGCCCTGTGGCAGGCCCGCGTACCCAACGGCCCCTACGTCAACGTCGGGCCTCTCACCTTCCGCTACGACCACGTCCTGGTCGAGCAGGCCGACCGGCTGGACGACTTCTTCGATGGCAACCAGCCGTCCGCCGACTACCTGTGGGAGGGATCGGCCGGGGATTCTCGCTCGCACTATTACCGGGGGAAAAGGGTGAGCCAATACCGTCTGGACCAGCTCATTCAGCGGCAGATCGGTGTGGGCGCCTCGTACCGGCTCGTGTACGCCAGCGCTCCGTGACCCGGGATTCGCCATGTACCTACTCGTCCTCGCGCTCGCCACTTTCCTCGTCTGGGAGGCGTTCCTGCGTCCTCTCGTCGCGCTCCTGGTGTCCGCGCTCCGCGCCCCCGACTTGCTCGCCGGCTACGCCAAGGCCGTTACGGCTGTAGGCACCGCAATGGCACTAGACCATTGGGTGGACGAGCATTTCCTTATCCCTCTCGCGGCTGCTTCCGCCGCCGGGGCACTCAGCCTTCTGAGCCGTACGAGTGAGACACCGCAAATTGCCGTAGCGACTCGAAACAGGGCCAGACGAGGGATGCCCATGCCCGGTCCGTAGAGGTCAGGGCACTGTCTCACCCCTGCGGGCTACATTGCGCCGGGTGAGTGGATCTAAAACAAAAGGCCCTGTCGCCCCTATTTCTGCGCTGCCGCTGAGGGCACTATCGCTGACACCCAGCCGATCAACCCATGTGAGGAAAATATGGCCACCGGGAAGCGAACAGTATCTCTGGGAATTCTGGGGGCCGCTGAGGTCCCCACCTCCCTGGTAGTCGACGCACTGAACGACCACCTGGCCATGGGCCCCGAGGATGCCGAGGGGTATTTCGGCCCGTCGGACCGCTACGAGCTGAGCCTGCTGATCCCGGCCGGCGAACACGCCACGTCTCAGGGCGTGCACCGCGTCTGGGAGTGGGGCATCCGCTGCGAGTTGCCCTACCGAGCGCTGTGGGACGAGACCGGAAACGACTACACGGACGACGTCCTGGCGAACGTCGACAACCCCGAGCAGGACATCGTGATCGCCGGTGACCTCGGCAAGGCCATGGTCGAGCACCTGGGCCAGGCCGAGAACCCGCTGCTCCTTCTCCTGTCCACGGACGGGCAGTTCGACGACGCCACCGCATCGGCCGCCGCTGCTGCACTCCGCGAGAACATTCCGTGCCACGACCTGTCGCGGGCGCTGCTGGAGGTGGGGTGGCAGCACCTGCCCGGACACGAGCCGCCGCAGGAGTCCGCCCTGGAGGTCGAGGCCGACGGGCAGACCGCCCTGTCGATCGTCTCCGATGCCCCCGACGTCACTCTCACCGCCACGGAGGCCGCCGCCGTCAGTCAGTCCCTCGCGGAAGCAGAGCAGTTCGTCGGAGACCTGACCACCGACCTGGTGAGCCGCGCGGAAAGCCTGCGTCAGACCCTCATCCACGGCCGCTCGCTGCTGGCGCCCAGCAAGCCGCAGGACGCGGAGCCGGACGACGAGAGGCCGAAGAAGACACGGCTCGAAATCTTCAACAGCGAGACGGGCGAGTGGGAGCCGGCCGGCCGTGGCCGCCCGCCGGCCGGGGTGCAGAAGCGCCGCGTTCCCGCCTGACGCGAAGGACCCCCGGCGGATTCCGCCGGGGGTCACATTCAGGCTGCCACGCCATTCGACACATTCCTCGGGAGAATAGCATGGGTCTCGATATTGCAGTTGAAGAGATTCTCGCGAGAGTTCCCGCAAGGGCTCGCACGGCGTACACGAATCTCATCACGCACAAGGACACCCGGTACGACGCGGACACCGGCTGGTCCTGCGCCTACGTCACGCAGCAGGGTCTCGCGGACGACATGAAAGTGTCGCTGCGAACTGCCACCAGGGCTGTGAATGACCTGCGCCGCATCGGAGTTCTCCGTGTGCATGTCTGGCCCGGAGCGGTCACCGAGACCCAAGTCCGCGTCAGTGACGTCCCGGTGGCCAGCATCTTCGGCCCGGTCCGAATGGCTCAGCACCAGATGCCCCATCAGCAGCTCGTGGACTGGGCAATCAGGCTCCTCGTGCAACAGAACTGCGAGTTCGAGGACGCACTGCCCGAAGGCGAGTAACTCCCCTGACGCATCAACTGACACATCGAGCGCGCACATACGCACTCAAGCAAAAGCCCTAGCTCAAGCAAACAGCTAGGCAAATAGAACCCTTCGGGTTCTATTAGCTGCCCGCGAACATTCGTTCGGGGCAGTTCTGGCCCGCCACACCGCCAGGAGACACGATGGCTCGACGCCCGATTGACCCCGACGCCGAACTCGACGCCACGGCCTACGTCCAGAACCTCCTCCAGGACACCTCAGCGCCCGCCTCACCCCCTCCCTCCGCCTGGACCCCGCCCGAGCCCGCCCCCCGTCGCGTCCGGCGCTCCCAGGGCCGCTCCTACGGTCCCGACAGCCTCCCCGGCCTCGCCGATTACTTCGCCCGTGCCTGCCCGCCGCTGAGCTGGGCCGGGGGTCTGGAGGTCGGCAATCGGCAGGCGCTCATCTCGGTCTTCAGCGAGCTGCGACGTGACGCCGGGCTGACCCCGGACGACTGCCGGGCCCTGACCGACCTGTACGTCCGCCGCCTGGGCAGCCGGAGGCCCACGAAGCCGTACGTGTGGGATTTCAAGTGGCAGCGCTACCAGCTCCTGGCCACCCTGCGGGACACCGGCATCACCACGACCGCCGAGGACTTCGAGAGCTGGCAGGACGCAGCACCCACCGACACCGCCGCCGACGACGCCTTCACCGCCTCCTGGGGGACCGCATGATCACCAGCCCCATGGACCCCGAGCGCGCCCGCTGGATCGGCACAGGCATCCCTCCCCGGCTGCGCGGGATCACCCTGAGCGACGTGGAAGAGATGGGCGCTCAGCCCGACGCACTGGCCAAGGCCCGCTTCTACGTCGATGGCTACCGCGCCCAGCAGTCGAAGAACTGGCGCGGGCTGCCGGTCAACCCGAACATCTACGGCCTCGGGCTGCTGTTCGCCGGCCAGCCCGGAACCGGGAAGACAACGCTCGCCGCCGCGATCCTGAGCGAGCTGCGGCGCCGGTACGGCACCACCGTCTACTACTCCCGCGTGAGCGACCACATCGACCGGGAGCGACGACTGATCCGTGCGGATCAATCCGTAGCGGCCGAGGAGCTGTCACGTATCCAGTACGCAGTCGAGCGCGTCCAGTGGGCCGACGTCGTGCTCCTGGACGACGCGGGCCATGAGCACTCCACGGGCTCGAAGTTCGCCGAGGACGTCCTGGAGCAACTGCTGCGGCAGCGCTACGACGAAGGCCGGCCCACCCTGATCACGACGAATCTCTCCGGTGATGACTGGGCCGCCCGCTACTCGAAGGCCCTGCGCAGCTTCATGGACCAGTGCACGCGGCGAAGCATTTTCGTCGGGGAGTCCCTGCGCAAGGCCGACAGGTGACGGCCCGCGCGGACGAGGACGCTGCGCCTCGACCCGAGGTCTATGTCGTCTGGGAGCACCTGGTCGGGCTCCCCGGCCCTCGGTACACAGAAAGACGATTCCGCAGGCGTCTTCAGTGGCATCGGCCCGCCCGCGCCCTGGACCTGTTCGAAGAGAGCAACGGAGCCGTCGTCGCGGAGCTGTGGCACCTGTGGGAAAGGGATCAGCCCGTCGCCATCACAACTTTCCTCCCCCCAGCCGTGGCCAGCACCCTCGCGTCCCGGATCGACGCGGAGTCCATCCCCTGCACACGGCTGGTGGTCACCACACCCACCGACATGGCGCGGCTCATCGGGCTGCTCGACCCGACGCACATCGTGCACGCGCTTCCCGAGCACGTCCTGCGGTACGGGCCGCGAGGTCTCTACGTCCACCCGCGTCATCCCGAGATCATGCGGAAGGTGATCTGATGCCCGGCTACCGGCCCCAGGGCGCGTGCCGCCGCGAGACGGTCCAGCTCATCCCCGACACCGTCGGCAAGACAGCTCATTTCCGTTCGGAAATGAAGCTGGAGGGGTACGAGTCGATGCCGCTCATCGGCTGGGCCGTCGTCGCCACCTTCGAAGAAGACACGCTGCCCCGCATCACGGTCGAGCCGGTGGTGGAGGACGACTGCCACGGCTCCATCGCCCTGGGGGACCTCGAAGAGGAAGTCGGTCCGCTGACGCTGCTGGAGATCCTGTGAGCAGCATCGAAGAGGACGTGATCAGCTACATCGCGCTGACGGGCGACCTGGATACGGTCGTCAACGGACGCATCACCGCAGAGCACTTTCTCGACCCGAAGAACCGGCAGGTTTTCGCGGAAATCCTCGAATTCCGGGCCGACTTCGGGGAGCCACCCACTCCGGAAGTCATCCAGCGCGACCACCCCGCTTTCCAGCTCACCGAGGCCGGCTCCGGCCCCGTCGACTACCTCATCCGCGAGCTGCACGAGGCCCGGCGCAGGACGATCATCGACCTCGGCCTGGACGCGGTCGCCGAAGCGCTCGACAAGGGGGGCTCGGACTCCGCGCTGCCGCTCCTGCGGATGATGCTCGCGCACGCCACAACGGCGACCGCGACCTCGCGGGAAATCGACTACGCAGCCACCGGCGATCAGCGCCTGGAGGTCTACCGCCAGGCCCGTGACAACCCCGGCCAACTCCTGGGCATTCCCACGGGTTTCGCGTTCCTCGACAAGCTGACGCTCGGCATTCAGCCGCAGCAGATGATCGTGCTCACCGGGCTCGCCAAATCCTGCAAGACGACGGTCATGCTGGGAATGACCCGCTCCGCGTACGACTACGGTGCGAAGCCCCTGCTGATCTCCTTCGAGATGCCCTACCTGGAAATCGCCCGCCGCCTCGACGGCTTCCTGGCCAAGGTGAACCCGAAGAAGCTCCAGACGGGGGAGCTGTCACCGAAGGAGTGGCGAGCCCTCGAAGAGGCGCTTGCCCGCCCGCTGGGTGATCAGCCGTACGTGGTGACGGAAGACCGCGCCGGCGCGATGACACTCACCGGCATCCAATCGAAGATCGACCAACTGGACCCCTCCGTCGTTTTCATCGACGGAGCATATTTTCTCTACGACGAGATCAGCCGCGAGTCGCAGACGCCCCTCGCCCTGACAAACATCAGCCGGGGCATCAAGAAACTGGCGCTCAACAACGACATTCCGCTCGTCGTCACCACCCAGTCGCTGTCCCACAAGGTAGGCGCCAAAGGGCTCACCGCGTCATCCCTCGGCTACACCTCCGCGTGGGTCCAGGACGCCGACCTCGTGGTGGGGATGGAGGCCACCGACGAGGACTTCTTCTACCGGATGAAAGTGCTCGCCAGCAGAAACGCGCCCCCGCAGGAACACCTCATCTCCATCTCGTGGGACCCACCCGAATTCGAGGAGGCGGAGGTCGAAGATGAACTCCCCTACTGAATTCTGGGAGAACCTGGCCGCGTTCTCCAACCCCGTCCCGCAAGATGTCGCCGGCGCCCTGCACCGACTGGGAATCGACGTCCTGCGCGAGGTGAACGGGGAAGAGTCAACGGAACTTCTTGCCCGCTGCCCCGCCCACCTTGCTCTCACCGGGCGCGCGGACCGCAGGCCCTCCTTCTCGGTGAACTCGGCCACCGGGCTCTTTCACTGCTTTTCGTGCGGCTACTCCGGGCCCTTCGTGCAACTCGTGGAGGACGGGCTTGGGCACTCGCGGATCGACGCGTTCCGCTGGGTGGCACGCCACGGGGTATACCGCACTCAGGACGATCAGCAGCACACCCCCCGCAAAGAGCCAGAAGACCGGATCACAGAAGCCGCCCTTGCACTTTTCGAGCCGCCGCCGACCAGGGCCCTGGAATCTCGCGGTCTGACCGCCGAGTCGTGCGCCGCGCTCGGCGTTCTGTGGTGTCCGGTCAAAAAGCACTGGATTCTTCCGATCCGCGACCCCCAGACGGGGGAGCTGTGGGGCTGGCAGGAGAAGGGGAAACACTTCTTCCGAAACTACCCGCCTGGAATTTTCAAGTCGCGCACCCTTTTCGGTGACCTCTCCTGGCAGGGCCATAAGGCGCTCTTGCTGGAATCCCCCCTGGACACGGTGCGCGCCCATTCCCTCGGCATACCCGGCGCGTTCGCGGCGTTCGGCGCCCACGTCTCGGAGGCCCAGATGCGGTTGCTCAAATCGCGCTGCACCATCCTCGTCCTCGGCCTGGACAACGACGAGGCCGGCAACACCTCGCGTGACCGGATCTACACGCGCTGGCGTCCGCGCGGCCTCCCCATGCGGTTCCTCGACTACACCCACACCCGAGCGAAGGATCTGGGCGACATGGACGACGAGGCCGCCCAGGCGGCCTACGCCTCCGCCTGTCACCCGTGGCGCAGGAGGCGATGAATGTTCACCGGCAAGCTATTTCCCTACCAGCACGAGGGCGTTGCCCGCATCCTGTCCGACCGCCGCCTTCTGGTGGCCTACTCGATGGGCACCGGAAAGACCGTGCTCACCATCGCCGCCATGGAGGAGATGTTCGGGGAAGGCGACGTGCGCCGCTGCGTCATCCTGGTCCCGTCCTCCCTCAAATGGCAGTGGGCGCAGGCCATCGCACAGTTCACCGACACCCCCACCCGCACCGTGAAGCTGCGTGGCATGAAGCTGGTCGTCCCGGCCGAGGAAGTCTGCGTGGTCATCAACGGCTCGAAGGCCCAACGCCAGAAGCAATGGCAGACGGCACAGCACGCGGAGTACATCGTCGCCTCCTACGGCTCCGTTCTGCACGACTGGAGTCAGCTCTGCGCCGTGCCGGCGGACGCTCTCGTGCTCGACGAAGCAACAGCCATCAAGAATTTCGCCGCCATGACGACGAAACGCATCAAAAAGCTCAGGCCCCCGGTGCGAATTGCCCTGACAGGAACGCCGGTTGAGAACCTGCCCGAGGAAGTCTTTTCCATCATGGAGTGGGTCAACTCCAAGATCCTCGGCCGCTGGGATCTGTTCGACAAGTCATTCATCCAGCGGAACTGGTTCGGTGCGGTCATCGGCTACAAGAACTTGGACCTGCTGAACCGCAACCTCCGGCGATCCATGATCCGGAAATCGCGGATGGACCCCGAGGTGGCCAAGTACCTGCCCGAGGTTTCGGAGACCACGCGCCTGGTCCAACTCGACAAGACGACCCGCGCCATCTACAAGGCCATCCTGGTCGACCTTCAGGACGCCATGCGCGAGCTGGCCGAGGGCGGCGACGACTTCGACGTAGCCGCGTACTACGCCGGCGTGAAGTCGGAGGGCAAAGGGGCACAAGGCAAGGTCATGGCGCGCATCCAGGCCGCCCGGATGCTGCTGGACCACCCACAGCTCCTGATGGACAGCGCTGTTGCCTATCACGAGGGCAAGGGGGGATCTAGGTACGCGGCCGACTTCGCCGCCTCCCGCACCGACCTGCCGGACCTCCACAGCTCCCCCAAGCTCACTGCTCTGGACGAGCTGGTGGCCACGATGGTCGCCGAAGGCGCGAAGGTCGCCGTCTTCACCGACTACCGGCGCATGCTGCCGTACCTCGTCGAGCGCCTGGAGAAGCACGGCGACCTCGTGCAGTTCCACGGCCAGCTCAACGCAGACCAGAAAGCCGGCGCCGTCGCCAAGTTCAAGACGGACCCCGACTGCAAGCTATTTATCTCAACAAATGCCGGAGGGTACGGACTGGATCTGCCCGAAGCTCAGTACCTGATCAACTACGACCTCCCGTATTCGAACGGGGTACTGGCTCAGCGCAACACACGGCATGTCCGCGCCTCGTCGCAATTCGACCGGGTCCACGTCACCAACCTCGTGGTCGAGTCCACTATCGAGGAGCGTGTACAAGCCACCCTGAAGCTCCGCCAGTCTCTTTCCCTGGCAGTGATCGACGGCGCAGGGGCCGGAGAACTCGACATGGACGTGGAGTCCCTGTCAGAAAACATTTCCAGAACATTTTGAGGCACTCGTCTGGCCGATTGGCGGTAATTTTATCGGCTCGTAGGGTTTCGGGCATGGAGCTTTCCGAGTAGCTCCTTCGCACCACCTACGGGAGCACTGCGTGCCTGACGAACCACACACCACGGCCGCCCCGGAACCCCAGCGCATTCCGTTCGACCCAATCATTCCCGTGTTCCGGGAATGGGCGACCCTCAAAGCCGAAGTAACCGAGCGCACCACTCGTCTGAACAAACTGCGCGACCGGGTGTCGGCTGCTGTCGAGCAGCGCGGCTATACCGACCACAAGGGGAGCCAGTACCTGGACCTGCCCTTCCCGGTCCCGGCCGGCGACACCGAGTACACCCGCATCAAGCGGGAACGCCGCGTGTCCATCATGGCCGACCCCGGGGCCGCCGAGCGCATCACCCGGGCCAAGGGCGATGCCATCTACCGGCGAGCATTCCCCCCGGTCCCCACCCTGGACGCGGACGAGCTTTTCGTACTCCTCCAGGAAGGGGTGCTCACCGAGGCCGAGATGGACGAAATCCTCGTCCAGCGGGAGACCTTCGCTTTCCGGGGACTGGCCACATGAGCCCGATCCACCCCCCACGCCAGCCCTTGGACGTCTACCCCGGGACCTCCCGCCCCATCGGCGTCCCACACCCGGTGCAGGCACACGTCGGCTCTGCCGACACCGCCCGGTGGGACGACAACCCGGTGTACAAGAAGATCAGCGGCTTCTACCGCGAATTCTTCGCCATCTCGCATCTGGCCAACGCCCTCGGCCGATCCACGAAAACGCTCTACAAGTGGGAAGCAGCTACCCCGCCGCTTTTCCCCCGGGCGACATGGATCTACAACGGCGAATCCAAGAACGGCCGCCGCCGCCTGTACACACGGCGTCAGATCGAAGGCGTTCTGGTCATCGCCTACGAAGAGGGCGTCCTGTCCGGGACGAAGCGATTCGTCTCCCACACAGAGTTTCCGGCCCGCTGCGCCGAACTGTTCCAGCAGACGCGCGCCGTCATGCCCGACCCCATCCATGACTGGAGCTGAATCATGCCCGAACCCCGCACGTACGGCCGACGCCGATCGCTCCCCGCACGCCCTGCCGAAGAGAGCGGTTCTAAGCAGGGACGGGGCGATGCCGCCCCCGCCTCACGCGACGCAGCCCCGCGTGAGGCGATCTCCGGGCGCGTGGTCGCAACGGGCGCTGGCCAGACCGCGATGGCGGGCTGGGACGACGTCGACAAGATCGCGTCGGCCGCCAGCGGTGACTTCTACCTCAAGGTCACCGAAAACCGCACCGTCATCAAGATCCTGTCCGACGGGCCCTTCGACGTGTACGCATCGCACTGGATCGACGAGATCGAGGACGGCTCCAAGTCGGTGCGCTGCTGGGCCAATTCGGAATGCCCGCTGTGCGGTATCGGGGACAAGGCCAAGCGCTTCAGCGCCTGCTTCGACGTCGTGTCCATGGAGGACCCGGACGCCCCAGCCATCAAGGTCTGGGAAGCAGGCATCAAGATCGCCCGCCAGCTCAAGGACATCGCGACCGATTCCAAGAGGGGCCCGCTGGACCGCGCCGACCTCTACTTCACCATCCGGAAGGAAACCAAGAAGAAAAGCGTGGAGTACACGCTGGAGCGTGTGAAGGAGAGGGACCTGGAGGAGGAGTACAACGTCCCGCCGCTCACCCACGAGGAGCTGGTGGAGTTCCTCTCCCAGCGCCACGAGTACGGAACCGTGGTCAAGGAGCCCCTGGACCAGGAGGCGATGGACGAAGTCGTCCACCTGCTGATGGAAGACGCCTGACAGGCGCTGCACCGCGAGGTAAGGCCCGCGCCGGCTCAACGAGTCCAGAACCGCCGGCGCGGGCCCTTGTCATTTCCTACCACGGCGAGGGGTCTTCCGTGCAGCTCATCACCGAAACGCGTCAGCTCGAACAAGCTGTCGCCAGTCTCCGTGGCCACGACGAATTCGCTTTCGACGTCGAAACCTTGGGTGATTACCGAGGGGTACCGGCGGTCAACGAGACCGCTTGGATCTCCCTCGCCACACAGGGCGAGTGCTTTGTCATCCCCATGGGGCACCCCAACGGAAATCACCGGCTGCGAAAGGCGTCCCGGCGGAAGAACAAGTCCACGGGTGAGTGGGAGCAGATCACCGAACAGTGGGAGCCACCACCGAAGCAACTGCGCCCCAGCACAGTGTTCGATGCACTCGAAGAACTCCTCTTCTCCGACCGGCGAAAGATTGCGCACAACGCTCCTTTCGACCTGCTGAGCGTCGCGAAATATTACGGCGGAAAGTTCCCTCCCCCGCCGTACGGGGACACAATCGTCGCGGCATGGATGCTCAACGAAAACCGGCCCCTTGGCCTCAAGTCGCTGGATAAAGAGCGCTGGGGCCTCGTCTACGACACCGAGGAGGTCGGCAAGTGCATTGAACGGCATCCCTTCGGCGCCGTCGCCGACTACTCCTACATGGATGCCAAAACCACCTGGCTCCATTGGCGCGACATGCGCCCGCGCATCACCATCGAGGGCCTGGAGGACATGTGGGCCCTCGAAATGGACGTCCTGCACTGCCTGCTGCACATGGGCGCCGGCGTGCCCATCGACATCGAAGCCCTTCAGCGGCTCCGCAGGGATCTTCGTCTGCGCTTGACCGGATGCGAGGCCGACGTCTACAAAGCCGCCGGCAGGGTCTTCAACATCGGCAGCACCCCGCAGAAGCAGAAAGTGCTCTACGAGGAGCAAGGGCTGCGCCCGCGCAAGCGCACCCCCAAGGGTGCTCCCAGTACGGACGCAGAGGCACTCGCCCCGTACCAGGGGCGCAACGCGGTGGTCGACGCCATTCTGGCCTACCAGGAAACCGCTAAAATCCTGGGCACCTACGTGGAGGGCTATCTCGGGAACCCCGAAGAGGGAAAGCCGACCCAAATCTTCAACGGCCGCATCCACCCCATGCTCAAGCAGTACGGGACGGTCACGGGGCGTTTTAGCTGTTCGGCCCCCAACATCCAGAACTGGCCCCGCGCGGAGACGGAGTGGGGCAAAGCCATCCGCGATCTCGTCGACCCCATCCTTGGTTTCGTCCTCCTTGTCGCCGACTACGCGCAGATCGAGCAGCGAATCCTCGCCCATTTCGCTGGAAAAGGCGCCCTCTGGCAGGGTTTCTGGGACGGGGTGGACGCACATACCGCGACCGCCGCAGCCGTATTCGGGGTCGCGCCCGAGGACGTCACCAAGCAGATGAGGCAGGTGGCCAAGGCCATCGCTTTCGCCATCGCCTACGGCGCCGGCCCCCAGAAAGTGGCCGACATGTCGCACACCACTCTGCGCCGGGCCAAGCAGATTCTCTCCACGCACGAACGAGAGTTCCCCGAGGTTTACCGGTACAAGACAAAACTGCTGCGCACAGTCCGCTCGCGCCGTCCGGAGCCGTACCTGCGCACGCTCCTCGGCCGCAAGCGCCGACTGCCGGACTTGCTGTCCCACGACAACTCGCGCCGCGCGAAGGCCGAACGTCAGGTGGTCAACTCACACATGCAGGGTTCCAACGCGGATATCACCAAGCTCGCGATGGTGCGGCTGCACAAGAACCTGCTGCCGGGAATGCAGATCCTCCTCACGGTACACGACGAGATCGCGGTCATGTGCCCGGCGGACATCGCCGAGGAAGGGGCCAAGGTGCTGCACGACGCGATGGCAGGACCAGAAATGCAGCTCCTTTCCGTCCCGGTCACCACAGACGTAAAAATCTGCCGTCGCTGGAGTGAGGCGAAATAATGTTTACCTCTACCCTTGGGGCATGCCCGACATTGAACTCGAAGAAGCACCGGCCCTCTTCCGTGGAATGCTGCGCGACATTGTCGCGTGCAGCGACTACCAAGAGGTGTGCCGAAAGTTGGGCCTCGTGCCCGCCAGCCCTGACGTGGACCGCATCGAGCACTTGCTGTCGCACACCCGCATCGAAGAGTTCAACCGGGTCGCCACCGATGCGTTCAGGCACGCCGATGTCGCGGCGCTGGTGCTCTACCGGCTGTCACGCATTCACGACGAAGGCGAAGACGAGGCCGACTCCGAAGTGGAGCGGCAGATGTTCCAGGCGATCAGCCGCACAGCCGTGGCTACCGTCGTGGCGCATCTCCTCGAAAAGGGACGACTGGGAGTCTGTGATGTCTGATTCCTTTTGGCTGGACAAGCTCCGGCAGTCCGGCGGTGCCCCGCCGCCGCCCCCGCCGGCAGCCCCCCGGGGCGGACTGACCCCCACGGGGGCCCCGTGGTGGGCTCATCCGACCTACACCCAGCCGCAGCAGCCTGCGCAGCCGCAGCAGCCCCCGGAGGCGCTCCAGCGGGCCTACCAGACCGAGAAGGCGCAGTCGGCCAGGCAGACCGATCTCTGCCCGAGCTGCCGCAGTGAGCACTACTGGAGGCCGACCCCCAACACGGCCGCCACGTGCTTCGACTGCGGGTGGCCCGTTCAAAATTCGACGCAGGGTGTCGCGATCTCCAACAACTCCTCCGCGCCGACGCGGCAGTCCGTGCACCAGGCCAAGGGTTCGGGATACCAGCCGAACGTGATCGTGGGGCGGCTGTGACACGTCTGGTCACCCTGCTCACGGCCTTTTCTGTCGGCGCTGTCGCGGTCTTCATCGCCGTGGTGCCGCAGAGCAACGCCCTTGGCACGACGGACTCACCATCCCCAGGGGAGCCGGCCTGGACGCACGTCTGCCTAGGAATGGTGAGCGACCCCGAATGGTGTCAATAAGAATTTAAAATGCGTCACTCGTTTGGCGCTGTGCGGTATTTTTCGCCTTCCCTACGGTCGGGACATGCCGCTCGATGATGAGGCCCGCGCGATCATGGCGCGGATCAACAAACAGCACCCAGGTTCAGTAATCGTCGCCTCGACAATGCCCGTCGTTCCCCGCTTCACCACGGGATCTCTGTCCCTGGACGTGATGCTCGCCGGGGGATGGCCGGGAAATCAGTGGAACGAGATTGTCGGTGCGGAGAGCAGCGGCAAATCGACCATCGTGCACAAGACCATCGCAGCGAACCAGGCACGTGACCCGGAGTTCCAGACCTTCTGGGTGGCGGCCGAGCACTACGACGCGGAGTGGGCCGCTGCCCTCGGAGTCGATGTCGACCGAGTCGCTGTCTATTCCACGAACGCGATGGAAGACGCCTACACAGCCATGCTGAAGGCTGCGGAATCCCGAGCTTTCGACGCGGTGGTGCTCGACTCCTACCCGGCCCTGGTCGCGGCCGACGAGGACGCCAAGGAGATGGACCAGGCGACCATCTCCGCCGGCGCCCGGGTCACCGGAAAGTTCTTCCGGAAGGTGGGCAGTGTGACCCGCCGCTCCCTGATCGACGCGGAGCGCCCACTGCTGGCGCTCATCATCAATCAGTGGCGCGACCAGATCGGCGGTTGGTCCCCGTCCGGAATGACGCCGAAAACCTCGCCCGGCGGCAAGGCGAAGAACTACGCCTACTACACACGGATCGAAGCCTCCCGTACCGAGTGGATCGATGAGAAGCGTCCGGGCGGGGGCGCGATGCGGGTCGGCCAGGTCATCAAGCTGAAGACCATCAAGTCGAAGTCAGCCGCACCGCAGCAGGTCGCGACCATCAAGTTCTACTTCGCGGATAGCGCCACGGGAATCCTCAAGGGCGAGTACGACACGACCGCCGAGATGGTCACCATGGGGATTTTTCACGGTGTCATCGACCTCTCGGGCGGGTGGTACCGCTACCGCGAGAACCAGTGGCACGGCAAGGACAAGATGAACGCCGCGATCCGTCACGACCTCACCCTCCAGGAGCAACTCAGCGAAGACGTGCTGGACCGCGTTCGCCCCGGAGCGGCGTGATGGACCGGCGGATCAAGACGTCACGCGACCAGGAGAAGCGTCTTGCCCAGAAACTCGGCGGCACCACGACAGCCGGGTCCGGAAACGGGTGGGCGGTGAAGAACGACGTCCGGAACGCGGACTGGTCGATCGAGTGCAAGACGACCGGAAGCTCACGCTTCACCTTGACCCACAGAGACCTGATCAACGCCGAGAAGAACGCGATTCTCGACCTGCGGGACATGGCCTTCGCGATCGAGATGTGCGGGCGCAGGTGGGTGGTCGTCTCGGAAGAATCCTTTCTGCGCCTCATTGAGAACGAGGAGGACGCCTAGTGGGAATCCGTGCCGTAATCAACGCCCCGGACTGGTCCCCCGCTCACCACCGGGGAGAAGCGAAATGCCGCGACCACCGGCTCACACCCACCCGCGACAACGACGTCTTTTTCAACGACGAAGCCCTCGCGATGGACATCTGCAACGGCATCTACGACGGCGTCGTATGCCCCCGCCGGGCTGACTGCCTGCACGTCGCCATGGTCAACCGGGAGGGCTACGGCATCTGGGGCGGGATGACGGCACGTGACCGCCTCGCCCTGCGCATGCGCAACCCCGGGGCGCCCGAGCGCTGGACCTGGCAACCGCCGAGCGAAGCGATCACCACCAACCTCCAGGAGTCGCAGTGGCCAGCCGCGTCGTAAAGGGCGGTCCCCGCCTGACGGAGTACCTCAACGCCTCGAAGGCCGCCGAGCCCATCTGGGGCGACGTGCAGAAGCACGTCCTGGACCGGGCGGCCCAGCCCTCCGGCCGCGCCCAGGACGTCATGCACCCCTCCGAGATGGTGAAGCCGGACTGGTGTCACCTCGCGGCCTGGTACCGGTTGAAGCTGGAGGCCGAGCCGCCGGACCGCAAGAGGACCACCTTCGTCCGCGAAAACATCTTCCAGGAGGGCCACCAGACGCACGACAAGTGGCAGAGCTGGCTCGTCCAGATGGGCCGTCTTGCCGGTGACTGGCACTGCCTGTACTGCGACGCCTTTTTCTGGCTCGACACCACCCCCGGTTGCTGCCATGAATGCGGTGCCCCACCATCCTGCCTGAAATATGCCGAGGTTCCCCTGAATTCCACCGCCCTGAGAATCGGCGGCAAGGCTGACGGGTACGACCCGGAAGAGTGCGCTCTCATCGAAATCAAAACTCTCGGCCTGGGAAGCCTGCGTTTCGAGCGCCCGGACTTCCTCGCCCGGTACGAGGTGGAAACGGACCACGGGAAGGTACACGACATCAACCGGCTGTGGCGCGATTTCCGCCGCCCGCTGCCCAGCGCCATCCGGCAGACCCAGTTGTACATGTACCTCGCGACACATTTCGAGGACCTGCCGTGCGACCGGTGCGTGTTTTTTTATGATTTCAAGAGCACGCAGGAAACAAAGTGTTTCACCGTCCAGTACGACGAGCGCTTCTCGGAACCCCTGATCGAAGCCGCCGCAGCCATCGTGGACTGTGTGGCCGCAGACACTCCCCCGCACTGCAATCTGAACGGCCGCGCCGGCTGCGCGAGCTGCATCGAATTCAAGGAGACGACGTGAGCGCTGCCGACGCCATGTGGGACCACCTGGACAGCATCGGCTTCGACAAGGAAGAGAAGCCCGACGGTTTCCTCCCTCAACTCCCCGCAGACATCACCGGCTTGGACGACCGGCAGCTCATGGCGCTCTACGGCGAGTACGTCTCGTGGACCGCGTACGCGGCCATGCGCCTGGTGGAGGCCCGCGCCAACGTGCGCGCGGCTAAGCAGTGCCTGGACGTCTCCTCAGCCCGCGCCGCTCTCGCTGCGTCGACCGAGAAGACGGTGGCCGGCCGCAAGGCCGCCGCCGCCGCCGACCACCAGGTCCAGGAGGACGAGATGCGGTACCTCACCGCGCAGTCGCTGGCCGAGGCCCTCGACATGGTGCACAAGAACTCGGAGGCACGAGCCCAGTTCTGTAGCCGTGACCTCTCCCGCAGACAGAACTCCCCCGCCGACAACCGCTACAGCAAGTGGGGGGTCTGATGCCTCGCATCGCCATCGGTATCGACCAGTCCTACAGCGGCTGTGCCGTCGTCCACTACAACGCGAGCACCGGCGCAGCGGAGGAGACCGTTTTCGACTTCTCCCCCAAGGCCGTCGGCTCCGGCATGCAGCGCATCCAGCACGTTCACCAGACACTCTTCGTGCATTTCGAGCGGCACAGCGTTCTCGGACAGACCACGCACATCTGCTACGAGGGCTACGCCTACGGCGCCCGCTACCGACGGGAGGAGCTGGGCGAGCTGGGCGCCGCGATGAAAATGGCCTTGGCCGAGGTGTTCCCCGAGCACGTCGAGCGCCGCATCCACGCGGTCGCCCCGGCCACGGTCAAGAAGTTCGTCACCGGCTCGGGACAGGCCGACAAGGACAAGATGATGCTGGCGGTCTACATGCGCTGGAAGTACGAGGCCAGCAGCCACGACGCGGCGGATGCCTACGCCCTCGCCCGCATCGCCGACGCCCTGGCCACCCCGGAGCCACCTGAGCTGAGATACCAGCAGGAAGTGCTCGCCACGATCCGCAACCCGCCGAAGAAGACCCGCACGAAAGCGGCGGCATAACAGCCGATAATTGTCCGGCCATACGCTCCCTGCATCAGTTCAAATGCAGGGAGCTAATTGTCGTGCAGACTCAGACCACAGACGTGCCCGAGAAGGAGTTCCGCGTCAAGAGTGTGACGCCACCTCCCGAACTGGGATCTGCTATCGCCCATGCCGTGAAGTCCGGCCACCAGGTAGTCCTCAAGGCAGTGGGTGCCGGCGCCATCAATCAAGCGGTGAAAGCAATCCCGATCGCCCAGTCCTTCGTGAGCAGCTTCGGAACCCGGCTCACCGAGGAGATCACCTTCTTCCGCAGCAAGACCCCGGAAGGAGAGATCCTCGGCATTGCAATCCGCGTCATGGGCTCGTGAAATATCGGAAGAAAACCGGGGAGCCCTAAACTCCCCCCAGCAGGCCCACCCGTTTCCTGACTCGTACATGGATCACGTTCTGACTCCCGAGGGCCGACCAGCGCCGCGCGGAGGAAGACATGAGCACCCACTGGACGCCCCCGAACCGGGGCAAGACCTCGACGTCGACCGGCTCCCTGAGCGCCGGTCAGTTCCCCGTCATGGGCGATGAGCTGCACAACGTGCGCTGGATTCGCCCCCAGACCGGGCAGACCGCCAGCCGCTCGGGAATGTCGAAGTCCGGCGGCAACGAGACCGGCTCCGCCGCCGCCCACCGCTCCCAGCGCCTGGCCTCGACCGCCGACACCTATGGGCCCACCGGCGTCACCCGCATCAAGCGGGCGCTTCACGGCCCCGGCTGCCCCGACTGCGCCACCACCAGCCGCTACCGCATGCCGTCCGCGTTCGGCGACCAGGACAACTTCCGCGCCGGCGCCGACACAGGCAAGAAGGGCTGACCATGCTGCCCGCCATCGCCGGCCTCGCCGCCCGAGCGGGACTGTCGACCCTCGGCAGGGGCGCGGCCACCACCTCGGCACGCACCTCCGTACAGGCTGCCGCCAGCAGCGGAAGCATCAGCGCGGGGACGACCACCGCCGCCACCGGCAGTCGCATGCTGTCGGCCGCACAGTTCGGCACGTCCGCGTACAACTCCGTGCGAGGCGACCGCAGCGTCACCCAGACCGCGCCTCCGGCAGGCACGGCGCCCGCCGCAGGAGACGGACTGGGGTGGGCTCGCGCATGAGCACCGCCGTCACCTCACCCAGCCCGCCCGCGCCCAGCTCGCTGCGCACCACAGGCTCCGCCGGCCGGGGCTCCCTCGCCCCGGCCCCGGCCGCCACGATGCCCGGCCAGGCGCCTGCCGTGGACACCGGCAGCGCACGCGAGGGCGCACGCAACGAATTCCGACACGGACTCTCCAGCGGGAGGTGAACCACGATGGACTTCAACACCGACCAGTTTCGTCAGCCCGCCTTCCGGGGGTTCGGCGACCAGGCCATGCGCCGCCACCGGGTCACCCCGGCTGCCCCGCAGCCCGCACCGGTCACCCCGCAGGCACCCTCCACAGGCCATCAGGAGTCGCTGTTCCAGGCGGCCGAAGTCCGGGGCCAGACTCCGCCTCCCACTTTCAACCCCGCCCAGTTCCGCCGTGCGCAGTACGCGCTGCCCGGCATGAGCAACGCCGCCGTGCGCAGTCAGCGCACCACTCCCGCACCTGCTGCCCCGGCCGCGCCGTCGGCGACGTCCGGACCTGGCTGGTCGCAGCCCCAGATCAGCAGGCTCGGCCCCTCCCCCAGCTCACCGAGTGCTCCCGGCGCCGCTGGCCCCGCCCCTACGCGCTGGCCCTCGCCGACACCTGCACCCTCCACTCCCGCCCCGGCAGGTCCCGGCCGGACGGTAACGATCAACGCAGCCGCCTACCGCAACGCCGGTCCCTCCCGGCCGGCTGCGCCCGCCGCAGGCCCCGCACCGACCCGCGCGCCCGCCACACCGCCGAGGCCCTCGACGGCGCCCGCCGCAGGCCCCGGCCCGGCCGCCCGCCCGCCCGGCCGTGGCAGCCGTGCCCTGCCCCTCGTCGGCACGGCCGTCACGCTCGCCGGCCGATCGCTGCAAGGCATCACCAAGATCGCGACCGATCCGAAGCGGTCCGGTAATCCCCTCTACAAGACGAGCCGGGGGTGGAACAAGGCATGAGCTATCCCAACCGTGCGGGTGCGAACAGCAACGTGATGTACAACCCGCCCTATCAGGCGCCTGTTGGCGGGGCGATGACGTACACCGGCGGCTCCGGCGGCACCCTCATGTCCGGAGCCCGCGACATCCTCGACGCTCGCCGCCTCATGGACACCGGGCATGTCCCCAGCGCCCAGTATCCCGACGGCTACCTGGGCACCATCGGCGCCGGCACCCGCCGCCAGGACCGCCTCCTCAACCACATCGGGAACCGCGCCACCCAGCGGTCCTACGAGCGCGGCGTCCACAAGGGCGAGCGGATCGACCCCGCCGACTACTACTGGACCGACGACGTCCACCCGTTCGCCGGCCTCCAGGCCCAGGCACGCGGCGAACGGTGGACCCAGCGCGGCTCCATGATCGGCAGCCCCCTCGTCAACGACGGCAAGAGCGAAACGCTGGTGTCCACCCAGGCGCGCTTTGCCACTGCCCAGCGGATCTACACCCAGGAGGTCACGCCGGCCTTCACCGCCGTCAACGAGCAGCGAAGGCAGCAGCTCCAGCGCCTGCGGCCTGCGTGGAGGTGAGCAGCATGTTGCACCAGGACTCCATATACGTCCGACGCCCGTGGGCCTCGCTCCAGGAACAGCAGGTCACCAACTACCTGCGCGAGTGGACCGACATCCCGGCGGACACGGCACGCCAGATGAAACCGCCCATTCCGAATATCGGCCGGACTCCCCCGCGTTTCGGATACCGGCAGCACATTCCCGGGATCGATGACATCGCCCGCCTGGACGACGTGTATCCCGGCAGCCGTGTCGATTACAGCCAGCGCCAGTCCGGCTTTTCCGCCACCTCGTACCCCGCTCTGGGAGTGATGTAAATGCCCAAGGCCACCCGCACCACCGACCGCCGCCGCACCGGCCGAGGCGACAACGTCACCGGAGTCAGCCAGGGAAAGTCGAACCTTCAGGACCAGCGCACCAAGGGCGCGTACGGGCCGAAGGCTCCGTCGGCGAACTCGGAATTCTCGACGGGTATTTCTGTGGGCCGGACCATGGGCGCCGGTGTGTCGTCGGGCTCCTCGAAGAAGCGCGCCGCACCGGCCGTGAAGAAGATCGGAGAGAAGAAGTGACCCTGCTCCTCTCCCGGTTGATGGACGCCCTTCGCCGACTCCGGGGAAAGGCTGCCCGCATTCGCGTCGACCGGCACGCACGCCGCACGAAGGAGTCCCCATGAGCTACGCGACCAGCCGCCCGCTCGGTGGCGAGATGACCGAGGGCCTGACCGACGGGGGCTACAAGAAGATCAACCGCGACCGGGGCGGCTCCGTCGACCCGGCCACCTACGCCGCCCGCGCCCAGCTCAACGACATCACCTACGGCCTGCACGAAGCGAACACCAAGGCTCGGCCCGACGGACCGGTAGTCCGCACTCCGGGCTATGTGCCCAACCCGCCCGCTCACCTCTACCTCGGGATGTGACGTGAGGACCGACTACGACGGACTCATCTATCCGCCGGCATTCACGAAGAAGATTCTCGGCATCGGACTGGGTGTGTTCACCGCCGCTGCCTCGCTGCAAAAGGCTCTCGGCAGCACACCCTTCTCCGTGGTCGACGCATCGGGTGACACCCCGGCGTACTACATCGCACTGGTGTATACCACGCTCGGAGTTGTGCTGGGTGTCACCGCTGCGCTCTATTCCATCAGGACGTCCAGCCTCCGCCTGATGGGGTACCTCGCGGCGTATCTGCTGGCATTTGCCGCGATCTCACTGTTCAACTCTCCGGCCACCGTGTGGATGCAACTCGCCAACGTCATTAGCTTTATGGGCGTTTCCCTGGCTGCGTTCTCCGCATGGCTGCGGTACCTGCGGGAGGGCACATGACGATGTCCGACGTCGCCGCGCAGATCGTCAGCATTTTCGTCAGCGCACTCGGCCTCGTCATCTTCCGGCTCATCGCGAAATACCTCCCGGAGGACCCCGACCCGGTCCCCCGCACTCGCAGAAGGCACCCCCATGACGACACCAGCAGCGAAGACGATCGCACTCTCTGACCGCAGCCACTGGGAACCGACCCACATCCTGGGCATCGGCCTTTCGGTCTACATCATCTCCCTGGCCCTGTACCGGGGCATGGGCCGCGAAGGAGCCCTCTCGATCACCGCCACCCACGGCGCCGCACAGTTCATCGCCATCGGACTCGCGGTGACAGGCGTATGCCTCGGCCTCACCGCCATGGCCTACGTCGTCATCCGCGACAGCCTGCGGCCCATGGTCTACATCGCCGCCTACATCCTGATCTTCGCCACCATGGCGCTCCTGCGGGTCGAGACCTCTTTCGCCGCCAACTTCTCCAACGCCCTGCGCTATCTGGCGGTCGCCGCCGTGGCCGCCGGCGCGTGGCTCTACGAGGTGAGGGAGGCCAGCCGTGCACACCAGTGACCTCGTCGCGCAGGTGGCCTCCATCGTCGTCGCCGCCATCGGCATGGTCATCGCATGGCTCAGCACCCGGCACCACCCATGCCCCTGCGACCCCCCTCCCTCCCCGCCCCCAGACGCAGAAAGGCCCTCTTGATGGCGAACGAGCGATGGAACCTCAACACCACCAGCGACCTCACAGCCGAGCCCGGCACTCCGGTCGGTCTCGTCAACCAGCCCCGGAACGCAGCCCAGCGCCTCACCGACCGGCCCTCCGACTACGGCGAGCAGGTCGTCCCGCCCAAGCCTCTGTGGTACCTCGACAAGGCTGGCCAGCCCCACTCCCTCGGCGTCACCGAGCCGCACCAGTTCCTGCTGTTCTGGCGCTCCAACGTGGGCGACATGGCCGCCGACCTCGACGACAGCTACTACATGGGCGTCACCGGCCTCCAGGGCGTCGGCGTGGCCGGGCACCGAGTCACCATCAACGCCACCGGTGAAGTGCTCCAGCCCGGCGGGGAGTCCTCGGCCACCATCAGCGGGTTCTGGGACAAGAGCGACCCCGAAGACCCGGTATGGACCCCTATCGAGCCGGAGACCGAGTACACCGTCACCGTCGCCGCGCACAACCAGTCGGGCGAGTTCGGACCGGAGAGCGACGCACTGACCCTCACCACGCCCGCCGTCGGCTACGACAACCAGCAGCTCACGCTGCCGCCCCGCCCGCCCAACGACGTCGACTTCGCCGCCCCCCTTCCGGTCATCACCACCTCGGGCGGCGGCGGAATCCAGCTTCGTTGGACGACCGTCCCCAACGTCACCAAGTACGAGATTTTCGACAACCCCACCCCAGGGACCACCGACGGCATGGACGCCTCCCGGCCCGGCCTCAACAGCCGAGACGTCAAGCTCGGCGAGGTCAACCAGCCCTCGGCCGGCACGCCCACCGTCACCTTCACCACCCCCGCCTACACGACACCCCGACGACGGTTCGCGCTGAAGGTCCGCGCCGTACGCACCAACTCCTACGGCACCGCGTACAGCGAGTTCTCCACCTCGCTGCGCGGCGCTCTGCCGGCCTCCACCGTCGCCCCCGGTACACCCGGCACCCCGACCCTGACCGTGTCCCCGGTCGTCGGCGGCCAGGTGAAGCTCACCATCAGCCCCCCGACGATCAACGCGTCCAACGGGGCGCCGGAGTATTACGCGGTCTACGACGGCACCCGCCAAGTCGCCGTGGTCAACTCCCCCCTTGGCGCGGCCCCTCACGTCACGCTCCAGTACGCCGCCGCGCAGACCTACTCCTTCACCGTGGCCGCAGGCAACAGCGTCGGCGTCAGCAACCCCTCCAGCGCGCTCACGGGCACCGTGCCCACCCCGGCCGCCCCGGGCGCACCCACCGCAGTCGCCGTCACGAACGTCACCACCACCGGCCTGACCGTCAACTGGACCGCGCCCGCCAGCGCGAATCCGCCGGTGACCTCCTACCGGGTCTACGACGGCTCGACCGTCAAGGCGACGGTCGCCGCACCCGCCACCACCACCAACCTGACCGGCTACAGCCCGCAGACCGCGTACTCCATCCAGGTCGCCGCCGTGAACAGCACCGGTGAAGGCTCGAAGTCCTCCCCGGCCGTCACCGGCACCACCCCCGCCACGTAAGGAGGTAGCAGACAGTGCCCTCGCCCACCCCTGGCCGCACCGTCCTTTACCGGCTCAGCAACCACGACGCCCAGGTCATCAACCAGCGCCGAGCCGACTACGCCACCAGCACCAAGTCGACGCGCACCGGGTTCATCGGCCACGTCGGCAACGAAGCCGTCGAAGGCGCCATCTATCCGGCTGTCATCGTCCGCGTCTGGGACCACGAACCCGCCGTCAATCTGGCCGTCCATCTGGACGGCAACGACACCTACTGGGCCACCTCCCGCCGCGAAGGCGACGACGTCGGCCAGTGGGCATGGCCGGAGGTGAAGTAGTGGCAACTCCACTCACTGCTAACCCCCTTGTAGCGGCACTTCGTGCCGAGGGAATCACCGTCGTCGAAGTCGGCTCCTGGCGCACGCACAACCGCAACTCGGCCGGAAAGTGGGGGCCGGTCAACGGCATCCTCATCCACCACACCGTCACCAAGGGCACGCAGAACACGGTCAACATCTGCCGCACCGGCTATTCGGGACTGCCCGGCCCGCTGTGCCACGGAGTCATCGGCAAGGACGGCGTGGTCTACCTCGTCGGCCTGGGCCGAGCCAACCACGCCGGCGGTGGCGACCCCGTCGTCCTCAACCAGGTCATCGCGGAAAACTACGGGACTGCGCCGACGAAGCCCACCAAAGGCAACAAGACCGGTGTGGACGGCAATTCGAGGTTCTACGGTTTCGAGTGCGAAAACCTCGGCGACGGAAAAGACCCCTGGCCCACGAAGCAGATCGAGACCATCGTCCGCGCCTCCGCAGCCCTCTGCCGTAAACACGGATGGAGCGCCAAGTCGGTCATTGGCCACGCCGAATGGTCCAGCGACAAGGTCGACCCCAGGGGTTTCACCATGCCCTCCATCCGCGACCGCGTCGCCGAGCGGCTCAAGCACTCGGCAGGCTGGAATCCCACGACGCCCACGCCACCCCCCGTGTCCACCATCGAGACGAGGGTGACCGCCCTTGAAAAGCTCGTCAAAGCGCAGGGTGCACGCATCGTCGCCCTGGAGAAGAAAGCAGGGTAGGCATGACCGTCTACGACGTACTGGTCTCACTGTGGCGAACCGCCGTTCCCATCGTCGTCGGGTGGGTCGCGGCGCTCCTCGCACACATCTATGTCGACGTCGATGAAGTGGCGCTCTCCCAGGCCCTCGTCGGCATCTTCGGCGTGCTCTATTACGGCCTCTTCCGCCTCCTGGAAGCCAAGGTGAGCCCCGCCTTCGGCTGGTTCCTCGGCCTGGCCAAGCCGCCCGCCTACCCCACCCGACCCACCACCCCGATCGGACAGCCCCCCGTTTAGCGGCTACCCGACACGATTCTGCGGCCCCTAGGGTGACCGACGCCGGACTGCCTGCGGGAGAGCCGGGGTCACATCCCCTGTGAAAGGCCCTCCGTGTCCCGCCCCAAGATCCCCCACGTCTCCTGGCGCACCTGCCGCATCACCGCAGCAGCCGCCCTCGTGGCGCTCCTGACCGCAGCCCTGCTGACCTACCCCGCCGACGCGAAGCCCGACAAGTCGGCCCGGACGTCAGCCCTCCTGCTGCCCGCACTTCACATCGACCGCGCCCTGGACGACGGCCACAACGCCACCGTCGGCGCGCTCCAGGCCCAAGCCGCCGCGCAGGCCGCCGCCCACCGCAAGGCAGAGGCAACAGCAGCCGCGAAGCGCAAGGCCGAGGCCGAAGCGCGACGACAAGCCGAGGCAGCAGCAACTCGTCGCGCGGCCCGCGCCGAGCGCCAGGCCCAGGCCGAACGCGAACGCACCCAGCAGCGAGCCGCCCGCTCCGCCACCCGCACCATGGAGACTCCCAGCGTCTCCGGCGCCCGCTCCTACGCCCGCTCCCGCCTGTCCGGCTCCCAGTATTCGTGCCTGGACAGCCTCATTCACCGCGAGAGCGGATGGAACCACCGCGCGACCAACCCGTCCTCCGGCGCGTACGGACTGATGCAGGCCCTCCCCGGCTCCAAGATGTCCTCGGCCGGCGCGGACTGGCGGACCAACCCCGTCACCCAGATCCGCTGGGGTCTGAGCTACATCTCCAGCCGCTACGGAAGCCCGTGCGGAGCCTGGAATTTCTGGCAGAAAAATCGGTGGTATTAGCGTCCACACATGACCCAGATTCGCCTTCTTCTCTGCAAGGACTGCAAGTCCACTGAAGTCCTCCCTGCCTATCAGGGAGATCCCCGCAGAGACACGGTCCTCGAATACGCGGCAGCCAAGCACCAGTACCCGAATGGCGAACGGCACTTCGGCCGGCTCTACCCGGTGGAAGGCGTAGACGAGGACCGCTGGCATTCCGACAGCAACGCCCGTGAAGAAATTCTCCGCCGCGTCTGGCAGGAGGAGGGCGCGACCGGAATGGAGCCCTGGGTCTACCAGGCGGTCGACACACTCAAGGACGACGCCATGCAGTGCTGGCGCAGCCGGAACCGACCCGAGACCTGCGCCGACTTCCACTCGGAGAAGAAGCGGCTCGCACCTCCTACCGCTGCCGACCGCAAGGCCGAGGGCCTGCCTAAGTGGGACAAGCACAACCCCGCCGGCCAGCGCTACCTCTGCGACTACTGCCCTATCCGCTCCGTCAACGAGCAGAAGGTGCGGCACAAGCTCGGGCTCTACAAGTGAGCAAGAAGCAGCGCCGCCGCGACCCTGATGACTGGACCAAGCGGTTCTTCGACAAGGTCGACAAGGGAACAGAATTCGACGACTGCCACATCTGGCTCGGCGCCAAGGACGACTACGGCTACGGGAAATTCCGCCTCCCCAACGGCCGCACCAAGGGTACGCACATCATCGCCTGGGAACTGGCAAACCAGAAGACGGTGCCCCCGGGTTGGCACGTCGACCACCTCTGCCGAATCCGGTCCTGCTGCAACGCGGATCACCTTGAACCCGTACCCGCCGCCGAGAACGTCGAGCGTGGCGAATCATTCTCCGCACGGAACGCCCGCAAAACGCACTGCCCCAAAGGTCACGAGTACACCGACGACAACATTCGGTGGCACTCAGGCCGACGCGAATGCGTTACCTGCGTCCGCGCTCGCGACCGCGAACGGCGAGTAGCGAAACGCGCGGAAAAAGAAGACGGCTACGAAATCGACTAGGAGTCCCGCAATGCCTCTCGAAACCCCCGCCCCCCTCCAGGTCCGTACGGCATTCATGGTCGTCCAGCACACCAACGGCGAGTGGGAGGCCCTCACCGACATCAGCAAGCCCGTCGAGGCCGAGCACCCGGCCACGGTCATCGAGATGAAGTTCGGCGCGAGCGAGGTGGTCTCCGACATCGAGGCCAGCAAGCAATCCGCCATCACAGCCCACCAGCTCATGGCGATGACGACCCAGATGCAGCAGGCCGCCGCCCATCAGAGTCTGGCCGACCAGCTCAAGCTGTGAGCGCCCCCGGGAGCCGGCCCACGTCCACCAGGACGTCGGCCGGCAGACCGTGCTCCAACAGTGGGTAGAGCAGCTCCATCTCTTCGATCAGCCCCGGCCCCAGGCTCGGGGCCCCCGCCCACGGGCCGAGGGGCAGCCCCAGGTATGCGAGCCCCGGCGTCGGCCACGTCGGGTCTACCACGGCCCCGCGCGAGTCCACACACCATGCGTGGTGAAGGTGGAGCTGCCACCCGTCCCCACTGTCCCAGACCGCGTAGCCCTCGGCGTAGACCATGTCGCTCCGAGTGGCCGCCAGGGCGAAGGCGTTCGAGTAGCACGCCCGCGCCGGAAGCCTCGGCACGGAGGCGGGCAGTCGCGCCGGAGTGAAGAACCGGCCCCGCTCCACCAGCAGTTCGGGCAGCGACCCGTGGGCCCACCCTGCCCTGCGGCCGACCTTCGGATGCCTGGCGATCACGCCACGCAGCTCCTGAAGAAGCGCCTCCTCAACCGCCACGAGCCCGTTCCTCTCTCCCGCCCGCACCCTATCGCCAGGGTCACGGGCCACCACTATTACCATCACAAAATCCCGCATCCATACGCTTCTCGGACTTACTGGGCATATGGGAGCTGATCGTTGTGCTTTCAGCAGTCATGGTCGTGGAAGGCGTCCTACGCGCTCCCGACGGCGAAGGCCACTTCGACATCGGCTGGGGCCTCTACCAAGCCCTCGCCAAGAACTCCCGCCTGTACCTGCTCTCCCACACATGGACCGAGCAGGACAGCGCCCTATGGCTGGCCAAGCGCAGCCTCACCGGCCACCTCGGCTACCTCCATCAGCCCGAGCCCGGACCCGCCGGCCGCCTCGAAGTTCTGGAACGCGTCCGAAGCTGGCGCATCGGCCTGGTCCTCGAACCGGACCCCTCCTCCGCCGCCGCAGAGCTGGCCGCCGGATGGAACACCGCACTCATCACACACGCGGCCTACACCCAGCCCCGCTGGCGCCCCGACTACACCGGCGCCCCCCGCCCCTGGGACCAGCTCGCCGACGCCATCGAGCACCAGGCCGCGCTCCGCATGACAGACCCCCGCACCCAGGAGCAGCCGTGACCCTGACCCCGTTCACCAGATTCACGCTCGCCGAAGGCCCCGAGCCCGTCGCCCACGGAGTCGTCTGGGGCGACCGGACCGCAGCAATCAGGCGCATCGGCGACGACCCGGGCGACACCACGTGGGACGACATCGACTACGCCCTCGACACCCACTGCCCGCCAGGCACGGACATCCACTTCCACGCCCTCGGCGACCCGGAACCCGCCCTCGGCGAAGACCCCCTGAGCACCACGGCCTACACGGCGGAGGTAACGGCATGAACGAGAACCTCGTCCTCAGCGACACCCCCCTGCGTCGGTTTCACCTCGACCGCCATGAAGACGCCACCGGCGTCTCAGGCACCGGCACCGTCGCGGCTGGTGTCATTTTCCACGACGGGACCGTGGCCATGCGCTGGATGACCGGCCTCTCGTCCACAGCCGTCTACGGCTCCATCGACGACGTTCTGACGATCCACGGGCACAACGGCGCCACGGTGGTCACGCTGATCGACGACGTCGCATGACCATGTCCAGGAAGCACTACCGCGAGGCAGCCGCCGTTCTGCGGTCCGCTCTGCCCCCCGAGGGCAAGCGACAGCCCACCCGCACCGAAACGGTCCGCGAAATCGCCGACGGTCTCGCCGGCCTCTTCGCCCGAGACAATCCCCGCTTCCGGCGAGCCACCTTCATCGACGCGGTCTTCGAGGACACCAGGTGATCTTCTATTACGCCGGGACCGAGATCCCCTCCCACCGCACCCTGTGCGCCGAGCAGCACGTGTCCCACGTCGGCTTGTCCTACATGGGGCTCCGCCGGCGCGTGAAGTTCTCCAAGCCCTGGACAGTAGAAGCCCATTACCCCCCGGAGCAGTCCGTGTTTCTGGACAGTGGCTGCCACACGTTGAACCGTCCCGGGGTTGAGGTAACTACCGAGGAAATCCAGGCCATCGCCGACCACTACGACCAGTTCGTAGAGGGAAACGTCGACCGTATCCAGGCATACGTCGAGTTCGACGCCCTCCCCATGGGGCGCGACTGGATCGAGGCCCGCCGGCAGCACCTAGACCCGGAAAAGGCCATCGTCGTCTGGCACGAGGAATGGGGTGTGGACACCCTCAAGCGGATGGCCGACCAGTACCCCTACATCGCTGTCGGCCAAGGCACCTGCGGAGACCGGGACATCATCCCCCTGCTCCGCACACTCGGCCGCGAGGTCCGGCTCCACGGCATGGGCTTCTCGTCCCCGCCACTCATGCTGAGCGCCGACTGGTACTCCGTCTCCTCCACCACGTGGCTGTCGGCCGCCCAGCACGGAGAGACGTTCATCTGGGCTGGCACCGAAATGAAGCGATACCCTGCCCGCTACAAAGGGCAGGCACGCAAGCGGCACCGCACCCTCATCGCCGGTGCCGGATTCGATACCGATCTCATCGACGCGGACGACGCCTCCGAAAACCTGCGCCTCTCCCTGTGGTCGTGGCGCCACCAGATCGACCACATTACACAGCGCCATGGAAAGGGAGTAACTGGCACGGCGGAAACGGGTGAACCCGCAAACGCGGAAAACCCGGCGGGGGCAGTTGCGGTGAAGGCCGAAAACTCCGGGAACGAGGGGGCAACTCGACCCCCCTCCGAAAGAGTGAAGAAACTCCTGCCAGGCATCGAGACCGAGGAGTTCACCCACCGCTACAACGACCCCGAGACCGGGGAAAGGAAACAGCGCACCGAGCGCCGCATCAACGTCGTGGACGCCAATGTGCGCACCTGCGACGGATGCTTCCTCGCCAAAAAATGCCCCGAATATCAGCCCGGGGAATCCTGCGCCTACGAAATGCCCATCAGGGTGAAGACCAAGGAGCAGTACATCGCACTGCTCGACTCAATGATCACCATGCAAGCGATGCGAGTCTTCTCCATGCGCATGTCCGAGGAGGTAGAAGGCGGATACGCCGACCCGAACCTGTCCGCAGAGATGGACCGCCTCGCAAAGTACGTCAAAATCAAGGCCGAGATCGAAGAGGCCGGCTTCACCTTCTCGATGAAGATGCAGAGCAAGGACAACGCGGAGGTCGGCCTGATCAGCCGCCTCTTCGGACCAACGTCCGAGGGGCCCCCCGCCCTCTCCTCCGCCGGGACAGTGTCAGCCGAAACCGCCTTCGATCAGATGGGCATCATGGACGCGGAAGTCGTCGAGGAGCCAATCCGGAAGGAGTAGCTCCCTCCCAGCCCTCCCCGGGAGGAACTGCGCCCTCCATCGACTCGGCCGCCGCCGCGAGCACACCCCCCAGCCCGCCAGGGGCGCACACCGCCTCCACGAACGCCCGCTCCGCCTCAGACAGTTCCGCCCAGGGGCACGGCAGCATCGCAAGCACCTCCACCGACGGCTCCCACTTCGCCACAATCGGCCTCCCTCCGCCTTCACAGACTGGCACGATGCGGTCGCAGGTGCGACCGCATCGAACACATTCGAAGAGAACCTGTCACCTCGGCCGGCCACGCCGATGCTGCCCTCGCGGCGGTCGAGGCTCCCGCCCCAGCCAGGCCACCATGGCGAACCCCGCGACCGTAAGCGCACTCGTGACACCGAGAGAACGCAGCCGCGTCTCAAAAAGCCACGCCATCAACTCCATCACGTACCTCCAGACATGACGAGGCCCCCACCCGGGGGCCGGATGGGGGCAGAACAGGCAGGGCCAGATCAGCCGTCGGCGTTCTTCGGGCAGCCCGGATGGGCCCAGAAGCAGGCGTGAACGCCGAACTTCGTGATCCCCTCGTCAGGGCTGTTCAACGCCAGCACGGCGTAGGCCGTGAAGAGGGCGCTGAGCACTCCCGACGGCTGCCACCTCTTCTGGTTCTTCTGGAACTGGAAGACGTCGCCCTTCTCCGCGATGGTCCGCATGGCCTCGTCCGCCAACTGCGCCATCTCCGCCGGACCGGTGCCGGACAGCTCGGACATGCGGAGCGGGACCATGCCGACCAAGGCGTACCCCACGTTCTGCACGAACTCGTCCTCGTCCCACCGGGCATCCGGCACGCACGTCACGTAGCCGAATCGTCCGTGCGCGACCTTCTTCGCCACCTCTGCGGCCATGCCGCCCTCCCCTTCGTAAAGCCCATTCGGGCATGAAAAGGCCCCCCGCTCCCGAAGGAGACGAGGGGCAGTGAAACTGTCCGCTGAGACGCGTCAGAGCGTCAGCAGCAGGTGTGTCGGCGACACAGGGTCTTTCGCTCGGCACAGGTAGCCGCCGTATTGATCCGTCAGACAGCGGCCAGACTCGTCATACATCAGACCCTGGCCACACTGACGGCACATGCCGGCCGTGACGCCGGACTCCCCGGCGGGCACGAGGGGCACCGGGTAGAGCCCCGCCGAGTCGGCTTCCCCCAAAGAGCGCCAGCCGTTCGCGTACAGCTCCAGTAGCAGCGTCGTCGGTTCATCCGCCGCCGGATCGGCCATCTCGATCCGAACGCCCCCGGGCTCAACCTCGACCACGACGAAGCCCTCCGAGTAGCCGGCGGCCTCCAGATCGCGGACACACGCCAGCTCCAGCTTGGTACCCGCAGCAGTCAGCCTCGGCGGCTGTTCAGCCCCCACAGCTTCCCTGCCGGCCGGGGTGACGAAGCTACTGAAGGGCGAATGCCGGTGCCCTTCCCCGATGCGATGGCCGCAGCGGTCCCGCCCGACCGCCAACCCGGCATCCCGCAACGAATTCGTCGTCGCCACCGGCGTACTCGCTGGGAACCGCCCCAGCCGATCCGAGACAGCGGCGCGCAGGCCACGCTGCTTCGCGTCCGAAAGCCCTCTCACGCCAACCTCCGCCATGCTCGGATTTCCTTCTGAATCTTCCGCAGCGCTGGCGCTGCCAGGTCATCACCCATGTCGATACCGCGCCCGTCGCCCAGGACTGACTTGTCCATCCGGTCCCAGACGTCCTCCCAGTCGATGCGACCCTCGTTGTACCAGCCCTCGACAATGCCTTGGACGAGTTCGATGATTTCCGGGGTAACGTCCTCCGTCGTCCGGACCTCGAAGTCCGGCAGCTTTTCAGCCACGGCTGACCTCCTTCGCGGCGGCCGACGGCTGCTTCGGCTTGACAGGCTCCATGTGCTTTTTCAGGGCACGGTAGAACTCGCGCAGCACTTCCTCTGCGAGCGCCTTTCCGTCCTCGACGGAATCCACCGCGTGGCCGAACGGTCCCACTCTGAAGTTGCCAGGCAGGCTGGTCTTGAGACGCAGCCCTCCATCGCGCTCGCTCACGCTGATGTAGAAGAGGGCGGGAACCTTCCCGTCCTTCTCGAATTCCCCGTTGAGCTGGCCCCCGTCGCTCACTGAGCGTCGGCCCGCTAGGCGCCACTGCAACTTTGACTGTGTCCTTGCCATGTCCTCATCCCACCTTGTCCCGAGCACTCAACTTCGCCACCTCGACGCCTCACGACTGAATCGGAGTTCAGCCACGGCAGTCCCCTCGCGTGTCGCCGACGTGCATGTCGTCCAGCAGCCACAGTCGGCCACCAGCGTAGACATGCACCTGCTGCGGCAGCGTCCCCTGCGTCAGCACTTCGACCGACTCCTTGGAGGGCTCGGCGTCCCCGGCCGCCCACACCGCGAACATCTCACTCGGCTTCGGGTCCAACTTGTTCACCGCGTCGGCCGCCGAGTTGAACGCCACCGCTGCCTCATGGGTAACCCCCAGCTCGGCCCCGTCGATCACCAAGCGGGCGGCAGCGAGGTACTCCGGGGGCCGCGCGTTCTGCACCATGTTGGTGGTGAACTCACACTTCACGCCGCTGCTGTCCACGGCCAGGAAGCGGCCCTCGTCGTCGGGCTCAGTAACTACTCGACACCCTTTTTCCGCCACGGTGTCGAAGGTCCAGTTCTTTCCGAGAAGCAC